TTTAAGATATTATTCTTTATTAAGTAGTATATTTATTAAATATCAATTATTTAATAAATTAGATGAATTGGAAAATATTATAAAAAATTTAACATAAGGAGGACATAATGTATGGCTAATTGTTCTACAACTGGATGTGTTGGATCTTGTTTTGTAAGTTGTAGTAATGGATGCGACCATGGATGTGGTGGAAATTGTTCTCTATGTGAAACTTGTGGAACAAGTGTTTGTCAAGGAAGTTGCAGAGGAGACTGTGATGGAAGTTGCTCTGGCTGCGGCGGAGCCTGTAGTAATAGCTGTTCGGGCGATTGTGAAGGAAGATGCTCTGGATGTGGTGGCTCCTGTAGCACTGACTGTACCGGCGATTGTTCTGGAGGTTGTTCTGGATGTAGTGCTGCCTGTCGTACTGACTGTACTGGTAGCTGTTCCGGTCAATGCTCTGGATGTAGTGCTAGTTGTAGAAATGATTGTTCTGCTTGTACCGGCAATTGTTCTGGAGCTTGCGATAATGGTTGTTCTACTTCGGCAAATGTAAATCTTTATAATTCTATTAGTTTAAGAATCGTTTTATATGCAGCTGATATCGCTAATATCTATACTATGTTAAATAAAGAATTATCTAGACGTGGTTATAGTACTCTATCTACAAACGTTTCTTCCAATAGTAAAGTTAATACAACTTTAAAAAATGAAATATTTACAAATATTTCTAAAATGCAATCCACTTCTTATAGCGGAGATACTTGTAAAAAGTCCGAAATGCAAAAAGCAATCACTGCTTTAAAAACTTTATATTCTAAAATTTTAAAAAGTTAATTTATAAAGATAAAAAGGAGAAAAATATGAAAACAATTACAGTAAATGCTAATAATACAGATTTAAATAATAAATTAGAACGAGCTTATCAAGATCTTCTCGCTCGTCAAAGTATTATTACATATATGATGAATAGTACTGCTTTTAATAATATAGAAAGTGAAAATTATAAAAAATATCATCAAGAATATGTTGAAAAATTTATTGAATATGATAAAATAAGAAATAAAGTTGGAAAATATTACGATTTAGAAAAATATGGCAATAATGCTTATTGGAGTATTGATTTTTCTACAAAAACTATTACAGTAACAATTAATGATGATGCTCAATGAGACGTAAATTTGAATAGTATAGTGATACAATTCAAAGACTATATCCTGAATTATGGAAAAATGAAAATGATAAAATTTTTGATATAACTTTACAAGTTACTGACTCTTGTAATTTAAGATGCAGTTATTGTTATCAAACTTGTAAAAAAAATCATTTAATGGATTTTGAAACAGCTAAAAAATATATTGATATGCTAATAGTAAATCCTTAGAAAAATGATTATTTTGACCCAGATAATATCATAGGATTAGTTTTTGATTTTATTGGCGGAGAACCCTTTTTAAATATAGATTTAATAGATAAAATAATGGATTATACTATTTCTAAATTAATTGAAATGAATAGCCCGTTAATTTATTTTACAAGATTTCTAATTTGTACTAATGGAACATTATATTTTGATCCAAAAGTGCAAAAATTTTTGGATAAATATAAACAATGGTTATCTGTTTCTATTAGTATTGATGGAAATAAAGAATTACACGATGCTTGTAGAAAATTTCCTGATGGCTCTGGTAGTTATGATATTGTAGTAAAAGCGATAAAAGACTGGCAAGAAAAAACTGGAGAATACCCTTGCTCAAAAATTACCTTATCTCCTAATAATGTTATGTATTTAAATGACGCGGTAAAAGCTCTTTTAGACATAGGATTTACTTCTATATTAGGCAATGTAATTTTTGAAAAAGGTTGGACTTTAGAACACGCTAAAATCTATTATAAACAATTACAAGAATTAGGACAATATCTTCTTGATAATAATTTAGAAGAAGATGTATATATTTCATTTTTTGAATATCCAGATTCAAAATTATTTAGACCAAAAGATTGGACTAATAAAGATGAATTATAGAATTGGTGTGGCGGAAATGGCGCTATGATTGCTATGAATTATACAGGCAATCTATATCCTTGTTTACGCTATATGGAAGATGCTTTAGGAGATTCTGTTCCTCCTCTTATTGTAGGAAATGTAAATAAAAATGAAATAGCAACAACAGAAGAACAAAAACAACTAACAAAAGAATTGAAAGCAATTAATTCTTATAACCAATCTTCTGATGAATGTCGTGAATGTCCTATCGCTACTGGCTGTGCTTGGTGTCAAGCATATAATTATCAAGAAACTGGCGTTCTTAACAAAAGAGTTACTTATATTTGTCCTATGCATAAAGCTCGTGCTCTTGCTAATATTGAATTTTGGAATAAATATTATAAAAAATATAATATAGATGAAGAATTTCCAAATAATATAAAGCAAGAATGGATAGATGAATTATTAAATTAAAATAAAGGCGAAAGTATTATACTTTCGCCTTTATTTTTTTTGCTTTTTAATAATTTTTATGTTAATATATTTATAGAAATAGATAGAAAGGAGTTCTACTACTTTGAAAAAAGAACCTTTATTTAGTTATAATCCTGAATCAGGCGAAGCTTCTTGTTTAATTGAGGACAAAGATGGTAATATTATTTATGGTATCGCTAAATGTCATCCTGATGATATGGATATGGCAAATGAAAAAACTGGATGTAATTTTGCTTATAAACGAGCTTATATTAAAGTTTTACAAGCATATAAAAAAGAATTAAAAATTCAACTTGGAGCTTTAAATCAATTATATTATTCAATGAATAGAAGTAAATATTTTAATCCTAAATCCTATGAAAATAAAATGCTTCAACGACAAATCCGCCAAAGACAAGAAGATATTAGTTATGTAAATGACTCTATTAAAAATGCTAAAGACGAATTAAATTATATCATAAAAGAAAAAGATAAATTTTACCAGAATATTCGTAAACATCGTAATGAGGCCAAGAATTAAAAATAAAAATATATAAATTTTTATAAATGTTAAGAGGTAAAAATCTTCAAATCCCTAATGAAAGGGTGAATATTTATTTTAACATTTATATTCGGAATAATATTTATCGCATTTTTATACCCAATAGGAGATAGTTTAGTTAGTTTATTGACAACTTTTCTCGAATTGGTAAAGGGAAAATTAACTCTAAAAATAGCAGAGTATAATTCCCAAATCGAAAAATTAGCAACCGATACAAAGACTTCAGTTCATGCAGTCGGATTTGCTATACCAAACATAGAAGAGGAAGAAGATGATGAGTACGAAGATGTATAAATTTTATGATACTTGTAGTTTGCTGATGGCGGTTGATACATTTCTTCAAGAGGAAGAATATACACCTGTTATATCTTCTATTACTTTAAAAGAATTAGAAAATATAAAAACATCATCAAATAAAGACGCTGATGTTAAATATTCAGCTCGTAAAGTATTACATAAATTGAATGAAAACCCTGATAATTATATTATCCAACTATTTAAATTAGATGGATTAAAAATAATTGAAGATTCTAACCTTCCAATTACTGATGATAGTAAAATTTTATCTACCGCAATTGAATTTAAATTAGCCCATCCAAATACTATATTTATCACTAATGATTTATCATTGAAAGCGATGGCAAATCTTTTCTTTGACAAAGATCATATCCAAAGCATAGATGAAGAATTAATTGATGAATATAAGGGATATGCAGAAATTACAATGTCAAACGCGGAAATGGCTGATTTTTATTCTAACCAATATGAAAATGTTTATAATTTACATATTAATGAATATTTAATTATAAAAGATAAAGATAATAATATCGTTGATAAAGTATGTTATACTGGTGATGGTTATCGTCCTATTTCATTTGGTAATTTTGATTCTGCTCAATTTGGAAAAGTAAAACCTATGAAAGATGACCCTTATCAAGCTTTATTCGCAGATAGTCTTATTAATAATACTATTACTATGGTTCGTGGCCCCGCAGGATCAGGTAAAACTTATTTAAGTTTAGCCTTTTTAATGAATCAATTTGAACGTGGACGTATTGATAAAATCATTGTATTTTGTAATACGATTGCCACTAAAAATTCTGCAAAATTAGGTTTTTATCCTGGCACTCGAGATGAAAAATTACTTGATAGTCAAATTGGCAATCTTTTAATTAGTAAATTTGGTGGTCGTTTAGCTGTAGAGCGCATGATTGAAAACGAGCAATTAGTTCTTTTACCATTAAGCGATATCCGTGGTTATGATACTACTGGAATGAAAGCGGGTATTTATATTTCTGAAGCACAAAATATGGATATTTCGCTTATGAAATTGACTTTACAACGTATCGGTGAAGATGGTATTTGTATCATTGATGGCGATGATAAAACTCAAGTTGATGATATCGCTTTTGCTGGCGCCAATAATGGTATGCGTCGTGCTTCTAAAGTATTTAGAGGGTCAGATGTATATGGTGAAATTGAATTAAAACAAATTCATCGTTCTAAAATTGCGGCACTAGCTGAAAATATGTAATTATAAGAAAGAGAAGATTTACTTCTTCTCTTTCTTTTTTATTTTTATAGAAAGGAGGATAATATGACTAACATTGAAATAACTTGGAATTATTTGTATAAACGAATAAAAAACCCTTATGGAACGGCCGGACTAATGGGAAACTTAAAAGCTGAATCAAATTTTAATCCAAAAAATCTTCAAAATAGTTTTGAAAAGACACTCGAATTAAATGATGAATAGTATACAAAACAAGTAGATAATGGTAAATATACTAATTTTATTTATGATAAAGCTGGATATGGTTTAGCTCAATGGACCTATTGGAGTCTTAAAAAACAATTATATGATTTTACAAAAAAGAAAAATACTTCAATAGGAAACTTAAATACACAACTTGAATTTTTAATTTATCAACTTTCTACATATTATCCTACCGTTTGGAATACTTTAATAAATTGTAAAGATATATAGACTGCTTCAAATATAGTTTTAACATAGTTTGAACGACCAAAAGATTAGAGTTTAAAAATCCAATAGTAGAGATTGTATTATGGAGTTGAAATATATGATCAATTTATAGGAAAAGGTGAAGATATGAAAATTGTAGATAATTTAACAACATCTAATTATCAAAAAGGTAATAATAGAAAAATAAAATATATTGTAATACATTATTTTGGTTCTTTAGGAACAGCAAAAAATATTAGTAATTATTTCAAAAATCCTGTCGCTAAATCATCGGCTCATTATTGTGTTGATGAAAAAGATATTATTTATCGTAGTGTTAAAGATGAAGATATTGCTTGGCACTGTGGTACAAAAAAAGGGTATAAACATCCTGAATGTAGAAATGCCAATTCTATTGGAATTGAAGTAAGACCTTGTAAAATAAATAAATCTAATATTGTAGCCAGTGATACTGATTGGTATTTTGATCCAAGAGCATTAGAAAATACGGTACAATTAGTAAAACAATTAATGTAGAAATACAATATACCTGCGGACCGCGTTATTCGCCACTATGATGTAACTGGTAAATTATGTCCTCGTCCATTATGTGGAACTGACATGAATAGTTATTATAGAACAAGTGGCGATTACCAATGGTAGTTATTTAAACAAAAAATTGGTGATAATATAAATATTAATGAGGAGGATGAAGATATGACTCAAGATAAATTTAATGAAATGATGGAAGTTTATTTAAATCAACAAGCCGAAAAAAATGCAAGTTCTTGGTCTGATACGGAAAGAACTTGGGCTGAAAGTAAAGGATATATTAAAGGCGATAATTTAAATCGTAAAATGTATAAAAAATTTATGACTCGTGAAGAAATGATTGTAGTTCTTTATAGAATTATGAAAGATAAAGGGTTGGTGTAATATGAAACAAAAAAGAGAATTTTCTAAAACTCTGTTAATTCAAGAATCTGCTTTAATTTGGATTTCAACATTAGCATATATTATTTTAGCATTTTATTGTATTTATAATGGATATATGGGTTCTTTACCCTGGCTTACCGCAAGCGCAAGTCTTCCTTGGGCGGCATATGGCGTGAGCCAAGTATACTATTATAAAAAATCAATGGCTGAAAATACTAAAGATGGCGTTAAATATGCGTCAGTTATGAAAGAGCTTGATGAAGCTTATAATAATTATAAAGAAGAATTAAATAATACACCAACAGTAGATAATACTGAAACTACTTCTATAAATTATTATACTGAAGACGATTATAGCGATAATAGTGATCCTATAAATACTGATTATGGTATTTAATATAAAATTGGATAGTATATAAAATATACTATCCAATTTTTTTATTTATATCTCTGGGCGCTTCTCTTAAATATATTATACAAAAAATTTTTTATCTCTGTCAAGTTTTATTTAAATCGGCATTTTAAGCCACGATTTTTTGACTTTCCAAAATATTTTTGTTATAATATATTTATAAAATAAAGAAATATGTTATTGGAGAAAAATATGAGTAATTATATTAATCATTTAAATACTGTTTTAACACATAAAAAGTATGTATTTAAATATTGTAAAATGGCTGGTATTCCTTGGCGCGGTATTAAGCATGATTTATCCAAGTTTACTCCTATTGAATTCATTGAATCCGCTCACTATTGGACCGGTAATCGTTCTCCAATTGATAATTGTAAAGATGTTAATGGATTTAGTAAAGCATGGCAACATCATAAAGGCCACAATACTCATCATTGGGAGTATTGGATTGATGATATTAAAGATGGTGGAGTAGGCCATCCAAAAGCACTATTAATGCCCTATGAAGATACCGTTGAACTTCTTTGTGATTATTTGGGTGCGGGCGCCGCCTACATGAAAGACAAATTCAACGCAGAAAGTGAATTAAATTGGTGGCTCAAAAAGCGCGAAGAAGTTTTGATGCATCCAGTTGTTAAATCTTTTGTTAATGTAATTTTTCTTAGATGGAAAAATGGAACTCCTATTGAAGAATTACTTAATAAGAAATATTTAAAAAAATTGTATAATGATTTAGCTTATGATTATAAATTAAATCAAATTATTCCTAAAGTTAAGGAGGAATCTAATGGCAACGACAATTAATTTAGATTCTTATGGAGTAAAAGATATTAAAACTCTTGAGGGTATAGAAGCCATCCGTCTTAGACCAGGCATGTATATTGGTTCTACTGGACCTGATGGAGTTAGACATATTACTCTTGAAATTATTTCAAATGCTGTTGATGAATATTTAAACGGACATTGTACTCGTTGTGATATTTCAGTATCTAAAGATGGTTATGTTGAAATTCGCGATAATGGGCGTGGTGTTCCTTTTGGAAAAGCAAAAGATGGTAGTGAAACATTAGTAAATGTTTATACTAAACTTCATACAGGTGCAAAATTTGACAGCAATGGAAAAACTGGATATAATACATCTGGTGGTATGAACGGCGTTGGTGCTAAAGCCACTAACGCTCTTTCTCGTTATTTTCAAGTTGCATCTTTTCGCGATGGTAAACACGCCGTTGCGTCTTTTGAAAAAGGAAAATTAAAAGATTATCAAGAAGAAAAATGGACTGGTAAAGAGACCGGAACTTGGGTTAAATTTTTGCCAGATGAAAGTATTTTTAAAGAGGGTATTCTTCTTGATTATGATGCTTTAAGAAAACAAATTCAAGAATTAGCTTATCTTTCTCCTGGTATGGTATTTCATTTTGTTTATCTTGATAAGCCAGAAGAAGAGATTACTTCAAAAAATGGTATTCTTGATTATATTAAAGATTTAAATAGCAATAAAACTTCTCTTACTTCAATTTTTTATACTGAAAATATTGAAGATAGAATTGGTGTAAAGATCGCAATGGAGTATAATGATACTTATAGTGATACTTATAAACTTTACACTAATTCAATTCCTAATAGTGGTGGAACACATCTGACCGGTTTTAGAACAGCACTTACTACTTCTATTAATGAATACGCTCGTGATAAAGGCCTTTTAAAAGAGAAAGATGCTAATATTACTGGTGAAGAACTAAAAGAAGGATTAAGTCTTGTTCTTTCATTTATTATGCCTGACCCAGTTTTCTCTGGTCAAACCAAAGATGTTTTATCCAGCAGTGAAGCAAGAACTATTGTTCAACGCCTTGTCTCAAAAGATTTAAAAGTTTGGCTTGACAATAATCCAAAAGATGCTAAAGCTATTGTAGATAAGGCAATGTTGGCGCGCGCGGCCCGTGAAAAAGCAAAAAAGGCTAAAGAAACCGTTCGTAAAGTTGATACAAAGAAAAGAACCATTTTACCTGGCACATTAAGCGATGCTAATAGTAAAAATAGAAGCGAATGTGAAATTTTTATTGTTGAAGGTCGTTCCGCGGAAGGCCCCACTAAGGAAGCCCGTAATCGCAATACGCAAGCAGTTTTACCTGTAAGAGGTAAAATTCTTAATACTTTAAAGACAGATTTACATAAAGCATTAGGAAATAAAGAAATTAGTGCGATGATTGATGCTTTTGGTCTTGAGGTTAAAGATGGTAAAGTAATTGTAGATGAATCCAAATTACGTTATGGTAAGATTATTATTACAGCGGATGCCGATGTTGATGGTAGTCATATTCGTATTTTATTCCTTACGTTTATTTGGAAGTTTGCGCCTGAATTAATTGAAAAAGGTTATATTTATGCTGCGGTTCCACCTCTTTATAAAGCGACTTGGGGCACAAATATTAAATATCTTAAAGATGACGCTGCTCTTGAAACATTCAGAAAAACTATGAACCGATCTTTTGAGTTGGGTCGAATGAAAGGTCTTGGAGAAATGGATACCCATGAGATGGAATTGGTTATGAATCCAGAAACTCGCACCTTAAAACAAATTACAATGGATGATATGAATCTTGTAAATAAAACATTTATGGATTTGATGGGTGAATCAGTCGGCCCTCGTAAATCTTTCATTGAGTTAAACGCAGAAAGGGCTAATATTGATGTATAAAACTGATAAGGGATATGTAAGTAATTATAAAGGAACGCCTATTGAAATAATTCCTATTCGTAAAGATGACGTTATTTTAGCTCATGTTAATAAAGATATTGATATAATTACTTGTAGAGACCTCCACGAACAATTACAAAAGTTATTTCCAGATAATAAAGTAAATATTATTAACGATTATTTTATTGATAAAATTACTATTTTTACTAATACTTCTTTTCATATTGATTGTGGAGAAAATGAATTTTTAGGGAGGCCATCACATGATTGCCCGGACAAATTTTGTTAAGGCAATCATCTATAATTTCATATTCTTATGAGGTGAATAGAATATGAGCTGTGGTATTTATAAAATAACTAATAATATAAATAAAAAAATTTATATAGGATGTTCTGTTAATATAGAACGTAGATGGATTTCTCATAAATCAGAATCAATATTAGAAAAAAATCCTTAGTATAATTATAGTATTCATAAAGCATTTCGAAAATATGGAATTGATAATTTTTCTTTTGAAATAATTGAATTAACTTCAAAAGAAAAATTATTTGAACGTGAAAAATATTGGATTGAATATTATAATTCTTATAATAATGGTTATAATGAAACTAAAGGGGGAGAAGGAGGACCTTCTTTGCCCGGAGAAAAAAATCCAAATTCTTCTTTAACTGAACAAGAAGTCCAAAACATTAGAACTCTATTGCTTTAGGGGAAAATGTTGTCTGAAGTTTATCCTTTATATAGTAAAAAAATTTCTTTATCAGGATTTAAGCATATTTGGAAGGGCGATAGTTGGATAGATATATGTCCTGAAGCTATAGAATATGTTAAATCAAAAGAATATTTATCTAACGTAAGAAGTTTTGCTAGAAAAAGTCAAATTAGTTCTAATCAACAAGAAATTTGGATAGAAATTTAGCGAAGAAAAGAAAATAAAGAAAAAAGATTAGATGTATATAATGATTATAAAAATATCTATTCTTTAAGCGGATTTAATAAAATATGGTATAAAAAATAATGATAGCAATTTATACGGACGGTTCGTGCCGTAAAAACGGACAAAAAAATAATAGCGGTGGTTATGGGTTTGTTGTTATTGAATATGATAGCAATCCTGAGAACGGTGTTGTAATTGATGCTTGTCAAATAAACGCTTTTGAAGATACTACAAATAACAGAGAAGAAATTAAAGCTATTCTTCATGTATTGAAAAAATATGGCAAACATGATAATGGAGAATGGACTAATGATATCCCTACTGTATATAGTGATTCAGCCTATTGTGTAAATACTTTTACCAATTGGATGTATGGATGGGAGCGTAATAATTGGATTAAATCCAATAAAAAAGTTCCAGAAAATCTTGATTTAATTAAAGATTATTATGAAACAGAAAAAGAAGTTAAAATTGATTTAAGAAAAATTTCCGGGCATAATGGCCATTTGTGGAATGAATTAGCAGATGGTCTTGCTACTGGAAAAATTACAGCTGAGGAGGTCCTTAAAAAATATGGGAGAGATTCTAAAAACTCCAATAGTTAATGAAGTGGAGCAATCCTTCCTGGATTACTCTTTAAGTGTAATAACTGATAGAGCAATTCCATCTGCGGAAGATGGATTAAAACCAGTTGCAAGACGTATTCTTTATGATATGTTTGATAAAGGATACTTTAACAATAAAAAGTTTGTTAAGTGCGCTCAGCCTGTCGGTGATGCAATGGGTCGTTTTCATCCTCATGGCGACAGCTCTATCTATGGAGCTTTATGTCTTTTAAGCCAACCTTGGACGATGCGTTATCCGTTAATTTCATTCCATGGCAATAATGGTAGTCGTGATGGTGGAGAGCCAGCAGCATATCGTTATACTGAATGTAAATTATCTAAAATTGGCGAAGAAATGCTTGCTGACATTAAAAAGAATACTTGCGATTGGCAATTAGCTTATACTGATGTTGAAAATGAACCAGTGTATTTGCCGGGTCGAATTCCGCACCTTCTTATAAATGGCACTACTGGTATTGCAGTCGCTATGGCTTGTTCTTTTGCTCCACATAATTTAACTGAAATTATGGATGCAATTATTTATACTTTGCGTAATACTGGATGTAAAGTTGAAGATTTGCTTCAATTTGTTCAAGGCCCTGATTTTCCTACTGGTGGAACTGTTATCAATAAAGATGAATTAAAAACTGCTTATTTAACTGGTAAAGGTCGAGCTCGTATGAGGGCTGATTATGTAATTGAGCATGAAAAAACACATGATTTAATTGTATTTACTACAATTCCTTATAAAGTTTCAAAAGATACTCTCTGTGAAGATATTGATAAACTTTGTGAAGAGGGCAAATTAAATGGTATTGTTGCCATTAGAGATGAAAGCACTAAAGATGGAGTGCGTTTTGTAATTGAACTTGATAAGGGTGTTAGTGCTCAGCCTATTATTTCTAAACTTTATAAGTTATCTCGTCTTGAAGAAACATATAGTTTTAATCAGGTTGCTCTTGTTAATAAGAAACCAAAACTTTTAAATCTTAAACAACTTATTGAAATTTATATTAGTCATCAAAAAGATGTAATATTGAGAAAAACAAAATATGAATATGATAAAGCACAAGCGCGTATTCATATTTTAAATGGTATTCTTAAAGCTCTTGAAGATATTGATAATGTAATTGCTCTTATTAAAAAGAGTGAAAGTGCGGTTGTTGCTCGTCAAACTTTAATGACTCAATATAAGTTAGATGAAGATCAAGCTAAAGCAATTCTTGATATTAAATTAAGTAGATTAGCTCGTTTAGAAAAAGTTGAAATCCAAGAGGAAAGAGATAATTTAATTAAAGAGAGTGAGCGTTTAGCTTTAATTCTTAAAGACCCCACCGATGAACTTGAAAAGATTTTCATTACTATTAAAAATACTTATGGTGATGCGCGTATTACTAAAATCATTCAAGCTCCCGTGGAAAAAGAAGATAAAGAAATTGAGTATGTTGAGCCTGAAAAGTGTGTTGTTGTAATGACTGAGGGCGGAACAATTAAACGTATTCCGACAGCTTCTTATCGCACGCAAAAGAAAAATGGTAAAGGTATTAAATCTCAAGAAGATATTACCTCTTGTGTTTTAAGAACTAATACTATTGATTCTCTAATGATTTTCTCAAATAAAGGTGTAATGTATCGCCTTTTAGTTGACAATATTCCAGTAGGAACAAATAGTTCACAAGGTCAATCTATTAAGAGTCTTGTAAATATGGCTCCTGATGAAAATCCTGAAACAATGTATTCAATTTATAGAGATACTGATGCTAAATATGTATTATTTACTACTAAAAATGGGCTTGTAAAAAAGACTGCCTTGGAAGAGTATATTAATACGAAGAAAAAGACTGGCATTGTCGCAATTAATTTGCGTGAAGGTGATAGTTTAGCATCTGTATGTTTAATTAAAGATGAGCCTATCGTATTAACAACTAAAAATGGCATGGGAATTAAATTTAATTCTACAGACATTACCGCGACCTCTCGCGCTACCGCTGGAGTTAAAGGTATTAATCTTAACGAAGGTGATGAAATAATTTCTACTATGCCAATTCGACATGATACTGATTCTATAGCAGTATTTAGCGAAAATGGATTAGGAAAGAAATTATCTTTAAATGAATTGACTTTACAAAAACGTGGCGGTAAAGGACTTAATATATATAAAACGAGTGGGTCTACCGGTCCATTGACCGCAACTGCGTTAATTGCTGATGAAGATAATCTACTTATTACAGGGGATAAAGCATCTATTTGCGTTTCCGCAAAAGACATTCCTGCTTTTGGGCGTATTTCTGTTGGCAATCAGATTATTAAGTCTAGTAAGATTAAGTCAGCAACTAAGGTATAAAATCTCATAAAGGAGGATATAATCCTCCTTTACTTGATTTTTTTAAAAAATTTTTCTATAATATATTTAAAGATAGGACGGAAATAAATCAATGAGTTTCTCTAAAGAATTGCTTGATAAGTATGCTCCAGAAGCAGATTGTATCCAAGCAATGAAGATTTGGAAATTGCCTGATGGTAAAGAGAGTCTTTTCCCCGTTGTTTGTAATGGCGGTGAATATTTTGCTGAATTGAAGAAAGATGGATATTGGTATCAGTATGAAAAGACAGAACATTATGATTATTTATTTAGTCGTAATGTAAGTGCAAATACTGGTATTTTAACTGAAAAGTTAGCAAATGTCCCTCATATTCATGAAGCACTCAAAGATTTACCTTCCGGCACTATTTTAATAGGTGAAATTTATTATCCAGGTAAAACTTCTAAAGATGTGACTAAAATTATGGGATGTTTAGCACCTGAAGCGATTAAACGTCAGCAGTCCAGTGGATTAATCCATTATTATCTACATGATGTTATTAAATATAATGGAATTGATATTCAAAATGAGGGTGCTTGGACGCGCTATCAGGTATTGAAAGCCATTTGGGATAAGTTTAATTTAGGTCAATATTCTTATATGGAGCTAGCAGATGCGGTTCTTGATAATATTCAAGAGTTTACTGCGGCCGCCCTTGCTGCGGGTGAAGAAGGTGCGGTTTTGAAAAAGAAAGATGCTCCATATGTTCCGGACAAACGACCAGCATGGTCTTCTATTAAAATTAAAAAGATGGATTATGTTGATTGTATTTGTATTGGATTTGAAGAAGCAACTAAATATTATGATGGTAAAGAAATTACAACTTGGCCTTATTGGGAAGTAAAAACACCAATGTTTTATAATTGTTTTGAAGAAGATCATTGTTTCGCAGGATGGTCGAAACCCCAATTAGTAAAAGGAAATTTTTATAAAAATTATTTAAAGAATCCTCCTGCTAATGGAAGTAATTTGTTAGAAGATGATGAAAAATATTATCAACCAATTACCAAAGGCTATTATTATGGATGGAAGACATCTATGAAGTTAGGCGCCTATGATGATAAAGGAAATCTTATTGAAATTGGAACGGTATCCTCTGGATTAACCGATGAACTTAAAGAAGCTTTTGCTAAGGAACCTGAAAAATACCTTAACCGAGTAGTTTCTATACAGTGTATGGAAAAAAATAGCAAAGATCACACTTTAAGACATGGGTTTTTCAAAGGATTCCGCGACGATAAGAACATTACCGACTGCACTTTGGCGGAATGTTTTGACAAATAAAAAAATTTTTTGTAAAATAAACTTGTAAAAATTAAGGAAGAAAATTTTTAAATGAAAACAAAAGAACTCAAGAATCTCGCAAAAAAAATTGCTAATGCAGAATTAGTCGTTCAGACAAGTGAAGACCCGCAAGCTGTTCGTAAAGCCCAGAATCAAATTATGGAACTTTCGAGCCACGTTCACAGTCTTGATGATATTACAACCATTGATGAAATGGTTCAAGAAATTCTTGGAATAATTCTTGACAAATAAAAAATTTTTTACTATAATATTTACATAACCTAAAGGTTAAAAGAAAAAAATAAAAAAATATTTAATTATTTAAAGGAGATTATTATTATTATGGCTATGAAGGAAAATTCTAAGAAGGTTCTTAATTATTTGAAGGAAGTTAACGGTCAGGAAGTTACCGCTGCGGATGTTGCTGAGGCTCTCGGTCTCGAAAAGCGTTCTGTTGATGGTATCTTTACCAGTGCTATTCAGCGCAAGGGTCTCGGTCTTCGCACTCCCGCTGAGGTTGAGCTTGAGGATGGCACTCATAAGCAGGTCAAGTTCCTCTCTCTCACTCCCGCTGGCATGAGCTTTGATCCCGACGCTCCTGACGCGGAGTAATTAATATAGATCATTAAGGGGTAGATATTTAATATCTGCCCCTTTCTTTTTTGAATATTTATGCTTACTTTAATAATTGCTATACTGTCGTTTATTATTGGTGGATTTTTAATATATTTTGTTTTACGTCCACGACTAAATAATATTCAAAAACTTAATGAAGAAATAGTAAAACAAAATAAAGACCTTGAATCTAAAAATATGGACTTAGATGATTAGTATACAATATTATCAACGGCAGTAAAAGCTATTACTTCTAGAAAAGAAGAAGTAGAAAATAATCTAAATATTCTTTAGTCCAAGAGAGACGAAGTTGAAAATAGCTTAAATTCTTTATAGAATCAAGCGAAACAATCAGCGGATATTTTCTATCAGCAATCAATGGAAAATGCTCGCGTTCGTCTTGAATATGATTTAAATAAACAAGAATTTAAATATACAAAAGCTAAAGAAGAATATGAAAATGAATATCAATCAACTCTTGTTGATTGTTCTTTAGAATTATCTAATTTAATTGATTCTAAAAAAGAAGAATTAAATAAATTAGATGAAAAAATTCAATTACATAGTAGAGAAGTCGCGGCCGCAGTTGATGCTGCAAAACGTGCCGAAGAAATTAAAAACCAAGCTGATTTCTATAAATTACAATTACCTCAAATAGATATTGAGGAAATTAGTCTTCTTCGTTCTATTGAACCAAGACTTCGTGATAAAGATATTTTAAATAAAGTAATTTGGAAAAGTTATTATGAAAAACCAACCACAGATTTAATTGGTCGAGTAATTGGCTCTGGAGTTCATACAGGGATTTATAAAATTACTAATTTAGAAAATCAAATGTGTTATGTGGGTCAAGCAGTCGATCTTTCCGCACGTTGGAAACAGCACATTAAACGCGGAATTGGTGCGGAACCCGCTACACGCAATAAACTTTATCCTGCTATGTTGGCTATTGGAGTAGAAAATTTTAGTTTTGAAGTAATAGAAGAATGTTCTCGTGAAGAGTTAGATGTGCGAGAAGATTACTGGCAAGACTATTTCAAAGCTAAGGAATTTGGGTATAGTATAAAATAATGTATAGAATAATTGATAAACGTGGAACAGGAAAAACGAGTAGATTAATACTGTTAGCCAAAGAGAAAAATGCTATTATTGCTTGTTCTAATCCTGATGCTATGAGAATTAAGTCAGAAGGATATGGAATTATTGGAATTGATTTTATTTCATATTATGATTATATAAATGGAAATTATCCAAAAGGCAGTATGGTATTTATTGATGAACTTGATTGTTTTGTTCGTTCTCTTGGGCATAATCTAAGTGGATATACTTTAAGTAATGAGGATTGATTATGAAAAATAATAAAATCGTCAATAATGTAAGAGTCTATGACTTACCAGAAAGTATGGTTGCTTCTGGATATCCAATGAGAACGGATACCGAGCAACATCCAATTAATGATAAAGATATGACAAGATGTTAGAATCTTGTATCTGCCACGAAAAGTGGTAATATGGCTCATGCCCAATTTTTAACTGGTATTAGAGTTAATTTTGATTTAACTTTTTCCAATAAAGCTTGGGTCGAAGCAGAAAGATATAGATTCCTTGAATTTGTATCTTCACAATCCACAATGCATTGCATTACTAAATTTGATTTAAATGAACAATATAATGAATATGTTGATCCAAGAATCATTGAGATAATGCGTGAGAAAGTTGATATTTATAATAAACTTTTAAGTATTATTGATAGAATTAAGCATTGTGAAACTGAAAATAAAAATGAGAAAATTAAAATGCTTGAGCAGTTAGAGGAAATTAGAAAAGAAAAATATCTCGAAATTCTATACTCTAATCCTGCTGGATTTTTGCTTACCGCAAGATTAACTACTAATTATAGATGTTTAAGAAACATATATATTTAGAGAAAAAACCATCGTCTTCCCGAATGGAGAGAGTTCTGTAAATGGATTGAAACTCTTCCTTATGCGGAAGAATTATTGGTAAATTAATCATAACTTGATTTTTCTAAATAAATATTATATAATATTTATATAAGATAAAGAAAGGTTATAAACTTTTTAAAATGAGTAAGAAACAAGCATTTATTGATTATGTTGAAGAATTAATTGTTGCCACTAATGAAAACCGCTATCCAGTAGTAATGAGTGAAGATGCTCGTATCTATTGGGAAGCGTTAAAAGCTAAAGAAGAAACTGAAAAGCCTCTATTTACTGAGGGCGGAAAGGCCATTATTAAATGGATGCAAGATAATAATAAAGATATTCCTCTTGTTAAATCAAGAGAAATTGCCGAATATCTCGGTGTGTCTAGCCGTGGAGTTGCGGGTTCCATGCGCAAATTAGTATCTGATGGTTTCGTAGAAAAAGTTAGTCAAGATCCAATTATTTATACTTTAACAGAAAAAGGAAAAAATATTAATTTATTGAATTTATTTAATTAAGGAGAAATTTATTTATGAAGAAAGTAATGGAAAATACTACTCATATTGAAGGTATCTTGTACGAACATGCTTTGGAAAATAAGGTAACCGGACCAAATTCTAAGAATCCCGGCACTCCTTTTATTTCTGGTACTATTAGTATTGCTACTGATAATGCTCTTACTAATATCGTCCAGGTTCACTTTACTTATGTAACTCAAACTACTACTAAGGGCACTCCTAATGCTACATATAGTATTCTTCAGAATATTATTGATGGTACAATCGGTAATTATATGGCTGATGGAGAAGATAAAGCTGCTAAGCTTCGTGTTGATTCTGCAATTGGTCTTAATGAATTTTATTCTGATCGTAACGGCAAGGAAGAGCTTGTAAGCACTAAGCGCAATGAGGGCGGATTTGTTCATACTACTACTACTCTTATTGATGATGAAAAGCAGCGCAATACTTTTAAGTGTGACATGATTATCACCAATGTGACTCATGTTGATGCTGATGAAGAGCACAATATCCCTGAAAAGGTAATTGTTAAGGGAGCAATTTTTGATTTCCGCAAGTCTTTACTTCCTGTTGAGTTTACAGCTACTAATCCTGGAGCCATGGCTTATTATGAGGGTCTTGGAGCTTCTCCTTCTGAGCCTGTATTCACAAAGCTTTGGGGCCGTCAGGTATCTGAAGTAATTAAGCGCGAGATTCGTGAAGAGTCTGCATTTGGCGACGATAATGTCCGTGAAGTTCAGAGCACTCGTAAGGATTTTGTTATTACCGGTGGCGCCAAGGAGCCTTATGTTTGGGATGATGAAAGTTCTATCACTGCGAAAGAGCTTACTGAGGCCATGGCCGCACGTGAGACTTATCTTGCTACTTTGAAGCAGCGTCAAGACGAATATAAAGCTTCTAAGCAGAATGCTACTACTGTTACTACTGTTGCATCCACTGCCACAGAAGGTTTTAAATTCTAATCATGAATTAGCCATTAAATAGCGATGACTTCACAATAAGAGGTCATCGCGCTAAAGTTAATTTATATGATGATTTTTGTAATATATTGAATTTAGAAGAAATACTTAAAGAGATAATAATTAAAACAAATAAGGAGAAATAACATAATGGCTATTGATTTAACTAAAATTCAACCTCATAAGGTAAGTAAAGATCTTTCTGGTTATATTACTTTTATTTATGGTAAGCCCAAGACAGGTAAGACTACTTTGGCGACTCAAATGCCGAATTCTTTGCTTTTAGCTTTTGAGCAGGGCTATAACTGCCTTCCTGGTGTTATGGCCGCAGACATTACTTCTTGGGCAGAAATGAAACAAGTCTATCGTGATTTGAAGCGTCCAGAAGTAAAGGCAATGTATAACGCTATTATTGTAGATACTATTGATGAAGCTGCTAAGTATTGTGAGAAATATATTTGTAATCAAAATCAGATTGAGTCTCTTGGAGATCTTGGTTATGGTAAGGGCTGGTCTAAGTTTAAAGATGAATTTAATGAAGTCTTTAGAGGTTTAACTCGTCTTGGATATGCCGTTTTCTTTATCGGACATGAAAAAGAACAAACTGTAACTCGTCCTGATGGCACTGAGGTTGTGGCAGTAAGACCAAATCTTTCTCAATCCACTCGCACTATTATCACCGGTATGGCTGATGTTTATGGGTATGCTCATCAAAAAGCAGCAGGTCAAATGTCTGTCTTAACTCTTCGTTCTGGTAATGACCTTATTGACTGCGGTGGTCGTTTTAAGTATATTGAGAGTGAAATTCCTATGAACTATGATAGTCTTATTAATGCCATCCATGAGGCTATTGATAAGGAAGCTGCTGACAATGGTGGTAAATTTGTCACTGATGAAAAGATGGTCGTTGCTCCTGAAGCTCCTACTTATGATTATGAAGCACTTATGGCTGAATTCCAAAATCTTGCTGGAGATATGATGAATAAGAACCCTGGATTCTTTGGTCCTCGTATCACTCAAATTATTGATAAATATTTGGGTAAAGGTAAGAAAATTTCTGACGCCACTCCCGAACAGGCAGAATTTGTATCTTTAATTGTTGGTGAAATTAAAGATGATCTTCTTCCTCAAATGGAAAGTAAGTAAATAAAATATAATTTATAACCGGAGTGATAAAAGTCGCTCCGGTTTGACTTTTATTTAAAAATATTGTATAATATTTATATAAAGTAATGGAAAGGAGTAATTTATATACATAAAGTTAAATGTATTTATTGTCAGCAGACTTTTGATAGAGATAAGTTTCCTTATGTTCAAATAAAATCTCGAAGATATGCGCACCCTGAATGTGCTAAATAGGCTGAAAATGAAGACACTCCTTTACAAGTTCATAATCCGCCCGAAAAAGTAAAAACAAAAGAAGATTTAGATAAAGAAAAATTTGAAGAATATGTAAAAAATTTATTGGGAGAATCATATATTAATGCTCGCGTCCGCAAGCAAATGAATGATTATATCAGAGAATATCAATATACATATTCTGGAATGTTAAAAGCCTTAGTTTATTTTTATGAGGTTAAAGGAAATAATAAAAATAAAGCTAATGGTGGAATTGGTATTATACCTTTTATTTATAAAGACGCTTACAATTATTATTATAATCTTTGGATGATTCAACAATCCAATAAAGATAAAAATGTTATTGATTACGTTCCTAAATTAAAGGAAATAAAAATTCCTATTCCTAAAAAAGAACCTCGAAAAAGATCAGTTTTTACATTTTTAGATGAATAGGAGGACTTAAATGCCGAGTAAATATGTAGACCCAACAGCGATTACACAAGTTATAGGGTGTGTATATAATACTCCTTAGCTTTTGGATTTTACTGATAGATATACAATAACTGATGAAGATTTTGCTGATGAATTTCATAGAATTGTTTTTGGAGCAATATATAAAATTCATGAATTAGGTGCTTAGAAAATTACATTAGAAAATATTAGTGATTTTCTTTCTTCTCGACCTAAATATGAAGCCACATTTAAAGTTAATAAAGGCGAAGAATGGTTATTGAAAGTTTCTGAAAATGCGAAACCTTTGTCATTTGATTATTATTATGGTCGTTTAAAAAAAATGTCTCTACTTCGTGCTTATGACAAATATGGCATTGATGTTTCTTTTATTTATGATCCTGATAATATTTTAGATACTGAAAAAAAACAATTACAAGAAGATAATCTTGATAATTCTTCATTAGAGCATATCGCACAATTAATTGATGACCGCATAGAACAAATTAAATATGAGTATGTAAATGACGTTGAAGGAGTCGCGGTTCAAGCAGGTGATGGAATTTTTGAATTGCTTGATGATTTAGAGCAACATCCAATAGCAGGAAGTCCTCTATATGGGCCATTAATTAATACAGTTACTCGTGGTGCAAGACTTAAAAAGTTTTATTTGCGCTCCGCGGCCACAGGTGTAGGTAAAACTCGTTCTATGATTGCGGATTCGTGTTATATTGCTTGTAATAAAATATATGATGATACTTTTGGGAGTTGGATTAAAAATGGAATTCAAGAACCAGTATTATATATAACTACAGAGCAAGATAAAAATGAAATTCAAACAATGATGCTTGCTTTTCTTTCTAACGTAAATGAAGAACATATTATTTATAATGAATATCAAGGAAATGAAAAAGAACGAGTAATAGAAGCTGCAAAAATTCTTAAAGATAGTCCATTATATATTCGTGAATTACCTGATTTTTCATTGCAGGATGTCGAGAATGAAATTAAAAAAGGCATCCGAGATCATGATGTAAAATATATATTTCATGACTATATTCATACAAGCATGAAAATTCTTGAAGAAATTACTCGTCGTAGTGGTGGAGTAAAACTTCGTGAAGATAACATACTTTTTATGCTATCTAACAAATTAAAAGATATCTGTAATCAATATGGTGTTTTTATTATGTCAGCAACACAGTTAAATGGTGATTATGTTGATTCTAAAACCCCTGACCAAAATCTTTTGCGTGGAGCAAAATCTATTGCCGATAAAGTAGATTATGGATCAATTCTTTTAAATGTCCAAGATGATGATTTAATTTCATTGGAAAAAATACTAAACACAAAATTATTTGATACTCCAACTATTAAAATGTCTGTTTATAAAAATAGACGTGGTAGGTATAAAGGAGTTATTTTATGGTGTAAAGCAGATTTAGGGACCTGTAGAATTATTCCTATGTTTTGTACTACATATGCTTATGAACTTGTTCCTATTGATGATATAAAAATTACTCTTGAAGAAGAGTCAGCTTTTTAAAATTAAGGAGAAAAATTATGAAGAGTGGTAATGTTGAATACAAGATGAGCAATAGAATGGCTAAAGAGATTATTCGTTCTTATAAAGCCGTTCCCAGTCTTGCTAAGCTTCGTCCGCAGGAAATGCTTGTTCATTATGTTAATGAACAGTGTGGACTTATGAGAAATTGTTCTAAAGTAATTACTTATGATAGTATTTGATAAATCAGAAATTCGTCAAGCTCTTGGGCTTGAAAATATTTATGATTTATTAATTGAATGGGGCGGAGATCCTGAATATACAGAATTCGGGATTCTCTCTTCCACCATTTGTCATAATCCTCCTGGAGAAGGTAGCAGAAAACTTTATTTTTATGAAAATACAGGATTATTTAAATGCTACACAGGATGTGATTCAACTTTTGATATTTTTGAATTATGTTCTAAAGTAATGAAAATTCAATATGATGAAGAATTTGATTTAAATGATTCAGTTTTATGGGTTGCTCGTCGCTTTGGTTTATCAGGTATGATAAAAGATGACGACATGGGTAAAACTTTAGATGATTGGAAAATTTTATCAAATTATTCTCGTATTCAAGAGATTGAATTAAAAAATAATAAAATTATTTTAAAAGATTATGATGATTCTATTCTAAATAGATTAAATTATAATATTAAAATAATTCCTTGGCTTGATGAGGGGATTTCTCAAGAAGTAATTAATAAAGCGCGTATTGGTTTTTATCCAGGAGCCGATCAAATTACAATTCCTCATTATGATATTAGTGGAAGATTTGTAGGCTTGCGCGGGCGCACTATGTGCAAAGATGAGGCAGAACTATATGGGAAATATAGACCAATGAAAATAAATAATCAATTATATAATCACCCTCTTGGAATGAACTTGTATGGATTAAATTGGTCTAAAAATGCCATTGGCATAATGAAAAAAGCAATCATTTTTGAAAGTGAAAAATCAGTATTGAAATATGCTACTGATTTCGGTTGGAATAACAATATATCAGTAGCTTGTTGCGGAAGTAATGTTTCTTCGCATCAAATTCAATTATTATTAGATAGTGGCGCGCAAGAAATTATAATTGCTTTTGATAGACAATTCCAAGAAATTGGAGACGCGGAATTTCAACACTTAAAATTAAATCTTTTAAAGATTAGAACTAAATTTAAAAATGATGTGCTTATATCTTTTATTTTTGATAAAAATATGATTACAAAATACAAAGATTCACCAATTGATGATGGTAAAGAAAAATTTTTACAATTATATAAGGAAAGGATATTTATATGAATGATGATTATGATATTCCTATTTCTATAAATGATACAATTATTTCATTGAGTGCGCAAATTGAAGGATTAAAAAAACAAAGAGATAGTTTGCTTCGAAGTTGTATTTATTGCGATAAATGTAATAAATATTATGATAAAACCAGTAATTGTATCTCAAGTGGAATTGAAACTCGAAAAGTAATTAGGTATAATGGAGATTTAGAAAAAGGATATACGGAAATGGAAATTCCTGTTCTTTTTCATATTTGTCCATTAGGGCATAAGATGGGAGAGAGTAGTTTATGACCGGTATTGTTTGGTGTAATACTTTCATTGAAGGAACTGAACAATTAGAAAGAATTGAAGAACAATATAAAGCAATGGGTATAAAACCAATAGAAAAAAATAAATCTATCAATCGTTATTCTATAGTTTTTGAAAATGAAGATTATTGGAAAGTAGTTATTTCTACTGGAAACGCCAGAGGTCACAAGTGTAATATTTCTTATATTTCTCGTCAAACCCCTCTTTCAGTTATTGACACTATTATTTTTCCATGCACAAGAGCCCTTCCTTATACTGCTTATCATTATTATGGTGATCCAGTAGGAGAGGACTGATATGAATAAGTAAATTATAGAAATTCTTAAATAATAGTGGTGGTATTATGAAAGGAGGTTGAATAGCCTATGGACTATCAACTAAAAGCCCCTCGCATCCCGCAGTATTCAGCGGTCGAACAGGTGCTAACCAACAGAGGAATTAAATTACAAGATATTCCTCATTATCTTAATACCACTGATGACGACATTATCGAACCAGCAACTATTGATAGAATAGAAAATGGTGCAAAAATGCTCGTCAAACATATTGCACAAAATGACAAAGTTCTTATATAGGTAGACAGTGATTGTGATGGCTATACTTCGGCGGCCGCACTCATGAATTACTTATACTGTCTTTTTCCTGCGTTTGTGCAAAACAATATTTTTTATCGTGTCCATGCAGGAAAACAACACGGAATTATACCAGATAGTATTGATAAAGATATTAAATTAGTAATTGCTCCAGATTCTTCATCAAATGATTATTTAGAACACGAATATTTATATAAAAATGGTATTGACGTGTTGGTAATAGACCACCATGAAGCTGATAAAATATCATAGTATGCTTGTATTATTAACAATCAATTATGTGATTATCCGACCAAATCTTTATCTGGCGTAGGAATGGTTTATAAGTTTTGTTGTTATATTGATGAACTTATGAATGTTCAGTATGCGGATCATATACTGGATTTAGTTGCTCTTGGAATGGTGGCCGACATGATGGATATGCGTGATTTTGAAACAAAACATTTAATTAATAAAGGCTTACAACAAATCACCAATCCTTACTTCAGAGGCATAATTAATAGAGATTAGTTTCATTTTAATAATGAGATTACGCCTATTGGAGTAGCTTTCTATATTGCTCCTTTAGTTAATGCAACTACTCGTGTTGGGACGCAAGAAGAAAAGCTCATGCTATTCGAGTCAATGCTTGATTTTAAGGGATACGAACTTGTCCCTTCAACAAAACGTGGATGTAAAGGTCAAGCAGAGACAAGAGTAGAACAAGCTTGTCGTAATTGTACTAATATCAAGAATAGGCAAACTAAAATCAGAGACACTAGCTTGGAAAAAATTGAATAGATAATCGCAAATCAAAATCTTTTAAGTAATAAAATCTTAGGAATTAAGTTAGATGGATTTGCTGCTGATAAAAATTTGACTGGATTAATGGCCAATCAACTAATGAGCAAATATCAACGTCCTGTTTTAATTCTTAATAAAACAATAGATGAAGAAACTCAACAAATTTGTTGGGAAGGCTCCGGCAGAGGATACGACAAATCCGCACTTAAAGACTTTAGAGAATTTTGTCAAAAATCAAATCTAATTATGTATGCGGAAGGACATCCTAATGCTTTTGGATTTGGTATTATTGATGATAATTTTGATAAATTTATTGAATATGCGAATTCTGCTTTACAAGATTTTGATTTCACCCCAATTTATAGTGTTGATTTTATTTATCACACTAATGATTTAGTTGGAAAAGATATTATTGATATCGCTCAACTTAAACCACTTTGGGGCCAAGGGGTAGAAGAAGCATCTATTGCCGTTGAAGGAGTAAAAGTTGCATCAAATAACTTAACTTTAATGTCAAAAGATAAAAATCCTACCTTGAAGATAACTATGCCAGATGGCATCAGTTTAATCAAGTTTAAGTCGTCCGAGGAGGAATACGAGAAATTGTATTCTGAATAGGGTTATGTGACAATTAATATCGTTGGTAAATGCGAACGAAATATATGGAATAATAATATTAGTCCTTAGATTATTATAGAAGATTACGAAATTGTAGATAGGGCTGCTTATTATTTTTAATAATTGACACTACGACTAATAGACTTAAAAAACCTATTAGGAGGAAATCATTTATGAAAAGATATAAGATTTTAGCAGGAAGTATTATTTGTTTTGTATTAATTTTTATTTTACAAACATCTGCTCTTGCTTTAAATTATAGCGAAATTACTACTTTTTCGGAAGCTTACATCCCTTCTGAATCATCAACTGTATATAATTTCTTAACAGAAGAAACTGCTGATATGGAGCCTATGAGTAGAGAAATTAGCAATACAGTTAATCGTAAAGAACTTAAATCTCTGATCCAAGAATATCAAGAGATTGTAAATAGCGCTCATGACTTAGCCGAAGCAACGAGAGCATTAGGGTATAATGAAAATCATCCTATTATTGAATTTGCTAAAAAAGAATATGAAACTGCTAATGGATATTTGGAAATTTATCAGAATCGTTTAGATAAAATTAATTCTCAATGGAATGATAAATCATCCACTTATCCGGTAGCAACAGAAATTTGGCTTTATATGAAAGACCAAGGATGGAATGATGCGGTTTGCGCAGGTATTTTGGGTAATATGATGGCAGAATGTGGCGGTAATACTTTATCTTTACAGCCAACTGCTTCTAATAAATATTATTATGGAATTTGTCAATGGAGTAAAGGATATTCAAGTGTTTGGTATTCTGATTTAGACACACAATGCGAATTCTTAATAAATACTATTGGATATGAATTTAATACTTTTGGTTCTTCATATAAAAGAGGATTTAATTTTAATTCTTTTTTAAATTTAAATGATGAAAAAGAAATTGCGAAAGCATTTGCGAAATGTTATGAGCGTTGCGGGTCAAATTCTTTAAATCAAAGACAAAAGAATGCGACCATTGCTTATAATTATTTTACTAATTAATTTTATGGCTATATGAAGATTTATTTCTTCATATAGCCATTATTTTCATTTATGGAGTAAATTATGGAAAAACTTAATTATTATGATAGTGATATTAATATGATATGGCAATCAAGTCCAGAGGAAAGTGGAGAAGCCCTTAAAAAGCTTTCAAGAACTTTAGCATCTTATAGTTATGAATACGAAAAAGCTAATGATGAAATAAATAATCAATTGGCTAAGTTAGGAATTTCTTCCAAAGAAAAATTATTTGATGCATTAAATAAATTAGCAGACATATGGATTAAAGCTTCCACTACTGGTTATAAAGAAGAAGGATACTGGCTCGGACCGGGGACAGGCGAAGAGACCGACAAGTCAAATGAAAAAAGTGATTTAGAAATTTTTGGGGAAAAATTTAAATCTGAAATTTTTTCTGAATCTAGTCCGCATACAGAAACTATCTCTTTTGGACCTCCTATAACAATTGAAGCAGATAATACAGACAAAGAATTTATTATATTCTAAATTTGACTAAATAATTAAAATATGGTATTATATAAATATAAATAAAGAAAGAAGAAAAATATTATGGGTAGCTTATCTTTATGTTATAAAAAACTTTTGAGATCTTATATAGAATGGAATAGTTATTTAAGTAAATATTAGGAACAATTTTCAAAAGATTATTTACTTTCTTTAAATGAGGAAGAATTAGAATTTCTTGTAAAAAAATTTAATTAGAATCATAAAAATTTTGCTTGTTTTGTAGCAGGTATAACTACTGCGAATTTTTTAAATAATTGTTGTAATGATGAAGTTAATGCTTGTGTCGGAGCTATTCCAATGTTATTTGAATTGTTTGATATAGATGAACCTGAAGATATTGATTTTAAAGAGGAATAAAGTATGGATTTAAAAGAAATGATAGATAAAGCTCATAAATACGATAATAGTTTAGAATTTTTTAATGAAAGAGAAAAACATACTAAAGGCTATATGTATGATAGTCTTTGTTATAGATACCAATTAGCTCGTTATAAAGCGATGGAAATGGATATAAATACATTTGCAATTGATTTAGGCTTAAAAGAAGCCGAAAGGAAAGCAAAAGGTTTATATGAAAGAGATTGTATGCGTTTTTATCAAATTCTTGATGAAGCAATTGGAGAACATGATTAATGTGGATTTACTGGAAAGAACAATGTAATTATTGTTCTAATTATGAAAATTGTTCTTATTATAATAAAGCTCAAGAATTAATTTCTAAATTAGATAACATAGATAGACATACGACAGGTGTTTATGGAACATTAAAATGGGCTTGTGATTATTTTATAGTTGATGAAAATAAATATTATAGATTAAACCCTGGAGAGTGTGAAAATGGAATTAACTCGTAAACAAGAAGAAGGATTGAAAATCGCAGTTGAGCGCTATTACGCCCATGAGCGTTGGACTTGTATAGCTGGATATGCGGGAAGCGGAAAGAGCACTTTGATTAAATTTATTATTTCTGCTCTTGATGTCGATCCAGAAGAAGAAGTTTGTTATGTAGCATTTACAGGTAAAGCCGCAACCGTGCTCCAACAAAAAGGATGCCCTAACGCGACGACCGCACACAAACTCTTATATAAAGCCAAAATGATGGCTAATGGAACTTTTAAATTCTTCCCAAAAGATAATAGTGAATTAGCGCAGTATAAAGTAATTGTTGTTGATGAAGTATCAATGTTGCCTAAGAAATTATGGGATCTAATGTTAACTCACGGTATTTATATTATTGCGGCAGGCGATCCAGGTCAATTACCACCAGTAGATCCTAATGAAAATAATCATGTATTAGATAAACCACACATTTTTCTCGATGAAATTATGCGTCAAGCACAAGATAGTGAGATTATTCGTTTCTCAATGTGGATTAGAGAAGGTAAATCTTTAATCTCTTATCGCCCAGAAGGAAAACAGGTGAGAGTATATGATAAAAGTCAAGTTATACCTGAAATGTATGATTGGGCGGATTAGATTATTTGTGCTAAAAATGCAACAAGAACTAAAATTAATAATGTAGTCCGATTAAGAAAAGGATTTGATCCTAATATTCCTCAAATTGGAGATAAAATTATTGGCTTACATAATAACTGGGATTTTATGTCTGAGAACCGAGTATGGGCTTTAACTAATGGCACTGTTGGAACTATTGAAGATTTTTATACAGAGGATATTCGAGTTCCTTATTATATTTCAGAAGTTCCTATTACTTATATGTTTACTCAAATTGTTTTAAGTGATGGAGATAAATTTTGTGGAACTCCAATTGATTATAAACAACTTATCACTGGAGAAGGAACTCTTACAGGTAGTTAGTGTTATCAATTAAGAAATAATAAACAATGTCTTGATCCTCCGCTTGATTTTTCCTATGCTTATGCTATTACTTGTTGGAAAGCTCAAGGTAGTGAATATGGAAAAGTATTGGGATTTGAGGAAAATCATCCCTTTGATAGAGAAGAACATAAAAAATATTTATATACTATGGCAACAAGAGCCAGTGATAAACTAGTAATTATAAGGAAGTAATAAATGAAAAAAATATTATCAATAGATTTTGATATTATAATGTCTCCTTGTATTCAACTTTATAACAATTATTCAACCGATGATTGGGAAGCATTATGTTCTCATTTTGAAATTTTAAAATTTGCCAAACCTGATTATATTCATTTTAAAAGGCTTTTACAGCTTTTATTAAAATTAAGTAAAAGTATGAAAAAAGAGAACATTCATTTTATTGCTTCGCATGAAATGATTGCTACTTATATTGATAAAAATATAGATGACCCCATATCTTTAATTAATATAGATCATCATCATGATATTGCTTACACTGATAAAGACATTGAAAATAAAATTGAAGATTTAAATTGCGGAAATTGGGTAAAATATCTGTTTGAAAAAGGCAAATTAGAAAATTATGTTTGGATTAGAAATGAAGATTCAACTAATTATCCAGAAGATAGAAAATTTAATTTTTCATCTACTCCTATTATAGAGTGTAATTTAGAAACGATTGATACTCCTGATGAACTATTTATTTGTTTATCGCCCCAATGGATTCCACCTCATTTAAGATGTCTTTTTTATATTATTGTAGATATATTTAATAGTATTTATGATACTGAATTTAAAGTTCAAGGAGACGAAGAAGATAATGGTAGATACATCTAATTTAAATTCAAGTATTAATGCGATACTTGAAAATAATATGTTTCTTAAGGACGCGGATTTAGCTTAGGATTTAAATTCTAATTTAGAACTTTTTACCCATGACTTAAATGTAGAATTAGATACGTTAAATTCTATGGTTCGTGATAATATACATAAGATATCATCTCGGTCAAGAGAATTTGCTGATTTTTTAAAAGATATTCGTAGTATATGCGATAATTATATCTCTCGATTTGATTATTATTAAATAATATGATATTATATAAATATAAATGAAAGATGAAAGGAATGTGCGAATGAGATCATATTTCGGGATTCACAATCATACAATGTATTCAAATTTACGTCTATTAGATTGTATCAATAGACCACAAGCTCTTATTGACAAAGCAATAGAATTGGGCCTATCAGGAATAACTATTACAGACCATGAATGCCTTTCTGCCCATATGGAAGTAAATCAATATGCAAAAAAAATAAAAGAAGAAAATCCTGCTTTTACTATTGCTCTTGGTAATGAAATTTATCTCACTGATACAAGAGATAACGGACAAAAATATTACCACTTTATTCTTATTGCTAAAGATGCTGTCGGACATAAAGCATTAAGAGAATTAAGTTCTATTGCTTGGATTCATAGTTATGTTGATAGACGAATGGAACGAGTTCCTACTTTAAAAAGTGAACTTGAAATGGTAATGGAACAATATAAAGGGCATGTTATAGCAACAACTGCTTGTATTGGTGGAGAACTCGGGAGCTGTATTTTACCAATGTTCCAAGCTGAATTAAATAAAGATATTGAAACTCAAACTAAATATTATAATCAAATAATTGATTATATCAATTTTTGTATTAAAGTATTTGGAAAAGATGATTTTTATCTTGAATGTGCGCCATCTACTGATGCTGAGCAAATAGTAGTAAATCATAAGATTTATCAAATTGCTAAAGCATTTGATTTAAAAATGGTAGTTGGAACAGACGCACACTATTTAACTAAAGAAGATAGACCCATTCATAAAGCATATCTTACTTCTAAACCAGGAGAAAGAGAAGTCGATGATTTCTATAAATTTACTTACTTAATGACAAGTGATGAAATTTTTGAATTAATGGAATCTTATGCTAATGATTGGGATAAAGGTAATAAAACAGGAAAAGAATTAGTAAATTGGATTCTTGACAATACTCAAGAAATTCAAAATAAAATTTCTTTTTATTCATTAGAAAGAAAACAAATTATTCCAAAAGTTGAAGTGAAGGATTATAAGAAAGGATTCATTCCTTCAAACTGGTTTAATAAATATCCAATTATTTGTTCTTTAATTAATAGCGACAATGTTCAAGAACGATATTGGGTAAATGAATGTATTAAAGCTTTACAAGAAAAGCAACTTTATGATAATAAAAATTATTTAGAGCGACTTGAAATTGAAGCCGATATCATAAAAGATATTGGCGAAAAATTAGATGATTGTCTTTTTGCTTATTTTAATACTTTCCAACATTATATTAATTTATTTTGGGAATGTGGAAGTATTGTAGGTCCTGGACGTGGTTCAGCGACTGGCTTTTTATCTAATTATCTTTTAGGCATTACTCAATTAGATCCAATTCGTTGGGGACTTCCTTATTGGAGATTTTTAAATAAGGAGCGCGCGGAATTGCCTGATATTGATATTGACCTTGCTCCAAGTAAACGTCCAGCAATCTTCAAAGCAATTAGAAAAGAACGTGGAGAATTGGGATTGGTTCAAGTTGCTACATTTGGAACTGAAGGCACTAAACAAAGTATTTTAACTGCTTGCCGTGGATATAGAAGTGAAGAATTTCCAGAAGGAATTGATGTCGATAATGCTCAGTATATGTCTTCATTAATTCCCCAAGAACGTGGATTTTTATGGCCTATTCACGATGTTATTTATGGTAATGAAGAAAAAGACCGCAAACCCGTTCAAGCATTTATTCGAGAAGTAAATCAATATCCTGGTCTTTTAGATATTATTATTTATATTGAAGGAATGGTTAATAAACGTTCTTCTCATGCTTCTGGTGTTATCTTATATGGCGATGACCCATTTGATACCGCATCATTTATGAGAACTCCAAGTGGAGATATGATTACTTGTTGGGACCTTCATAAAGCGGAAGCCGCTGGAGATACAAAATATGACTTCCTTGTAACTGAAGCTTCTGACAAAATTATTACTTGTTATCAATTACTCTTAAAAGATAAACAAATTCCAGAATTATCTTTACGAGAATTTTATAATAAATATATTCATCCAGAAGGGATAGATACGACTGATCAAGCAATTTGGGACCATCTCGCCGCCGGTGATGTATTAGATGTATTCCAATTTTCTACGGGAGTTGGTTTGGCAATTGCGAAACGCCTTAAACCACAAGACCCTATGGAAATGACCGCGGCAAATGCTATGATGCGTCTTATGTCTGAAAAAGGTAAAGAATCACAGCAAGATAGATATTATCGCATTCAACATTCGGGTATTAAAGTATTTGATGATGAAATGAAGGCTCAGCATCTTCCGCAAGAATTAGTTGATAAGATGCATAAGCATTGTGATAAATATTATGGATGTTGTCCTATTCAAGAGCAAATGATGGAAATTCTTATGGATGTAGCTCATTTTACTCTTGGTGAAGCTAATACTGCGCGTAAGATTGTTGCTAAAAAGCAAATGGCTAAAATTCCACAATTAAAAGAACAAGTATTTAATAAATTTGATAATGAAAAATCTGCTGAATACTTTTGGGAAATTGCAGTTGCTCCTCAATTAGGATATGCATTTAGCCTTAATCACTCCCTTCCTTATTCATTTGTAGCAATTCAAATGATTTACTTAGTAATTCATTTTAATCCTATCTATTGGGATACTGCTTGCTTAATTGTTAATAGTGGTTCCCTTGAAGATAATAGTGAAGAAGAGATTGTAGATATTTATGCTCCTGAAGGTGATGATTTAGCTAATGGAGTAACATTTGAAGATCTTCCTGACAAAAGCGGCAAAATCCGCAAAACCGCGGCTACTGATTATGGAAAAATTGCTAAGGCTATTAGTGATATTCAAAAGGCAGGAATTGAAGTAGGTCTTCCTGATATTAACAAATCTAAATTTGGATTTGCTCCTGATATTGAAAATAATAAAATTCTTTTCGGATTAAAAGGTATGTTGAATGTTGGTGATGAATTAGTTAATACAATCATTGCCAATCGTCCTTATTCAAATCCTAAAGAATTTTTATACCGTATTAAGCCAGGTAAACAAGCTATGATTTCTCTTATTAAAGGTGGAGCCTTTGATAATATGATGGATAGAAAAGAATTAATGATTTGGTATATTTGGGAAACCTGCGACAAAAAGAAAAGAATTACTCTTCAAAATATGGGCGGACTTATGAAGTATGATCTTCTTCCAGAAGAAAATGAAAATCAAATTATGGCTCGCCGTATTTATGAATTTAATAGATATTTAAAAGCAATTTGTAAAACTACAAAAAATAATGGTCTATATCAACTTGATGAACGAGCCATTAATTTTTTAGTAGAAATTGGAGAAGATAATAATATTCAATTTGATGGAACTAATTATTCTTTAAGTGAAAATATTTGGAATGGTATATACCAAAAGTGGATGGATATATTTCGCACTTGGATTGCTAATAATAAAGATGAAATTTTGAATAATCTAAATATAAAAATATTTAAAGATGATTGGGATAAATACGCTAATAAAAATAATTTATCCGCTTGGGAAATGGAAGTTCTTTGTTATTATTATCATACTCATGAATTGAATAATATTAACAATGATAAATATGGATTTGTAGATTTTTTTAAGCTTCCAGAAGATCCAATAATTGATAGAAGTTTTACCAAAGGAAATCATACTATTCATATTTATAAGTTATTTAAAATTTGCGGAACTTGTATTGCCAAAAATAAAACTAAAAGTACCGTAACCATTCTTACTACTACTGGTCCTGTAGAAGTAAAGTTTAGAAAAGAATATTTTAGTTTATTTGATAAACAAATTTCAGAGCGCGGAGCGGACGGAACTAAACATATTGTTGAAAAATCTTGGTTTAATCGCGGAAATATGATTGTAGTCTCTGGAATTCGTAATGGAGATAATTTCATGTCAAAAAAATATGCTTCTTCTGGAGGACATCAATTATATAAAATTGATGAAATTTTATCCAATGGTGATTTAGTTTTAAAAGATGCTCGTTATCAAGGAGGAATTGAAGAAGATGTATAAAATTATTGCATTATGTGGAAAATCTGGTGCAGGAAAAGATAGCCTAATGATGGCTACCTTTTCCCACTTAGAGGAATACCTAAATCCTATTATAAGCCACACTACACGCCCGAAGCGTGAAAAAGAAATAGCAGACAAAAATTATCATTTTGTTTCAGATGATCAGTTTTTAACTTTAATTGATGAAAATAAAATGTTAGAAACCACTTCTTTTAATAATTGGTATTATGGCACAAGTATTGATAGTTTGTCTGATAGTAAAGTTAATATTGGTGTTTTTAATCCCGAAGGAATTATAAGTCTTCTTAAAGATAATCGAATTGAATTAGAAATATATTATATCACTGCGAAAGGAAAAACTCGCTTAATTAGGCAATTAAACAGAGAAGAAAATCCTGATGTAGATGAAATTATTAGAAGATATACTGCTGATGAAATTCAATTTCAGCTAATGAATGATATTAACTGCAATATTGTGACAAATGAAACATTAGAAGATTACAATAATATTGTTAATCTTCTGACTCAAAGGGTTAAACAATGGGCGGAAATGGACCAAGATAAATAATTATTTACTAACAAAACCTAAATATAGTAGAATATTCTAAAAGAACTACTATATTTAGTTTGGAGGCAAAAAAAATTGTATATTATTAAACGTGATGGAAGTATAACTCAATTTAATAAAAAGAAAATTATTAACGCAATAAATAAAGCATTTATTGAAGTTGATGGTAAATTATATGAAGATGATACTGCAAAAGATATTGCGGAAGATATTGAAAGACAAATAAATCATTTCCCCGATGGAAGTGTTGGAGTAGAAGATCTTCAAGATTGGATTGAAGATTATTTAATGCGTTCTGAGCGACGCGATGTTGCTCGTGCTTATATCAGATATAGATATAAAAAAGAAGTTGCTCGTAATAAAAAAGATGATTTTATTAAAGCAATTCGTGAAAAGCTCGATGGTAATAATATAAAAAATCAAAATGCTAATGTTGATGAACATTCATTCGGTGGCCGCATAGGTGAAGCAAGTAGTGTTGTCACCAAACAACTTGCACTTGATTACTTACTTTCCCCCATGGCTCGTAAGAATCATATTGATAATATGATATATACTCACGATCTTGATTCTTATTATGTCGGCTCTCATAACTGTTTAAGTATTCCTTTTGATAATTTGCTTGCTAATGGATTTAATACTCGTCAAGCAGATGTTCGTCCTGCGGGTTCAATTAATACAGCGTTTCAATTAATTGCTGTTATTTTTCAAATCCAAAGTCTTTGTTAGTTTGGTGGAGTTAGTGCTACTCACTTAGATTGGACTATGGTTCCTTATGTAAGAAAATCTTTCTTTAAACATTTCAATGATGGTATTGAATTTTTATATGAAGGATTAGATATGAGTAAATATGATGGTTGTTATAGTAAAGAAACTCCTATTGATGATGATTTTTATAAATCATTTCCAAAAGCATATAAATATGCTATGAAAATGACTACTCGTGAAACTCATCAAGCCGCAGAAGGTCTTTATCATAATCTTAATACTCTACAATCTCGTAGCGGCAACCAATTACCATTTACAAGCATTAACTATGGCACTTGCACCAAACTTGAAGGTAGAATGGTAACTAAAGCATTATTAGATGTCTCTATCGAAGGTCTCGGTAAACTACATAAAACTTCGATTTTCCCTTGCGGAATTTTCCAATGTATGAAAGGTGTTAACCGCAAACCGGGCGATCCTAACTATGATTTATATAGATTAGCATTAGAAAGCACCGCGAGACGCCTTTATCCTAATTACGCAAATGTTGATTGGTCTGGTAATGCTGGATATGATATTAATGATCCTCGCACTTATTTTTCTACAATGGGATGTAGAACGGCAAATGGATGGGATATTAATGGATTCGGTCAGCTTAAAGATGGGCGCGGAAATATTTGTCCTGTTACTATTATTCTTCCTACTCTTGCTATGATGGCCGTTACTCTAAATGAAAATGATAATTGGGATGACTATAAGTCGTTGTCCCAAGAGGAACGGACTAAAATTGGCATAGAACGATTTATGTCTTTACTTGATAGAAAAATCAATGAAGCACGTATTCAATTAATGGAACGTTTTGAGTGGATTTGCTCTCAAGATCCAGGTTCCGCGAAATTTATGTATGAAAATAATGTTATGGCAGGTTATATCCCAGAAGAAGGAATTCGTTCTGCCCTTAAGCATGGAACTCTTGCTATTGGCCAGTTAGGTTTAGCTGAAACTCTTCAAATTCTTATTGGTAAAGATCACACCACGTCAGAAGGGATGAAATTAGCTAAACGAATTGAACAATTATTTAAAGAAAGATGCGCTGAATACAAAGAAAAATATAAGTTAAATTTTGGTGTATACTATACTCCAGCAGAAAATCTTTGTTATACAGCTATGACAAAATTTAAAGAAAGATACGGTGAAATTCCTAATGTTAGTGATAAAGAGTTTTTTACCAATAGTATTCACGTTCCAGTATGGAAAGAAATGAGTCCATTTGAAAAAATTGATATTGAATCTGAATTAACTGGTTATTCCTCCGCAGGATGTATTACTTATGTTGAACTTGATTCTACTGTAAAACATAATATTGATGCTCTTGAAACTATTGTCAATTATGCGATGGATCACGATATTCCTTATTTTGCAGTAAATGTTCCTAATGATACTTGCCTTGAATGTGGTTATTGTGATGAATTTAATGATTCTTGTCCTGAGTGCGGAAGCCACGATATCCAACAATTGCGTCGTGTGACTGGTTATCTTACAGGCAATTATAAAACTGCTTTTAACTGGGGCAAACAAAAAGAAGTTGAAGCAAGAGTAAAACATACAGGAGCATTAGAATGAAATATGCAGGAATTATAAAAAATGATTTGGCAGCAGCGCCCGGAGTATGTGTATCATTTTTTACACAAGGGTGTCCGCACCATTGTGAAGGGTGCCAAAACCCCGAAACGTGGGATTTTAATGGTGGTAAAGAATTTACTAATAAAGTATTAGATGAATTAATTACTGCCATTAATGCAAATAATATTGAGCGTAATCTTTGTATTATGGGTGGAGAACCTCTCTGTCCTGAAAATGAATTTTTAACTAATTTAATTATTACTGAAATTAAAAAAATATATCCAAACATTAAAATATATGTATGGACTGGATATGTTTATGATGATTTAAAGAATAGTAATAATATTAGAATTAAGAATATATTAAAAACCGCCGATTACCTAATTGATGGACCATATATCCAAAAGGAAAGAGATATTACTTTGCCTTTGCGCGGTTCCCGCAATTAGAACATTATTAATTTAAAACTTGACAAAAAAGAAAATTTGTGATATAATTTTTCTATGAAATAGATAGGAGATTATATAACAATGAATGTTTTTTATACTAATACGATGGGAGAATTATATAATTCTCCTCGTAAATTCGAAGAAGGAACTATTGCCATTTCTGGTGAAGATCAGAAACAATATTGTTATACTGGAAATGAATGGGTAATGGTAGGAACTACTACTAATAGTTTGTCAGATAATTTTACTACATTTCAAACTGGAATGAATTTATATGATTTTAATAAAAATATTATGATACAAATGGATCCAATTAATGAAGAAGAATTAAATAAATTAATGAGTAGTATTAATGAAATAAGTGAATATGGAATGTATTATATGTTATTATGTAAAGATTATAATTATTATACCATTTTTCACAAAAATATTCCTCCAATTATTTCAACCGGTTCTTTAGCAAGTATGGTAATTATACTTTGTCAAGAATTAGGAAGTATTGTTGGTTGGGAAAAAAATAATGATAATGCTATTGAAATTTGGATAAATATTGATAATGAATCTTATTGTTTTTATTTATTCCAATATGATGCTGGTATTGTGGAGTGTAATTAAATGATTGTTTGTAATATTAATTTATTTTCAATGGAACAAAATGTTTTTAAAACTTATGATGATGGAATGGCAGTAACTATTGGAACTTGTAGTATTTCTGATCTTCCAAATGTTTTAGTAGCATCTTGTTATAAGAACGATACTGATACTATACGTTTATATGGTATTGAAGATTTTATTAATGAATTAATTCCAAAAATTTATGAAAGTAATAGTTTAAATTATTCCAATAGAAAAGAAATTAAAGTTGAGGTAGGTTAATGAATAAGTATCTTGTAAGTGCTACAGAAGTTTATCGTGTAGATAATGAAGAGAGCGCGGCCGCGCTTATTGATGAGGCTAAGGCTGAAACTAAATATATTTTAGCTAAGTACAGTTCAGTAAAGAAAGAAAAAAAGGCTAAGGGTGAAATTGTCGATGAATGGTATCAAGTCACTCTTGTTAAAAAATTCAATGATGAAAAAGATCCTATTAGTAATATTGATGTAAATTATGAGGTAAGCTTTTAATGAAGTTTGAACGAGTAAGCGAATATCCAGACGCGGTTTTGCCCGTAAGAAAAACAGCGAAATCCGCGGGCTATGATTTTACAGTAGCGGAAGATATTATAATTCCTTCATGTTAGAAATTATTAGATAAATTTCCTAAGAATTAGATTAATTTAGTTTCTCTTGAAGGTATGTCTACCCTAACAAAAAATCTTAAAGCAAAACCAACTCTTGTACCAACTGGAATTAAATGTGAATTAAATGATAATACTTATCTTGAATTATCAGTTCGCAGTTCTTGTCCTTTAAAGTATTGGCTTATTCTTGCTAATGGTGTAGGAATTATTGACGCAGATTACTATAATAATCCTGATAATGAAGGACATATTTATTTTCAAATAATTAATTTATCTCCTTTTGATATTCAACTTCATAAGGGTGATGTTATCGGTCAAGGTATTATTAAACCTTATTTAATCACCGAAGACGATAATGCTTCTGGTGACCGCGTTGGAGGATTTGGCTCAACTTCAAAGTAATTACCTCAAACCTTAAAGAAAGGAGGTAATTACTTGAATATCCTCTTTTTAGATTTGTCTACTAAATCTACTGGTTATTGTGTATCTAATAATGAGGGAGAAATGTTAGATTATGGATTGTTAACTGCAATTTCCTCTAATAATTTAGATAGAATACAAAAAATACAAGATTAGATTATTGAATTAGTAAAAAAATATAATATAGAGAAGATAGTGGCGGAAGATGTTCATCCTGAAACTTATGGATATTCTGATACTTCACGTTTATTAATGTGGCTTCAAGGCGCAGTAATGTTAGGCGCACATGAAGTTAATTCTTCATTTACTTCCAAAACATTAGAGCTAATGTAGGCAAGTGAATGGCGCAAAAAACTTGGAATTAAAACTGGTCGCAGTATTAAACGTGAAACTCTCAAACAAGCCGATATTGATTTTGTATAGCAAAAATATAATATAAAAGCCAATGATGATATATGTGATGCTATATGTTTATATACCGCGTATTTCACGAAAGAAAGTTCCAATAATGATTTTAATTGGGAGTAATAAATAGGCCTTAAATAAATAATCCTCCTTCTCTTCTTTTAAAATATATTAGAAGTTAAGTGGAAGGAGGTATTTTTTATGTCTGCTTTTATTGCCTAGCATTTTATAGAAATATTTTTTGGTCTTATTTCTGCTGGCCTCTTAGCCTTTTGTAGATATATTTATACTCAAATGAAAATGTATCAAAAATTGGCAGAAGAAAAGAAAGATGAAGAATTAGAAGAATTAATTGAAGAACATATAGCCCCAATCAAAGAAGATCTAAATAATTTGAGATCTTTTGTATTAGAAGAAAAGAAAAGTAGTGAGAGATATATTGAAATAATTCTTGCTTCTTATAGATTTAGATTAATTCAATTATGTCAAAGTTTCTTAAAACAAGGATATATGACTTCAGGACAGTATGAATAGTTAGTCGAATTCTTTAAAGTATATGCAGGTTTAGGTGGAAATGGATAGGCTAAAGAGTACTATGAAAGGACTTTAAAATTACCGCTCAAAGACTAATAAAAAAAAATAAGGGAATGAAACAAAAATAGTTTCATTCCCTTATTTTTTTTATCTATTTAAATAAAAGATTAGTATTATTTATAATTTCTTCACCATAAGTTCCCACTAAATCCGCAATCAATTCTTCTTCTTCTGGTTTTAATGAAATATCATAGCTAAAAATAGCAGCATGAGTTAGTTCATGTGCTAATACTTTTTTTAATTTTTTATTACTAATATTTTCATTAATGTAAATTGTTGAAGTAGGATCATCACAAGAACCTAAAGTATATATTCCAGAAGGCCGCATTAACATAGGATGATTGGAAGATACTAATAGTATCCTCCAATTCCTATTATTAATATTAACCATTCATAGATCCAATTTTAGATGCTAAAGCCTAGATTTTCTTCTCCATATAAGAACGTTCATCATTAGAAGCATCTTCGATCATTTCTACTATATCAGAGCTTAATTCTTGAAGATACTTGTCTAACTCTTTTATCTAAACGCTTTTATCTTTATGAAGTTCTTTGGCTTCTATATACATCTTTCTGTGAACGCCACTACGACCTTCTCTACTGTCATGAGTTTCACGAGATTTTCCACTCGTTGGCATTTCATATTCATGTTCATCATAATCATAATCTTCCCAATCATAATCATATGTCATGGGTTTATAGATTCTTTTTTTATGAGGAGATTTATATTTTTCAGTATAATAATGTGTGGTTTCAGGTAATTCATTCATAGCTTCAGTAATAGTGCAATAATAAATGGCTTCTTCAAGGTCTTTTATCATATCTATTACTTCGCCCATTTCCTTTGTATCAACACATTCTAAATGAGCCATTTGGCTTTCTACTTGAGTTAATAATTGCTTTTTAATTTCTTGGAATTTATCACACATTTAAAAAACCTCCTTATGCCACTCTCTCGATAATTAAGCTGGCATTTTCAACATCAATAGCCTATGAACTCGTGTTTTCAATACTGATTTGAGTGCAACAACCGCCTAACACATCGAGGAATAAAGCACGTGAAACATTATTAAACTACCCAGTAGCAGTAGGAGTAGAAATCATTGTAGAAGTAGTAACTGGCTCTCCATTAATAGCTATAGCCAAAGAAATAGCACCCGCAGTTCCAGTAGTTGGAAGTCCTATATTACCTCCGAATGAAATGCGGAAACGAGCTCTGCGTTGACCGTTCGTAAGACCGCGGAGGGTAACTAAACCGCTACCCTCGCGATACATTATGGAACAGTTTCCAGCAACAGCTGTGTTAGTGAATACTACATTAGAACCAGTAGCAACTGATTGTAAAGCATTAGCCGTTATTTCCATAATTTAACCTTCTTTCTTCAATCAGGAATTACAACCGCATCCTGAACCATATCCGCATCCGTAGCTAGTATAACTAACACCGGTATAAGGATTAGCAACAATATAAGCAGGAGTTGCTTTTGGAGACAACTGATCAATAAGATAAGCATTTTGAAGATTTTGAGAAATCTAATTTTTAAGAGTGCTATTTTCACTGGTAAGAGTCTCAATTTTATCTTGAACAAGGAAGTCAAGAATAGAACGCATATTAGCATTATTGTTGTCAATAATATCGCGGACGCCATCAACGGTAGCCTGACGATTCTGGCAAGCAATACTAGCAAGATTGTAATTAAGATCAGCAAAACTAGATTGAATTAACTGTTTATTCTCGCAGCAGCATTGAGCATTAGTAGCTGCCATATTACTTAATTGCTGAGTTAAATTATTAGTATTCTACATACTTGCTACAGTATCAGCATTAATAGCCTGAGTGATACTAAAGGTATTCTGCATATTATTCATACCCATATTACAGATATCACTCTGTAAAGTACGAGTATTAGCATTATTAGTTTCAGCAAGATTAGCGAAACCACTTAAAAGATTAGTGTTTACTCCACTAAAACCATTGCAAAGGCTAGAAGCTAAACCATTAACCCCGGATTTAAGATCGCTCATGTTAAAACCATAGCCAATTTCTTCTCGGGTTGTAGTGCCTTGGAAACCAGAACCATTAGCACCATTATTACCCCAGCCATTACCGCCCCAACCATTGAAGCAAAATAAGAACAGGATAATAATCCACCATGCTCCGTCTCCCCACATTCCGCCATCATTATTACGATAGCCATTCCCAGAAGCCGCAGCAATATCAGATAATGAATAATTCGGCGTGCTCATTGGATAATTGTAATTAAACATAACAAAACCTCTTTCTATAATTTTATTTATTTAAACCCCATTTGGGACTTAAAACTATTAAATTCTTTATCGAAATTCAAACCTCTTGATTCAAACAAATTACGAGCAAATTTTTCAATGTCATCGGATTGACCGTTCCGTGCCATTTGTAATAAATTATTGCCCATTGGCGTTCCGCCCATTTGATTTTCAAGCATAGATAAAACTAATTGCTATGGATTTTGACCGTTTTTAATCATAGCAATAATTTGCATTGGATTCATTGATTGCATCATTTGAAACTCTCCTTAAAAATTAAACTGCGGTTTGCTCTCTACTGGTTGCTATTGAGCTGGCTAACCCGATTCCTAAGACGGCGCAACCGCGTTATTGGATCCCATGATCTATGCGAATACCTCTTTAATAGAAGTTAAAGTAGTATTAAATTCTTCTCGTGTTATATAATCATTATTAGGCTAAGAAGAATTTGGAATTTCCTTTAATTCATACATATTAATAGAAGCTGTTCCATCCATATTTATTTGTTTTGTATAAATTCTACGATTAGCATAGTCAGGAAAATAAAAAACTGAACCATCAAAATCTATATTCATAGCTCGAACCTCTTCTAAAGAAGCAACGGGTCTAATTCGCTATGTAGTATTGTTTTGAATCACAGGCGTAGCAGTTGTTCCATAAATAGGTCTATTATTACCTATTGGATACTACTGCTATGGATAACCATAAGTATTCATGTTATTACCTCCGGAGAAATATAATAATGAAAGGTTTTATCTTTTCCTTTCATTATTATATGACTTTTATTTTGTGTAAATATATTATAATTACTGACACTTTTTGAATAAAAATTTCACTTACTTAAAATTAAATAAATTTGACACTTTATAATTTTTTATTTTACAATATTTAAAAATTTTTGTATAATTATAATATAGAAAGAATATAAAGATAGAAAAATTTTTTCTAAAATAAACAAAATGAAGGTGATTAAAATTTTTATCGTAGGTGTTTGCGACAATAGCGATTAGCAAAATGACTCATTGGAAGAAATAATAAATCAGTATTTTAAAGAATTTAATTTGCCGGGATATGTATATAAATTTACTGATCCTGAAAAATTAATTGATTCTAATATTGATTATGATGCAATCTTTTTAGGGATTACATTTAAAAAAATGGATGGTATTGAAATAGCTCATCTTTTAAGAACAAATGGGTATATTGGAAAAATAATTTTTGTTTCCTCTCAAACAAGTTATGGAGTAGCTTCTTATGAAGTAAAGGCATTTAATTTTGTCAAGAAACCAGTTAATGAAGAAAAAATTTTTTCTATTTTACATGAAGTTAGAGAAGAAAAAAGGCGTGAATATAAATATTTAGATACTCCTAATGAAGAAGTAAAAATTGATTTGGGTAAAGTATTATATGCTGATATCCAAAAACGAAATTTGTGTTGTCATTTAGAGAACGAAATTCTAAATAGTAAAACTTTAAAAACTTCTTTTGAAAATTATATAGGAACTTTAGTTTATCATCCAGATTTTGTCTTTATTCCGCCAAGTTTAATTATTAATTTAAATCAAATTAAAATAATGAATAAAGATAATTTAACTTTTAAAAATGGTGAAGTTTTATACTTTCCTAAAAAAGGCTATGAAGAAATTAATCGACGATGGAAAAATCCATTTAGATAAAAAAAATAAGGGAGACATTCAGTTAAGAATGTCTCCCTTATTTTTATTGTTTTAAATCATCACTTGGAGTACGATAATTATTTACTGTAGATTCAATCTTCTCTTGTAAATATTTATTCAAATCACCAAAAGCATTATTCAAATACTCTTTAGCGTCATCGCTTAAAATAAGCAATACCGCTTGATAAGTTCTCTAAAATGCTTCTTTTTGAGCAGCTTCATCAAATTTACCTTGTTCTTTAAGAGAATTTACATAAGTTTGATTAGTGGCAATAACACAATTAGTAATTGTGTCAGTAGCCATTTGCACATATTTATTTAAAATATCATTGTTAGTTTTCTTTTGTAATTCCGTACTTTTTGCTTTAATCCAAATAACTATAAAAGTAGTTAAAGCGCCAAGCATAGGAATTAAACATACTTGGAATAATTGATTAATTAAATTTTGATCCATAATATTATCTCCTTTTTCTTACAATAAATTTGTATTAGATCCAAGCCACAGGGACAGGAGTCCAAATGCCAGTAGTAGAAGTTCTATATTTAAAAGTACCAGTTTTCGCGGTTGTATCTATCCATACTAAAGGAGCAGTTCCAGACTCAGGTTGTGTTGATCCAATATAAATAGAATAATCAGTAGTAGTTCCAACTGTAGGAGGAGTGGCATTGTCAACGTATTTTTTAGTTACTAAATCCATATCCTATGTTGGAATATAGGTACTATCCATAGTAATTTTACCATCTTTAGTTAATATATTAGATTTATTTTTGTAAATTAAATTCTCGGTAGAAGAATTAATTTTTTCTAAAGCTTTATTTAATTCAGTTCGGATACGAACAATATCTTCATCAACATTAACTCCTGCTGCTCCTTCAATACCCATTACAGTTAGAAAATCTCCCTACTCACCTTTCCAACCATTTAAAGTAATAGTATTACCATTTATAGTATAATTTTCTGTTTCCTAAATCATAATACCATTATAATAAAGAGTAAGTGTACTACTATCACTAAAATTAAAAGGAATATTAAAAACCGTCTAATCGGCACTAACATCAAAAGTATATTTATTTATAGTTTTTCCAGCAATATCAGCAGGACAAGTAACAGGATATTCAATACCATTAATATTTATTACTCCAATTTGTCCTCCAGTATCATCAATATTTTCATAAGAAACTTCTGATAATTCTGCTAAATTACGACCATTTTCATCATAAGTAGCATAATCCGCGTGGTCGGTATATAGATTTAATCTTTTATCCGTGGTGTCAATATAGAATTTATGAGTATCTTCTGTAAAATAAGCATAGCCCTCTGTAATAGGAGTGCTTTCTACTGTTGTAAATAAAGTTTTTCCAGAATCTAAAGATGGAAAGGGTATTTTCCCATTAACCGCTTTCGCATCATAGGTGACTAATCTATCTGAATCACCTTTTAAAATTTTAAATAGAGCCATCGATCTTCAATAACTCCTTTCTATAAGTTAATGGTATAGAATTAAATTAATAATTCTATACCATTTGGTTTATTTATTCGAGAACAATCCAATAAACATCCAATCCATTACCACCAACAAATCCTTCTAAACGAGCTAAACGCTCCCAAATTTGTTGTACTACTTGACTGTCATCAATTACGTAATAATCTTCTTCTTTTACAATAGAATCTAAATTAAGTTTAGAATAAATCTAAAGACTTGCTGGTAATGTATTTAAATTATATAATAAATTATTAGAATCTTTTTCTATTTTATAAAAAGTTATCATATAATTTAAAGTGCCAGATTTCTTAGTAGCACTATAATTTAAAACCCAAGGAAAAATAATTTTATCTTTATGAGTTAAAGTATCATAATATGGGACTGGATAAATACGTTTTTCATTATCAGCATTAATATACTAAATAATACACATCATATTGGTTAAATCCATAGTGTCAAAATATCTATTTATTTCAAAATAAATAATTTCAGCAGCGTGATCGCCTTCAACTGTAATATAACTATTTTCATTATTAATAGTTCTTGAGTTTAAATCTATCTAAACCAACTTTTCATCTTCTGGAGCTGGAAGAGCAGGATACTTAACTGGAAAATTTTCATCTTGTATTTGATGTAAAACACTATAATAATCAGTTGGATTAGTTATCATTTATCTTACCCCTCAATCTTAAAGGTTCCTGGTTGCGATTTTCTTTCACCCTTCTGGATAATTACAGCTCCTTGAGTAATATTTTCATCTACTTCTGTTGAATTATCAGAAGTTGTCTTTAGAGTAGCACCCTATGCATTTTTCCATTGATATTCATAAATACCATTGCCTAACTCACTAGTATTAGTAACTTTAACAATATATTTTCCATTCTCGATTTTAACTTTTTCATCAATAATGGGTTTTAAATTAGTTGGATCAAAATAATTAGTAAAACTAATTGTATCATAATCTATACTATCTTTATTTTTATAACCATGAACTGATAAAGTGTAATTATCTTCTTCAGTTAAAGTTACAGTTTTGTCAGTACTAAAATCAGAGCCATTCTTTTTCCAAAGATAAGTACACTAAACACCTTCATCATTCTATCCAACAGCAGTAATAGTATTAGAAGAACCATAATAGCATCCATTATCAGGAGAAGGATCAAGAACAATTCTAAAATCTTCACTAATTCCTTCAACAGAAATAGCTAATCCAGCCCATTTAACTTCTTTACTTACTTGATTTGCGGTTGCGCCAAACGCGGTGACACTATAGCTTCCACATCCATCAATTTCACAGTATTGAACTTTTAGGTAGAGGTCATTTTTCTTAGCAGTATAGTTTTCAAGATTAATATCACTACTACTATTAATATAAGAATCTCCATTTTTAGTGAAATAAGTTAATTTCTCATTATAGATCATATCTCCACTAAAAATACTATTATCTTCAATAATTTTTTTATATTCATAACCAATACCACTTTTTAATTCAGTATTAGTTCCTCTATAATTACAAATCCATTTATATTCAATTGTAGTATTATCTGGATTATTTAAAGTATCATTATAAGCTAAAGCATATAATTTATCACCTGTTAAATAAACAGATTTATTGTTTAAAATACTTGTCAAGAAAGCAACATTATCAGGGACACCAAAACCAGCAGATTTCTTTGAATCAATTAGGCTTTCTAAATAACCAGTTAAATAATCAACAGGTTGCGCGGTAACTAAATCTTCATCAATATCTAAAGTTTTATTAATAACCATTTGTGCGGGTAATGTATTAAATACATACATTAAATTATTATTATCTTTTGGATTCTTTTTAAAGAAAATAATAGAAAACTATAAAGTACCAGATTCACTAGTCACTTCATCACTAATTTGCCATCCAAAAATCAATTTTCCAGCAGTACCAATATCAGGACAAATAGCTTCAGAATAACCTTGAACTTGATCGTTTAAATAATACTGAATATAAATCTTAATATCATTAGCCGCCAAATCCTATAAATCAAAATATCTATCAATTTGGAAATAAATTGTTTCTGCCAAATGATCGTTTTCAACAGTAAGTAATTGCGTTTTTCCAAATTCTTTAGTTAATTCAATTTGACGAGTATCAGCATTTATATTTATAATAGGCTCATCTAAAGGTATACGAAGAACAGATGGATCTAATTTCTTCATTTGAACGATACCAGTGATATTACTATAATAGTCTTCAATAGATTTTATTTCAACGATTTTTCCATTAACGTTTTTTATTGAGTTATCTTTAGCTAAAGTATTGATTTTCTTTTGAAGTTCTTCCCATTTAGCTTGTTCGATAACGCTATCATTTTTAACTATCAAATCTATCTCTTCCTTTCTAAAAAATTAGGTTAAATAGTTTCTTTTCCTATTTAACCTAATTTTTTTTATATTTAAATCAATGTATTCTGGCCTATTTAAACCTCATACCATTCTTCTAATTCATCTTCGGGAACTAAAGGAGAGATGGAAAAAAATTCTTTTCCATCTCTCGTTAATTTTTTATTATAATCTGCAATTAATCTATATAATTTAGTCGCAGGCACTCCTGCTAACTATATAGAAGATTCAATAATGCCATTAGAACCCATATATCTATAAACAATTTCTTTTTCCATATTTTATCCTCACTTTACAATAGGTTCTTCTTCAAAGTTTGCTCTATTAGATATCATTGCTTCATAAATTCTATGTAAAGTATTCTTAACACTTTCACCATAACTAGCAACATAATAATATCTAAAACGACCCGTGTATCCATTGACAATAGTAGGCATACCAGTGCGACTAGGAGTAAAAATATTACCAGAGTTATCAGCAGTAATTTGTTTAATTGGATGCTTATTTGTACCAATCTATATTTGAATAGCACCTGTATATCCTTTAAACTAATTACCAGACATATTTAAAATCGTCTAACCTGAAAACGCATTTAAATCAAAATTAAGAATGCCGTCTTTGCATCCTTCTATAATTAAATTATAAGGGGAATAAGATCCCATCTTACTTTGATAAAATGCTTGGGCTCCAAAACTTAATCCTTCAGTTGAAGATGAATAAGGAATTATATTATTATGACTTAAAGGACATCTATAAAATGCCTTAGTGCCAATTTTCTTTAGACAATCACTAAATTGGAAATATTCTAATCCACTATCTAAAATAAAGGCATAATCATCTATTACAGAAATTTTATTACTATCTTTTGGAGCAAAGAATATTGCAGTAATATTAGGATTTACCTGAATACCAACTGCTGCTGAGGGGTTAACTTGGCTATATTTAATTCTTGTAATTGGCTAACCATTATAAGTGGTAGGTAAAGTAATTTTGCCTTTTAAATTCTTAGCTAAGTCAGTCATTGCGAATGATAATTCTCCATCAGAGTTTATAATATCATAATATTTATGAGTAGAATCATTAATTAAAATATTATTATAAACACTAATGGGTTCTCCAATAGCATAAAATTCGCGATCAGCATAGGCTAGTTGTTTAGTTAAATCAATTTTAACTCCATCTTTATCTGCCCATCCAGTTTGTCTCCAAGTCCATTCTAATGGATCTTCTCCTTCTGGCAAATTAGACACTTCTGCATTATTAAAATAATAAAATTCTTCTGGAACAGTAATTCTTTCACCATAATTAAATACTTTTTTTACAGTTGAATCATTAATAATACGGTCACCATTGACAAAAGTGATTGTATAAGATTTGCGTTCAAATCTTGCTTTAAAAACATAATCTATTTTATTAGGTTGTAAAGATAGTGAGTTCCAATTACTTTTTAAAACAACATCTTCTTCGTTTACATTTTTTCCAACAGTAATTACCAACTCTCCCGTATCGTCTTCCCAGCCTTTAAAATCATAAGTTGGCATTTTTTCTTGTAAACTACCAAAAGAAATATAAGTTTCACTAGAAAGAATAGTTGGATCATCAAAAAACTTATCACTAGATGAAGACAATTTCTAAGTTTTTAAAACTTCCTAAACTATTACTCCGTCGGCATCTTCTTTTTCTAAAATAAATTTAGCAGAACATTCTTGTTTAACATTTTCTACAAAAATTATTAAATTAGGATATTTATTCTATAACTCATTTTGAATAACTGATTCATCAATTTGATTATTATTTTTTATATATATAACACCAGATATTTCTGGTTTATTGGTATTAAGACCTCTATAATTATTATAAACATCAATTAACAAATTATAATCAGTTATTATATTATGTTCTTCATTATCTCCATTTATTGTATCTAAATAATAAATCTAATTATTTTTAATATCAGATTTTGTTATTTTACTAACCTAATCTTTTGAAATACTTGTTAACTAAAAATGTCCGTTATCTCTATAATAAGATTTTTTTTCTGGATCAAGAGCTGTTTTAGTATCAGTTAAAAGTCTATAGGGGCTCCATTGGATATTACTTAAATTAATAATACAATTAGATAAATCTAATTTACTATTTTTACTAGCTGAAACATATTTACGCAATAATTTATAACTATTATATCCTAAATTGCCACCTCGAATATCAAAAGTTTTTATCTCGGTTTTTTCTTGACCTTCAATAGCATCAGTAAGACCCTAGATATATAAACCACGATTTTCATCTAAAATTTCAAGTTTTCCAGTAATCGAATTCTTTTCAGGATATACATAATTAGTTATTAATTTCGTTAATAAATTAGCTTCTATTAAACTTAAATAGTTTGTTCGATTAGTTAAATACAAAGTATTTAAAGCTACCCCAGGAGCAAAGTTAACTCTCGGGATATTAGAGTTAGTATTTCTAAAGTTTTCAAGTTTTTCACTTTTAGTTAAATCTAATGCTCCTTGATCTTTTTTAAAGTTAATATTGCAAAGATTCATTTCTTTAAGCAAAGGCATTCCACCTTTTGAGAAAGACCAATCATTTACATCATTATTAAAGTATTTATTACCACTTTCATCTTTTCCATCATATCCTAATAATAAATCAGTTAAACGTTCCATTTTTCCTTCAGCGGCGAATTCTTGGAAATATAATTTACTTAAATCACCGAGAGATTTCATTTGATCCATTCCATAAATATAATATAATTGTTCTTTATAATTACCGCTACTTATAATTCCTTTTTTAATATCAGGAGCTACATATTTAACTGGTTCTAAACCATTATATTTCTTTGAAGGAAAATTCTCTCCATCTGTACCAATAGTAACATAAGCATTGCGCGCAGGTTCCATGCTAATCCAATATTCACCATCAAACATATGATTTTTTTCTTCAAATTCAATATTATTTTTCCAATATTGAGAATTTGTAATTAATCCATCCATATTCTAAGTATTAGTGCCTTCAATCCATTTATCAGATGTATTTTTAGGATTATTTGCAGAAATACGGCTTCTAATATAACTTCCTCCACCATTTCTGGCATAAGTACCGACAGTTAACCAAGAGTCAATATAATTAAGACGATTGGCTAAAAATTGCGCACGATAAAGATTTCTATCTCCTTGTAAAGCATAAAAATATTTATCATCTTCAACATCATATGACCCTCCGTCAGTTAAGCGACCAAACACTGGCATATTTTCAGCTTTAGAATTTGTTGGAATAATATACTTAAATTCTTCATCCAAACTTGATGCAATAATTGGTCGGTCTCCTAAAACCGCATAACTGCCAGAGAATACTGAAGGATCAGTACGATACCATTTATCTACAATATCACTTTTTTTAGCACCTGCTTCAGCGCCTTTAGTAAAAATTTTATTTACTCTTGAATCATTTGGACTATAAGAATTATTTTGAGTTCCCATTAATTGTTTATATTTATCCACCATCTTACTTCTAAAGAAAGTGTAAAAATTATTCCAAAGAACACTATCATTAGTTGAGAAACTTCCTTCTTCAGTGGCATCAATATAGTATTCAAAAGAGGGGATACCAGTATTATTAATTCCTAATTGGGTATCAATATCATAAAAAATGGGATACCAAACATAATGTTGTTTACCTGTAGATCTTTGAATATTACCTTTCTAGGGGCCCCAAGAAGCAAACATTGCATTTTTTCCACGAGAATCATAACATTCAAAAATTTCCGTCATCAAAAAATAAGAAGCTAAATATTCAATATCAAAGAAATTACTTAATTCATTTTTAAATTTAGCTTGACGATATTCTTTACTATCTTTAGTATAAGTAACAGAGCCATAGGTTACCGGGTTGGGCAATTTCCATCTTTCTTTAATACGATCTTCATCTTTAATAAAAGAATAATAAGTTAAAGAAGAACTAAATTGATCAGAACTTAATACATAAATTTCATTTTTACTATCAGTTAAAAGATAATAAGTATTTATTTTATATACTTTACTTAAATCATTTGTAAGTTTTATACTTATATAATTTACTTTATTATTTTCTTCAACCTATTTATAATATCTTAACTCAGGGTTATAATCTTCAGAAGCTAATTTATAAATAATTTTTCCATCTTTATTAACTCCATCTTCAATATAATAAGTATTGGGAGTATATATAGCTTCCGCAAGCCCTTCAACTTTAGTATAAGTACCCATAGATGGAATTTTTAATTTCTATCCATCTTCAAATTCAATATCGCAATCTAAACAAGTACTCCAAACCCAACTAACAGCATCTTCCCAGTTAGACATTAAAGCCAAGAGCAATTCTTGTTTACTCGTGTGCTCTTTAATATTAAATTCTATTTCTTTTCCATCAGGATTTTTTATAATCCATTTAATAGATTTTATTCCAGTAAGCTCATCTGTTGTTTCTTTTTTAGTAAGTCTATCAGGAGCTACATTTTTTAAGTTTTTTCCAACAGCTTCAGTTGCTGTTCCATCTTCATCCTCCCAGTTTACTAAATTAAATAACTATTTAGCAATTAAATCATCATTTGAGTTATATCTTGGTTCAAAAGAATCAACAACTTTTGGAGCACCCTAAGTTAAATAAGCAGTAGTTGGATTATTTAAATCTATTTCCATATTAGGAGCCCTGAAAGATAATTTATAACGATTCCAAGGATCACGGAAGGAACAATAAGTTCTTGAGTTATTCTAAAATTCCCAACATTCAGCGACATCTCTTACTTTAGGATTGCCCGTAATTTGATTTTGTAAAATCTTTTTATTTGGTTTAAATCCAAAACATTCATCTGAGCCTTTATCTAATAACATATTATATTTGCCAATAAAAATACAGTTATTACTATTTTCCTTAGAGTAAGTATTATCATCGTTGGACATATAATGGAAAGCTAAGACGGGGAATCCTTTTACCGAAGTGCGATAATCTTCTAAATTTCCATATAAATTATAATTATCAAAAGAATCTTTATAGTCTTCTGCTGGATGTTTAGAATAAATCTCGTTAACTAAATTAGCAAATCCTCTATTATAATCTCCAGAAGATTCCATAAAATCTATTTTTAAAGTAAATTTAGTAGTACCGACTGTCTTATTATCCATATAAAACCATTCTAAATAGCAAGGATGTTTAGCTATATCTTCATTATACTAGTCTCCTGCTTTTTTATAGTCTTCAGCAAATGGGCCTCTATTTAAAAGCATTGATTCTTTGCATTTAGCTTTATAATTACGACGAGGATAAAATTGTGAAGAAGTACCTTGAACTTGGAAAGTACATCCATTAAGAACAGTTATAAAACTAGGACAATGATGCATATAATAATTCTATACCGCAGTATATTTTACTACTTCTTCCTATGTTTCTTCATTTTTTTCGATTACAGGTTTCCATCCTTCTTTTATAGCAACTTTTTCTAATTCACCACTATTGTAAGCAGCGTCTAAAGCAGTATTAACAAATTCTAAAGTTCCTTCCTAGCTTCCTTTTGCTTTAGAATAAGGTAATCTATTATCCGTATTATTTTTATTATTTTTAGTAGTCCTTAGAATAATATAGGGCATTAAAGGTTCAGTCGGATGATTATCATTATACTTTTTCATTTTAGTATAAGAAAATACATCATCTTTTAATACCGTATTGTTTTCATAAAGATCTTTTTGGTCCCATTGTTTTATACTTCTCTTATCAAAAGCGTAATTTTGGACTATTTCAGGAATAGTTAAATCTGTATCATAAACTCTAATACTATAAATATCAATATCACAAGTATTAGACATAAATTTAATGAAATCAGAATCAATATTCCAAACATCACTGCTACAACGTACAACACTAGTTAAAACGCCATTCATAAAAATTTCTAATAATTTAGAATTTCCGCCTTCTATATCACTTTTCTTTTTAGTATAAACAAATGAAAGATTTAGCATTTCATTTTCAATAAAATCAACTGAAACTGTTTCTTGAGCGCCATTGGCTGTAAATACAGCATCCTATGGACTAAAATAAATACCAGGAGATACAGAGCTTCCTAATTTACCATACGCACAAACTAAATTCTTTAAATTAAAGTCTTGTTCTATTTTATCATACTCTAAATCATCATAAGTATAATTAGTTGTCGGTAAATATTCTTTAGTTAAAAACTCATCATAATTAAGATATTTATTTTGGGCTTTAAATTTATCCCAAGCATCATTATCTTCCCAATTATCTTTACTTACTTTATATCTAGTATATTTAGTTATAACTTTAGCATAATTTTGAGGATTCTTTATTTTAAATTGAATCTCAATAGTAGCAGATGATGATCCATCTTTAAAAGCCATTTTTCCAACTGGGATAGATACTTCAGCCCCATTGCTTACTCGTAAACAAGTCGTATTATTTTCATCAAAAACCCAACCATTATTATACCAATTAAAATTTTTAAATTCTACATATTTATTATTATTAATTAAATAAGTTTCACGACCTAATTTTCCTTCTGAATTAGAACGACCAGTAGCTATAAAATTAACTTTTAAATTATCTTTTTTTACTAACTTCATATCTCTTAAAGGGTCAATTAAAATTGTAAAATTAAAATTACGAGAATAAGAATAAGGATCAGTACCAACTTTAATAGTATAATAAGAACTATCATCTACAGTTAAATTAGTAATTTCCCAATATTGCCATTCTCTAACTTGCGAACTATCTAATTCTCTAGTTCCTACTTGAACACCATTTTTATAAAGAGTTATAAAAGCTCCATTATTATTTGGATCTAATACTTTGAAAGGAATTCTTATCGTTTCATAAGTATAATATTCTGTCTTAAAATCTTGTACCCAAATTAAAGGCATTTTATTACCTGATTCTTGAATAACAATTTCTTTTTGAATAAAATCTGTTCCTGCTCCTTTTTTAGAATTATTCATTAAATATAACTTTGCTTTTATTATATGTTCGCCATGAGTAAAATAATTCTTTAAAGTAGAAACTTTATCAGTCCCTAATATATTTGTATCAGGAGTAATAACAAAAGAATCTTCGGAAGAAGAATCAGTATCACTATAAGTTCTATCTAAAACTAAATAATCATCAAAATAAACTTCAACAGATCTAGCAATATCTTCAGACATTAACCAACTAACAGATATTTGTCCGTTATCAATTGGACTATCATTACTAAAACTACTTTCTTTCCAACTAAAAGAAAGATGATGTTTATTAATATTAATAGTATCAGAACTTTTCTAAAATCTATTATTCTCTGTATCAGGATTATAATAAATACTAAAATTAATCTCGCTAGAACACGAATTTCTTAAAATATTAGTTAAATCAATTTCTTGTGGAACATTATGTTCGTAAGTGGTTGGAGGAGAAGTGTAATATACTTCTTTTTCTGTCGCACTTTTAATTTCACTTATAGTTATAATTCCTTGTACAGAAGAAGATTGTGGAATGCCTCCAACTGTTCTACATTTAACTAAAACTTTTACTTTAACATCTTCTTCATTCAAGATATCAACAGGACTATCATCTGGAATTCTTGTTAAAGAAACAGTTCCTAAGACTTTATTTTCAGAGTCTCCCTCTCCGCCACCACCTGCCCCAGCAACAGTCAATTTTTCACATCTCGCACATTCTTCGCGATTTTCATTCAAAGCAAATCCTAAGATTCGATAAAAACATCCGTCTAAATTTAAAATTAAATCATCTACATGACAATTCGTTATAGATAATTTTGACAAAAGAATTAAATAAGCCACTGGGTTTTCATTTGCATCATATTCAATTTCTACGGTATTATCTGTACCGTAAATTACTTGAACACCACTAGATCCTATTGGCATTTTATTTTCCGTTGCCGTATCTAAATAAACTCGACCTGTATCTGTTGCCACATAAAAATATCCATCACTTTGAGGGTATTCTTTTATTTTTTCTTCTGGGCCCTGCACAGGACGAAAACGTATCTTAGACATAATTTACTCCTTTCTATCCTAAAAAAAATATGGGGAAAGAATATTTCATCTTTCCCCATAAAAACATTCTTCTATATAAAATAGAAAAAATTATATTTATTATTAAATAATATTGTCCTTAGAATGTTCCCCACTCTAACTCAAAATTAACTTTAGCATTAGATTTTTCAGCTGTCGCAGAAACATTTACTTTTAAACTATCACTAGTAAAAGTAATTGGTTCATTTTCAAAATCAGCACCAGCAATTTTAAGTCTAGGAATTAAAGTATCAGTTCCATTAGTTGTATAACCATTCGCCAAAATTTCTTGGTGAGTATTTTTTACTGTAAAAGTCTTTTGAGTAGATTTTACTACATGTCCTTGGGCATCAATCTCAGTTGGTTCGTTAATAGTAATAGTTTGTTCATCAGCATAAGCTTGAGGAACTGGAGGATTTACAGTTAAAGTATTACTATGCTTAATGGTAACAACTTTAGAATTAGTAGGATTATTTTCTGAATCTTTTAAAACTTCTGTTTCTAAAACAATACCACTTTCACCGCTAAGGGTGTAATCTAAAAGTTCTTTAGTAGAACCGAGTTTAATAATAAAACCAGTAGTGCTATTATCATTAGCTCCTTCGACTTCAGTGACGGGATCATCTGCAGAAGGCACATAAGTCCATTTAATATCGCCAGTAATAATTCCATCAACTTCTTTGCCAGAAGCAATAATTAAATCTCCAGTGCGTAAATAATGACCTCCCCAAAGAACATCATCGGCTCCAGTATAAATAAAAGTATTACCCTCAGCAATATTAGGATTTTCATTAATTTTTGTATCATCATATACAATTGCTCCATTAGCGATCTGGAATCCGCCACGGAATACCATAGCATTGATAGTTCTAAGTTGATTATCAATATCTTGTTTATTATAAACAGGAAGAGTTAAAACACCATCCTTAAACTTATAACTACCACTTTTACCTTCTAAAACAATTTCTGGATCAATGTCAGTAGATAAAGTTGTACTATTTTTTCCTTCAACACCAGGACCACCAACAGAAGCGGTAAAACCAGTACCAGTAGCATGATTAGTAATAGTAAAATCATTAACTGCTTTATCAACACTTAAAGTATAATTTCCCGTAGAAGTTTCAGCAATATTAACATTACTACCAGCGACAATATTAAAATTACCCGCATCAGCATCAGCGTTCTTTAAATTAATATTTAAAGTTTTTTCATTTAAAGAAGAATCTAATTGATAGTTAATTCCTTTTAAACTTAATTTAACAGCATCCACACCCTTATCATCAACAGCGGGAACTGCTTCAACTTGAATATAATCACTACCGATAATATCATAAGTCTCAGTAATAATATTACCACTGCTGTCAGCAATAGTATTGGTTATAGAAGCACCATTGGGTTTTTCAGGATTACTATCTACTGATACATTACTAACTTCTTTATTAATATCTAAAACAGTATCAGTATTTGTCTAAATCCAGCCATTACCATTGTTAATACATAAAATATTTTTATCTTTTACATAATAAAATTCACCTGCTGTATTTTGACTAAAGCTTTGAGGCAAACCTGCGGTAGTATCAACTATATTAATACCCTAATTTACAGGAACGCAATTATTTTCATCTACACCATAATAAAGACGACTTGGTTTTTTATAATCTTCTGCGGACTTATTATCATTAATTACTAAATAAAACGCACCAGGTTTATATCTACCTGCCACATTTTCGAATTCGGCTTGAGAGCCTTTTAAAAACTTAACGTTCAATCTTTTTCACTCCTTTAAATATCAGCCCAAGAAACAGTTTGTTCGACTGCTTCAACACGAGTTACCAAATTATCAGGACCTTTATCTACTAAATATTTATTAGCTATATTGATTGTTTCAATATCTCCCTAAGTTAATGTTCCTACTGGCATATTAATCCATGTACCAGCATCAGTAAGAATATGTTTTCCTTTAATTTCATGTAAAGAAACTGGGACTAGCCCTGGAACTGTACCCTTAAAAACAGGAGCTAACTTAGCTAAATTTTCTTCCGTAGATAATTTTTCAACAATAGAATTAATTAAAGTCTCATTATTTTCTAAACCCTAATTAACCCATTTTTTTTGTTCTTCATCATAAATTAAAACTTGATTTGTTTTAACTTTATCAAGAACAATATCACTTAAATCGCTTAACTTACCTGCGGAACTAATTCCACCGCAAATTAGACGACTACCTAAATAAAGTTCTCCAGAAGAATCATTTTCCTCATAAATAAAATATAAAGTATCATTGTCCCTTTTAGTCCCTAAACTTTCAAAAGCAGTTTTAGAACCTCTGACAAATTTTACATATTTATTTAATGTATTAGGCAAGATAATCGACTCCTTTCTATTATTTATAAAATCTTTTTAATCAATACTAAAAGGGTTTGGCCTATTAAGACCAAACCCTTTATTTAAATTAAGTTGTTTCAGATGGAGTATCAGTATTGTTTGAATTTTTCTTTAAAGCATCAACATCAGTTCTTAATCCAGTAATTAAATCATTTAATTCTGTATCTTTATCCTATAATGCTTTAATAGTTTTATTCAATTCCGCGTTTTTATTTTGTAAAGCTACAATTAAATCAAACATTCCTGCTACCGTTTTAGCTCCATTATCTCCAGAAGTCGCATTGTATGTAAGACCACGGACCGCGCTTTCATTTAATTTGCCACTTGCTAAAGTATTTATATCGGCTAATGTGCCAGTATAGCCACCTAAAAGATTAGTTTTTAAAGTATTTAAACTACTCATAGTAGCTACTTTATTACTATTGCTATAAGTTCCATCAAAAGTAATAGGTAAATCACTTTCTTGTAAAGCACTTCTTGAAACGGTTATTAAACCATCTTTTTCTTCTACTGCCGTAACAAATTGTTTATCTACTTTATTATCAGTTTTATCTAATTTATCAATAGCCTATTTAATACTATAAGCAACAGAATTAGTCGTAGATACAGTTCCATTTAATACATCAATTTTACTGCTTAAATTACTAATATTATCTCTATCAGCATTAATTCCCTATCTTAATCCATAAAGAGTCGGGATAGTATCTTTACCAAAATTATTGTTAGATTGACCTAATAAAGTATTATATTTACTATCACTATTATCAATTAATTTACTAATACTATCATTAAGAGTTGTATCTTTAGTAATAGTATTTAATTTATTGTTAATAATATACCCTTCGCCTAATGCTAAAGTTCCTAAATAAGATTTCTCACTACTTAAAGCTCCAGTAGTATCAGTAAAACTTAAAGAAGTAAAAACATTACCTTCTTTAGTATTAGCATAAGAACCTTTTGGAATACTAACTGAAAATGTTTCTTCTTTTACAATATGTCCCGCTCTATCAGTAAATAATTTAGGTAAAGTAATAGAAGAACCAAAAGTGCCAAAATCGACATCTTTGCCATAACTTTTTGATGCTTTACTTACATCTAAATTATTATGAATAATTTTAATAACTCCATTATTTTTTTCAATATTAGCATCTACTGAAATCAAATTATCTCCTTCGATAGTCGCAGATTTCATATAATTATCATTAATATCATTATCAATCTCGGTAGAAAAATAAATAAGCTTATTAGTATCTAATTTATCTAAACTCATTTTTCTATTAAGAGTATTTAAAGCACCCTTAATATTAGTTTTATCAAAATTAGTAACGGAATCATTGCGGTTTTGGCCGTAAAGTAAATCATAGGTATCACATACCGCATTACCAAGAGCAGGAAGCTTTACAACAAGAGATTTGCGGTCGTAACCATCTTCGATCGGCTCACCAACAACATTATCCTATTCTACATTATAATAAAATCTATATCCTGACTAACTTAATTTATAATTAATACTATTTTCTGTCGTATTATCATAAGAACGTTTTGCTTTATTGAATCCTTCTTTATTATAATAAATATTATTATCATCTAAATCAAGTTGGAAATTAGTAGGAACTCTTAATTTATAAAGTAAATTTGTGCTACTTTGATCTGTGGTTATCGCAGGTCCAAGCTCACTTTCTAAATAATAAATGCGCCCCTCAGTTTTAGTATCGCTATTATCTAATTTATAATGACTGTCAGCTTCATCGTAATAATAATACTTACCTGATTGATATACAATATTAGTGCTATCAACCGCAACATATGGGTCTTGAGGAAGCAATGGATAAATTGAAAAATTCGGAACAACAGTATTTAATTCAGCAATCTAAACATAAGTCTCTTGATTATTGATGTATTGTTTTATCCAAACTGTAGAATCATAACCGCGACCATAAACAGGATAATCTATTTGATAATTTAAATTATACTATTCATCATCGACTCTATCATTAGTAATTCTAGTGAGATATTTCCACTCTTTAGTCCCGCTCGCGGTTACGTTTCCCACATATAAATACCATTGGTTGCTTCTTTTAACTTTTACTAATTTTCCATTCTCACATAAAATAATATGAGAATCACTTCTATCAGAAGGATCATCATACATAATTTTATTATCAAGATATCCTACTAAATATTGAGTAGCAGGAAGGCCATATTCAACTAAAACATAGCGTCCTAAAAATATACCATCACTCGTACAACTATTATCCATTTGAAGTCTATTGCTATAAATTTTATCAAAAGTAAAGGTTGTTTTTGAAGTATTAGTTATATTACCATAAAAACCCATTATCAACCCTCCTCAAATAAATAATCTATAATAAGATATGCTTCTTGATTTTGATTAATCAAATTCATAGAGCTTCTATCAAATTTAATCAAATTAATAGTAGAAATACCTTCTAAATCTAATTCATAAATACCAGTATTTCCAACAATAATAGCATTAGTGCTATCATTTAAATAAAATTTCGTTCCTGGCAAAGTCTAAATACCTAATTGAGTAATTAATACATTTTGATTATTATTTTTAAATGCGGTTCCTGTAATTAATTTACTCATATTAACATCACTTGGATAGTTCTTAGAATTAAGACCTTCACCATAATAACGAATTTGTCTTATCTTTCTTGCCATTTAGTGGTCCTCCTTAATATACTCTTGATATCGCTTTGGTGGCACTAATAGACATTGAACCATTATAAGTTAATGGAATAGTTATTTTATTAACTAAATATTCTCCTTCAACGCCACTTCTTTTATCTTCAATATAAATTCTATTATTAGGCTCTAAATAATAAACTGGGATAGTAGAAATTGAAACGCTCTCCGCGCAGTAAGCGGTCGTATAAAGCAAATCCTCAATCTCATCAACTGCGCTTTTACCCTTAGAGCTAATTTTAAAATAATTATCATATCCAGAAGGAATATTAATCCAAATATATCCGCTTTCTGTTGGATAATTATTCTAAATGATAGAATCATAATCAGTCTATGTCATAAATAATACATCAGGTGTATCTCTATAACATATAACTTTTACATTAGTATCATTAATTGCTTTTGTTCTATCTCCAATCAATTGGACTGAATATTTAGCAATATCCGCATTTTCTTCCCCAATAAAATCAAACCAAAAATTTAAATTCTCAGGATTATTCTTTACTTCTTCCTTGAAATCTAACTTATCATAATCGTAAATATCTCTCCAGAAAGAGAATAAATCTACATAATAAGTTTCATAACCAGTTATTCCAGAAGGATAAAGGTCAGGATTAGCGGCCGCCACTTTACTGGCAAAATCATCTGCGTAATTATATTGATAATAATCTACAGCCATACGATATAAAACTTCGCGCCAATCGCAATAAATAACTCCAGGTTCATTCTCGCTTTGATACCATTTGTTTTTATAAGTCTTTTGCTCTAATTGCGGATTCATAGTATCAAAAATATCATTATTATACATTGTAGATTTATATCTATTTATATCATTATCATTTACAATAATCGTAGTATACTAAATAGGCTTTTGGTCTATTGCGTATCTTAGATGAATAGGAATTTCGGCCCCACTCGCACTTTCTCTCTATCCCCAAATAGAAAAATCATTTCTTAAATTGGCAATCTGTGGAGTATTATTAAAAGAAATAATTGTCTATCCGTCTCTAAATGAATAAATTGAAGATGAAGAATAAACCGCAGGCTCAATATAACTATCTCCATTAGAATTATTTACTATACTAGTCCAAGACTAATATTCATAAAATTTCTTTCTTTGAAAAATAAATCTACCGTCTATGTCATAATAATATTCAAAACAACTTAGCATATTTTTAATTTTGTCTAATACACTAGCCACATTTTCACCAACACTGGTGATAAGATCTCCAGCGTAAACCAAATCACAAATACGATAACCAACTGTTTCATTAGTTGTTCGACTTACAATAGTATAAATAGTCCCATTGTTTACTAATCTTACTTTAGTTGGCTCAGGAGCATCATCTAATAATTTATTACTATCTAAATTATCAAATTTAATATTGCTTGTATCAGTTATTTTTACATTATTTACATCTAATAAATCTGGCAATGTCTCTATTGAAGCATTAACTATTCTATTAGTTTGCACGTCTTTAAAAAAATACATAGTTTCATCACATTTATTAGCTAATAATTCATAACCATATTGATCTAAATCATTAATAACTATATTACTTTCTTTTTCTTTACCATAAACTGTAAGAAGTTTTTTAACAATAGTCTAAATAGGAATTTGAATTAAATTTAAATAACTTTCTCTTAAATAATATTCTTTATTACTAAATTCTTCTTCATCTAAAACATAATAAGTAGTTTGTTTATTCTAAGTAGAAATATAATAAACATTATATTTCTTAGCTTCTTCCTCACTATTGACAATATAGCAATATTTACCTTTTATGTAGTTGTCTCTGGTTATATTATCTTGTTTATTATAAGTATAAGTAATTATTTCTTCCTATCCAAAATCTATAGAAGCAGGTAAATCTCCTCCCAAATCTCCATTCAGTAAGCACATTTTATCTTTACCTTGAATAGATATGCTATATGAGCTAGTACTTTGAGAAGTATTAAAAGAAGTAATTAAATAAATACCTTGATTAAACCAAATAATATCTGGATATTTACTGTCAATCTTATTTTCCAATCCAATAGCCAAACTAAATTTAGAATTTAAACCCCAAGAATACTGCCTATATAATTTCTCATTCGTCATCATAGTAAGGGAACAAGACCTGCGGACCGCAGATGTTCCATCAATATTAATCGATCCGCCGGTTATCTTGCCCTCTATGCTCTCTATTGGCAATTCATCAAATGTTAATAACTCAATACGAGCATAAACTACTTTATGTTTAAATTCATCTAACTTTTTAAGAAAGTCGGTATCATATTGTCTTTGAGTCTTCATAATCCTCTACCGCCTTTCTTAAAGTATCAATAAATAAAGTATATGTTTCATCAACTGTCTTTTGCAATCCTGCTACTTTATTATTATAATTTTTTATACAAGTCTAAATATTATTCTAATTTACATTGTAAAATGGATCGTCTTTAGTAAAATTAGGATTGCTTTTATCTTGTTCCAATTCTTTAAAATCTTTTAAAACCTTTTTAGCTCTTATCCAATTTTGCTTTAATTGATAAATTGTAGTTGTAATATAATTCTAACCATTAAAAATTCTATAAGTAGTTTGATTATCATTTTCAAAAGAGTAAACTACTTCTTGACGTTGAACTGATAATTCGCATAAAACACCTGGATCGATTTCAATAGAAGTAATATCAGTTAAGTCTTTAATCTAATATTCATTCTTCTAATCAATACCAATAATTTGTTTATCATCTTCATTTATTCTAATATTACAAGCCCAATTCTTTTCACTAACTAATACGCCAGAATCATAAATTTCTTTCTTAGTATATCCATCAATATAGTAATCTTGTTCTTCAATTTGACTTACTAAATAAATATGATAAATTAAAGTAGGATCAAAATCCGCACGTTTAATTTCTACAGAATGATCTTTTTCTCCTTCTTCTTCACTAATTGCTCCGCCGGGAGTAGTATAAAAATTAACTTTATTACTTGTATATAATTTCTATACATCACGTTTAGTAAAACGCAAGAAATAAATTTGGGTTACTTTATACTTAAAATCATCATTATAAAGATTTAAAATATTACCTTCAGTTCCATAATATTGCTCTAAAGGCAAATCCGCAACTTGAATATCATTAATAGTATCAAACTTACTTGCCTGCTTACCATAATAAGAATACACAATAGTTCCTTGTTGTAAGCCCGCGTCAGATAATTCTACCACTTTAACACTATAGATTGGAGCAACATGATCTATTAAGTAAGCACCTGTAATACCAATAACAATTTCTTCTCCATCAATACTAAACTTATCTCCAGGAGCAAAACCTTCAAATCGAATCGTTATCGCAGGAGAATTAGCTAAAATATCTTTGGTCTATAAACTATAATGATTTCCGTCATAAAGCAATTCAAACATAGGATAAAAACTTAATGTTTGTAATAAATTATCTAAACAAGTTTGTTTATTTGCTTGTAATTTATTAATTTCTACCTAAGTCAGATTTTCATCTTTCAAGTTATCAATATAAGTATTTACATCATCAATGTACCCATTAATTTTATACCATCCATCAAAAGAAATGCTATCCCATTTAAGAATTTCGCTTTCGGGTGGGTCCGCGTCAATAAATCCATAAGTAGTAAGATTATCAAAACTAACTTTATCAATCTCATAAGCAGTTCCACTAAATGTATGAAGCATACGCCCTAATTTATCTTCTGGACTTAGACTTACATTTAATAAACGCACAATAAAGTTTCCTTCGGTTGGAGACTTAAATAACTTAGGTTCTCCATCAGTTAAAAATTCTAAAGCTTTAGTTTTAAATTGACGCTCTATATTAATATTATAATCAGTTAAATCGGTTGATGTAAAATCTTTAATTTCATCATCACCCAATTTATTCATAAATAAATGGTCTTCATCCATTAGATAAGAAATTAAACCACTTATCGGGAATTCGTGATAATAAGTATTTCCATTCCTAAAAATATAAGGATATTGGCTTCCAATAGTATCAGTTTTACTTTCAAGAGTATTAATTTTAAAACTGCTTACTTTTGGATTAAATCTTATTTTTAATAACTATCCATTATTATATAAAAAACTATCTTCAAAAATGCTATATACAGTATTAGAAAAGATTTTATTACTGCGAACCGCGGTTTCATCGCTATATTGCTGAACTGCATATTGATAACTAAATCCATGTTCGACAGTAAAATCTCTATACAATTCTCTTGAAGGCGTTTCGCCAACTAATTTAAATTTTAATACCGTATTCCAAGTGTTGAAATCATCTTCACTACTGGCTCTTAATAAAGCAAAAGCCCCAGTAGCAGGAATTTCTAATCCTGTTTTTTTATCGCGGATTCCATTTAAATTAATTTTTACATATCCATTATTTTCATCCATGACCGCTGAAAGTGTTGCTTGTAATTCTGGATTAATAGTTTCTCTATTAACGATTTGGTATCTAACGCTTTCTGCTTCATAATTATTAATAGTAGTTATAGAGTATTGAATAAAATAATTTTTATTTTTTTGTAATTCTTTATTTAATTCAAAACTATCATAACTTTCATTTAATTCTGTATCATTAATTGAATTATGTAATTGTTCTCCACTATCCGCAAAAATATTACCATTTTCATCATATACTTTAAATCTATATGAATAGACTTTTTCAGTAATATCATCGTTTTTTTCTTTTTGACTATATACTCCAATAAAATCTGTTTTATTTATTCCTACTAAATTATCTTCAAAACCTTTTATATAAACTGCGGGCTTAGTCGTACATTTAGCAATACCAACTGTAGAATAATATCCAACTACTCCACTTGTGTTAATATATGCTAATTGAATTTTATAGGACTAACCTGGATTTAATTTATATTGGATAGGTTTCCCATTATTAGTAATTGATTTAAGATTTATATTAAAGGTAATAGAACCTTGTTCTAAGCAACCGCGGACTTTGCTTGGAGTAAAATCCGCGGTTGTTCCCTAAGCAATTACTACATTACTTGATACTGTTTTAATTATATAACACAATCCTGAAACTTCTGCCATACTAACCGCACGATTCATTTGAAATGGAATAGTAATTTCCTATCCAACAAATGCTGGTAAAGTTCCAGATATAATAGGTGGATATAATTTATTAACCATTTTATCCCTCCTAATTATTTTCGTTATTCTTCTCCTCTTGAAGATCTACCAATCTATTCGTAAAATCTCTTAATTGTTTTAAGCACTCTCCCATAAGAATAGTGTCTTCTCCTTTGGTTGTTACCAAAGAAAGAGTATTATATAAAACCTTTAAGAAATTAATATCTCTTTCATTCATTTTCCTTTTTCTCCTTTTTAACCAGTAATTTCTTTTCCATTAACTGTTAATGAACCAATTATTTTTACTTCTCCCTGTAAATAAACAGATGTATCAGACACATTTAAAGCACTTCTTCCAGCGGATAAACCCGCGATAGTGCCGTCTAAATATACTCGAGGCTATCCATAGCCCGTTTGCCCCCAATAATGCAAATAGACATTTCCAGTTTCTCTTTTATAATTAAGAACTTCACCAACATATGATAGTCCACTAATAGCTTCATCAGCTTTACCCTAAGCATCTGCTATACCTTGAATCCATTCCGCTGATGCTTCAGTAAGATCTTTAGCTTCCTTGGCAGCTTTACTAGCTTCAGCTGCTGTACTTCCAATCTTATTCAATATATAATTTAAACTCTAATTACCATAGGTCCAAGTAGATCCAACTACACCATTATAATTAATAATAATATCATCTTTAAATGTCCCACTGTTCACAGTAATATTATTTGTTGTAATATTTCCTGTGTTCAAATTAAAATAAGTGCCAGTATTAGTGGAAGCATTATAATTTTTTGACTATAAATAATAAGTGCTAGCTCCAACACTTAATAAAGTAGTTGGTGTCTAATTACTATTTTCCACGGGGGTATTTATTTTTAAAAAAGGCTCATCTTGACTTAATAAAAAAATACTCTTTTTATTTTTTTGACCATCTATTTTACTATCTTTTAAATCAATTAAAAGACCATCACCATTATCATAACCAGCAGATTTTATTTTCCCAGAATCGCCTTTAATTTCAATCTAACCATTTCCAGATTTACCGAATGTAGCGGTTCCATCATCTTTTAAAGCATAAACCTACTTACCTTGATAATATCCATAAACACCAGTATTTTTACTAAGACTACTATCAGCATTACTATCACCAAAAGACCCCATTAAAACGCCAGTAAATGTATTGTTATTTTCTTTTTTACCGGCTGCGATCTAAGCAACACCAATAAAATTATTATCATTATCTATATTCAGCTAACCATCCCATTTATTTACCATTGCTGATGGATATTTATTCTAAATAACTAAGATAGGTTGGCTCCAAATTACATTACTTTCCTATTTTCCTTGAACTCCATAAACACTTACGCCATCAACATAAAAATTCATAGGACTTAATCTATATTCTTTTTTCTTATCATTATATTTAATCTAACCAATAAATTTATCTGTAGACCCAATAGGATAAATGCTCCATATCGCATTTTCATCCACTTTACCATCTACGAATAATTTATAAGGCTCTTTAGAAAATACAGGTTCGCCATTACTTAAATAAATTACTTCAGTTGGGCCATTTATATAAGCGTTATCTTTAGTAGTAATGGGAACTGGATAATAAGCAGTTAAATCATAGTCTCCCCAACCAGATAGTGTCACCTATAGAATAATTAAATTATTCATTATAGAATTTGTGGTATTAACACTTAACTTACAACTCTATTCATTTTCATTATTTAAACTAACATTATTAACCGTTGAACCGTCCATAAATTTCCAGGTCCATTTACAATTATTAAAATTAGTAACCTCTTTACCTTCATTATCATATAACTAAGCCTTGAAAATATACTTATCCCTCACACCACTTCTAATAGCAGTAAATACTTTATTATTTAAGCTTTCGTGGGCTACCATATCAATTACTAAAGTACAATCAGTACCATTAGTTCCTGCCTATCCAAAAGTAAAATCCTTAATAGCAGTATAAACAATACCATCTTTTTCTACTTTAGCAATTACAGTATTATTAGATTTATTAGCACTATAAAAAGTGTTAATAGTATAATTTAAAGAAAACTCTCCAGGAGACACATTAATATTTTCATTAGTTAAATCAATTACAATTTCTTTATAAGTGGCATCAGTTCCATCATCTTTAATTCCAAAATTAAGCATAGTATTTTTAATAGGAATCTGCCAAATTACTCTCTATGCTTCAACTAATTTACTTTCTCCATTTTGATTTTTACCAATTATACCATTAGTAATAGCATAAGTCTTAGAATCAAAATGTAAAGTTAATTTACGACTAATTTTACCATCTGACCTATTCATTAAATAATTAGCCTAATTATAAATTAAATAATTACCGTTAGTCTAATCTTCACAATAGATAGATAAAGCATTTAAACTATCAATAGTCGCATCATTAGGAACTTGTTTTTCATTATTAAAAGTAATTATATTACTTCTATAAACTTTTCCATTATATAAAATAATTACTTTGACTTGTTCTTGATTTTTATTAGAACGGGGTTTTAGCTAATAAAAGAAATTATTTTTATTATCTTCAATAGCAGTCCAATAGACACCAGAGTATTCGTCTGCGGAAGGGGCCCCAAATTCATACATATACCAGCGAACTTCAAATGTATCCTCTTTTTTATGTTCGGTTATTTGAACTCTATTGCCGTCTTCATCAAAATGAACCCATTTTAGTCTAATGGTTTTAGAATCAATCTAACCTTTATCATCAATTACATAGGTACTTCCATCTAATGAATATAATCTTACATATTCATTTTCAATTTCATCAGCGGAAATGCCTAATCCCATATATATATCTTTTACAAAAATATTATTAGGCGGGACTGACATATTAAAATCATTAGCATAGCTAATTAAATCATTATTACTATCTTTAAAATTACCTTTTTGATAAAGGTATATTTTTATATTATATATTTTTGCTACCGCACTTGTATCAATAACAATCTCTTGAGAATAATATCCTTCAAAATTATAAGGATTACCATACATATCATTAGTATCTAAATCAATAGATGCTATCAAAGGAACTTCTCCATTATTTTTGATACTTGCTTCTATCTTTTTAATATTATCTGCGGTATCGTCTTTTATACCATATATATTTAATTTTAATCCATAATTACCACTAACTACACCGAGCGTTTCAAGCCAGGCGCGAAAATCGGCACGCAACCCCAACCGCGTAAATCCTTGCTATTCGTCAGTAAAAGTAATTCCGCCTTTTGGAGTAATCTCAATTTCTTTTTCACTACCATTGGCTAAAATACTCCAAACCTCTTTATTATTATCTTTAGCAACAAAAAAGTTTCCAGTTAAATCAATAAAAGTATTAAAAGGATTAACAAAATTATATGGCTTATCTTCATTTTTATCAGTCTTTTTACCAACAATAAATTTAGTGCTATTATAGTCTCCTTTTGGAATCTATACATACACTTTATCATCTTTGTTGTAAGTGGTTATTTGGGAATAAGCATAAAATTCCGCATAAGATTCGTTTTTAACCTTATACTTACCAATAAGTTTATCAGTCGCGTCAATAATAGTACATTCAATAGTGCTATCAAATTTAACTTTATCAACACTTGAATTAGCAATAATACTCATTGCTTGACATAAACTTTCTTGAATATTTAGTGCGTTATCAGCCAAAATAATCCCTCCTTTTACTCATTACTCTATAATTTTCTAAAAAATTAATTAGTTTTATTCAATATAATTACCCAAAAAGAAAAAGGGTGAAGCCTATAAGACCTCACCCTTAATTTTATTTTCTATTGGCATACTGAGAAGCTACATTAACTAATGTATTAAATGCTTCTTGAATTTCGTATCTATCAGTAGCGTTCGGGAAACTAGCTTCAATTCTAACATTCTATTCTAATGTTCCATCTTGAGAACTAACAGTAAATCCAGAAGATGAAAGAGTAGAAATTTGCTGACTATTGAAATCTAATTGTTTAGCAATCTATCTAACTAATTGGATAGAAGCTAACATATTTTCAGTATCATCAGCATTAAGAACTAATTCTTTCTAATGTAAGAATGCTAACTTGCCATCATTGTTCCAAGTACCAGTATAACCACCACTTCTAAATCCGACTAATTGTTTCCAAACACTATCAGGAATATCAGTGAAATGACTATAAGTTTTTCCATTATAATTAATAGGCAATGCCAATCCTTTACGATAAAAAGCATCAACACGAGCAGTAGTAGCAGCTTCAACGTCATATCCTCCCCTAATAACGTCTTCACGATTCTGATAATATTCATTATATTTATCAGAACCATATTCAACTTGGCCCATTTTTTCAGACCAATCAACTCTTGTTAAAGAATTACTACTTCCACTACCAAATCCGCTCTAAGCACGCAATGTCGCTTGAATAGCGTTCAAAAGCTCTTCATAAGCTCTAATAGTATCAAGCAACTACTAACGATGTTGCGCCCAAGCTTCAGTCGCACTGCGAACAGAACTTAATTCGCTTTCAAGAGCAGGGATAACTTTATTAGATACTTCTTGATAAAGTCTATCACTTTCATTAGTGACATCTTTAACTTTCTATTGAGTATCTTTTAAATCATCACCAACAATTTTACTAATTTCATCCATACTGTCTTGCCATTCTTTAAATGTATCATTGATAATATTAGTGTTTTCAGTAATAGTATCTTTCCAACTATTACTATTATCTTTAATAATATCAAAAGAATTTACCCAAGCATCTTGAACTACTCTGCTATCTTCTTCTTGCGCTTTCGCATAAAGGTTTCCAGCAGTAGTAATTAAATCAGTATATTGTTGAATTACTAATGCGCGCTCTTGCTGATACGTGGTCTCGCGATAAACTGCGTCTTCCGCGGCCTTCTAATCAAGTTCCGCGAGCTTTTCAGCCAACTCTTTCTCATACTGAAGTTTTTGCTGGCCGTATTTATTTGTCGCATTAAGACGAATATTATATAAATCATTTTCCGCGTCTGCCAAAGCCTATTGCGCGTCATTTACTTTCTCTTGGTCTGCGGTATACACATAACCAAAATTACCCTCATTATCACGTTGCAGTCTAACTGTGGATTTCGCGTTTTGAGCTTCCTCTAATGCGATTTGTGCTTCAAGCACTTTATATTTAGCCTAAGCAATTTCTAATTCTAATTGACTTAATTTATCTTTATCTCTTAACTACTCAATTTCTTTAGTAAATTGCTGATATCTATTTTTAGCTGCTTGATTATTTGTCTTATCAATAGCCTAATTAACATTATTAAGTAGTTTATTCATTTCATAAATCTAATTAGTTTTTGTTAAATATTCATCTTGATAAGAAGACATTCTATCCAAAGCATCATTTAAAGCATCCCAACCGGAAATGTTAAAGTTATTACCATTAATACTTACTTTGGTAGTGCTCAATTGCTTATTCATTTCATCCGCAGCTTGTTCCATCTTTGTAGTAAGGATTTCTTTTAATGCTTCGCCATATTCTTCAGCTTTAGAAAGCATATCCTCTTCCGCTTCATCGAACGCAGCTAATATAGCATCGTAATTCTTTTGAAGCACTTCGCGCTCAGCCTCATCAGTTGAACTGGCTAAGGCCGCAGCCGCCGCATCACGTTCACGCTTCAAACTCTCATACCATTGTTTAGAAGCATCAAAATTATTTTTCTTAGTCTAAGCAGTTCCATTCAAAACTGATAAAACTTTATCATAATCTTTATCTTTACCTAACAAAGTAATAATAGAACGATAATGATCCAATACACTAGTCAAATGCTCCATATGATCTGTATATTTAGACAATTCATCATTTGCTAAATCTATAGTATTACCATAGTATTCAAGCATTTCTTTATCTAAATCCTACAAAGCATTTAAATTATCTAATGTGTTATCATATACATCTTGTAAACCTTCAATATAATTTTCTTGAGAAATTTCTCCGTTAGAATAAGCGTTATTTAACTAACCATAGAAATTTTCATAAGTTCCTAATTGACTAATCACTGGATCAAATTGACCTTGTAAATACCCAAGAGCTTCAGCAGCTTTATAAATATTATCACTTAATTTGTCAAAATAATATTCTAATTTCTTAGTATCATTTTCGTCTAATTTAATTTTTACTTCAACTTCATAAGTTAATTTTTCATAATGTAATTCTTGAATTGTATTCTTTAAATCAATTAAAGTTTCTTCTTGTTCTTTTAACTTATCTAAAGTCTTTTCATACTGTTCTAAAGCTTCTCTTTGTTTATCTGTAGTAGCTTTATTATATAAAGTAGTATAATTATCAATTTCTAATGTTTCTTTATTAAAAATTGCCTACCCACCAAACTACTTCTAAACAGCCTATTGATCTACAGCAACATTTGCTAAAATTAAATTATATAACTAAGTTTGTAAATTAACTAATTTTTTATTAGCCTCAATTTCCTAATTAATATTATCAATTCTAGCTTTGCCATAAACTCTATCTTTAGTCTTAGATAACTTATCTAAAAGTTTTTCTTGATATTGAATTTCACGAGTTATTTCGTGATAGCGTTCAGCAACTTTTTGTAATTCTTTAGCAGTATTAGACGCATTTTTTCCAAGATTTTTAAAAGCATTATTAGTTTCTAAAACTGATGTTCCAACAGAAGCAATCATTCTGCGAATATCATTCGCCTATTTCATAGTAGAAGTATAAAGTGAATTATAAGTAGCCGCAATTTTAGCCCAAGTTTCTTTAGAAGTATTTTCTCCATCGGCTAACGCGTCATCTAAAGTTTTTTGAGCGTCTTCTAAAACTTTTGCTTCTGCACTAATACCTGTCGATCCTTTATAATCAACTTGGAATTTTCCTTCTAATTTCCCTTTTCCATTTCCACTAACTGCTTTTTTCATATTGCTTATAGCAGTATTAGCAAAATCTACAGAATTCTAGGCTGCTGACTTAAAAGCTTTCTACCAATTTTCTGCTACGACTTTAGCGTTATCTTTTGAAGAATTGGCAACAATTTCTTGATTGTCAGCCTACGTATCAGCCGTATCTTGACTATTTTTTGACTCTAATTCAGCTAAATTGCCAGAAATACTACTCCTAATAGCTGCTGATTCCTAAGCACTTAAATTTTCAGCTGTAGCAAGAATCTTTGCTAAATGAGCTATATTTTTATAATTTACCGCTTTTGCCTCTAATAAAGTAGCCTAATTATTTAACTATTCAACAGTAGCTTCAGCATCGGCCGCGATTTCTGCTTTAGCAGCATCAAAACAATCTTTAACAACACTTTCTTTTAATTTGGCTGATCCATCTTTAGTTATTGTCATTCCTTCAATGATACCAGGAAAAACGTTATTTAATTCTCGAATATCATCTGCGGCAACTGTATAATTAGAACCAATTTTAGAAGCCTAAGTATTCATATCTTTAATAGCATTTGTAATACTATTAAATTCTTGTTCCGCTTGACTATGAACTTCAACATTTATACTATATTGCTAATCTGCCAATTCATCCATAGAATCTTTAAATTTACTAAGATCAGCTTCTACGGCAACGCTTATTCCTTCTTTTTTATTTATGATATTTAAATTTTGTTGAAGTTCTTCAAGAAGCTTATCTGAATCTTTATTTAAATCATTTAATTTGATTTCAGCCATCTTATTTTGAACTTGCTCTAAAGCTTCATAATAAGTTTGGCTGCCCGCATTCCAAGTATGAGATAATTCTAAAGCAGCAGATTCTAATTCAGGATATTCTTTTTTTATTATTTCTAATTGCTATATTAAATTAGAATAATCTTCATTAGAAGAAATATTTTCTTTAGTAATATCTCCACTCTATAATCCACTAATTAAGTTAGAAGCATTTTTTTCTCCTGTTTTAGCCGCATCAGTAATTCTCTAATTATAATTATCTGGGTTATAATTGTTTAAACTATTCTCAAATCCTTCTAACCAAGCTTCTCCATCATTCAATCCTAAAGATTCCATTTGTTCTTTAGTTAATCCTAAAGCTTCCGCAAATCCATTAGATCCAAGTTGTTTTAATTCTTCAATCTAATCAGGAGATAATTCAGATAAAATGGAAGTTAAATCCAAACCACTTTCAGCATTCGCTAAACTGTCAAGAATAGCCTATGAAAAATTAGCTCCAAATGTTTTATCAAAAGATTCTGTTTTTTCAAGCAATTTTTCAATAGAGTTATCAAATTCTTCTAAATTATAAGAATCGTTATCCCTTAAAGAATCAAAAATTTCATCAGTAGCCCTTTTCCTAGCAATCTATTCTCGCATATAAGAATCGTCTTCATCTTCAAAAAGGACTGTTCCATTTATATTCTTTAAAGTTCCTTTTCCTGTTCCACCACTGTAAATATATTGTCCTAACTCTTCTTCAGTTAGTCCTAAAACTTCTCTAGCATAAGCTTTAGCTAATTCTTTATCATTATTTATATTTAAATCGGCATTACTATTATGATCAGGTAAAGTTAAATTAGTAAAATCTTTACCACTATTTTTAAGGATTTGGCGTTGATATCCTGCTTCAGCAGCATAAATATAATTCTATAAAACATTATCATCAGTAATTTTTTTAACTCGTCCAGAATTATTTTGAATATTTTTACTTTTTAATATTTCATTACTATAATAATCAGTAGCTTTAGTAGCTTCAGTAATGCTATCTGCTAAATTAAAGAAAGCATCACTACTCTCTATAATTTTATCAATACTATCAGAATAAAATGTTGTATTTTCTTCTAACTTTTGTCTTAAAATTTCATCCTAATTCTTATGAGTTTTTATACTTTCTTTCTATGCTTCGATAGCAAATTGAGTAATTAATTCAATTTCACCATTTGTAATTTTACCAGAATTTCCTTCTCGCTTTACATTACCAATATTTCTACTTAGATCAGTTTCAGAAACTTCTTTCTTAGCAGATTCAACATCAATTTTAGCACTCTACTAAAGAACTTTTATACTATTTGCTGTGTCATTAATTTTCTTTTGGGCTTCTTCAATAGCCCCAGTATCAAAAATAATTAATCCATCTTTAATTTCATATTTATCCCATAACCTATAAGTCTCAATTAATTCTTTAGCTTTCTCATTAGCAGATTCTAAAGAATCTGTATATTCCTATGTTTTTTTATCTAATCCATTAAGAGCTTCAACAGCTGTGGTGTAATCATTAGCTTTATTTTTAAATTCTTCAATTGATGAAGTTAATTCATTATATTTTTCAGTTAATTTTTCTACAGTTTCACTAGCAGATTTTAAATTATTATCAGCTTTATTATATTCATCTATAGCAGATTTAATGATAAATACTAAAGCACCAATAGCAGCTCCAACTAAAGCTATTGGGCCTAAAGATTTAGTAAATAGTTTAATTGCTGCTTTGAAAGCTGCCACACCTTTTAAAGTGACTAAATTTAATGCTTCTTGCTCTAAAGCCTACCCATTTAATCCAACAGCAGTCATTAAAGAGCTAGATAACATTCCCATATTAGCAATTGAAGTTTTATTTAAAGAATTTGCCAATAGTGGTAAAGTGATAGACAAAGCAGTCACTGTTGAAAGCAATTTATCTCCAATACCAACTTCATCATTATTCCACGTGTCTATAATTCCTTTTATAGAAGTTATTGCCATAGCAATACTACTTAATCCCTAAGCAAAAGAAGCTATTCCTGCTTCTACTGACGGTAATACTCCACTAAAAGAATTTATAGTATTAATGTATTCTTGATTAGCATCCGTGGCTCTATTGGTAGCCTATACATTATTAAGAATTTCAATAACCATAGAAGAATAAGTATCTTGTAATGAATTAATTGTATTCTCAATTTGCTCTTCAGTCATCTAAGTACCTTCTAAAGTACTTCGTAACTATAAAAATGCTGAATTGGCTTCATTTTCTGTAGTATTAACTAAACTATTTAACTAATCCCTAAATTCTTCAGTTGTATTATAGGTTCCATTAAGGATATTATCTAAACTATCAAACGACATACCTAACTAAGAGGTTTTATCACGAACCTATTGAAGTTTCTCTTTTAATTCATCTAAATTTTCAATATCTCTTGTAGCACTTTGAAAATCATCTAAAACACTAGATAAAACAAAATTTTGTTTAGCAGAATTTACCTAAGATCTATAATCCTAAGTATTCCCTTGTCTCATTCTAACTTGTGTTTCAAACTATCTTTCTAACTGACGAGTTATTTTTTGCTATTGCTCTAAATCTTGAGCGCTTTTAATTGCTCTTTCTCCAAGCTTTTCATTGATATCTATAATAAATTTAGCCTAAGCCTATTCTTCTTCAGTTAACTAACTTCCCTAAGCAATTAATTCTCTTTGTTTCTAAATTAAAACATCTTGTAAATTAGCCTATTGAGTATAAATATCACTACGAGTAGAATAATCAGGTCCCTAATCAATATTATCTGCCATAATAGATCTTAACTTATTATTAGCTTCTTGACGCATTTTTACAATTTCATCTATTCCATTTTTAGAAGAAATTTTGATATTATACATCATTCGTTGAATAGATTTTGTAATATCATTCCCAAATACTTTAAATCCAATAGTTCCAATAATTGATAGAATTCCGGGCAACCCACCTAATGTTTTAATTAACTAGCTAATAATATCTAATAATTTTGAAAAAACATTAGTTAATTGAATAAAAGCTTTATCATCTAATAACTAATCATAAATAGTCTCTAAAGAAGCTGTAACTCTATCTCTTGCCGCTTCCCAAGATTCAGCGTAAATATCAGCTTGTTCTTGAAGAGATCCATCAGCATTCTACGCTCTTTCAAGATTTTCTTTATAGTAATCAAAATGATCCATCAAAGCAATTAATTGAGTATATTGACGGACACCAGCTACCTATTGAGCTAAAGCCACTTGCTAATCTTTATCAATAGCTCCCCATTTATTACCCATTTCTTCAATGATATTATCCATATCTTTTAACTCACCGTTAGAATCTTTAATATTAATTCCAACTTTTTCGAGAGCCTATGAATATTGATTTAATGTAGTACCATCTTCAAGAGTTTCCCCAAGCTTTAAACCTTGAATACGAGCAAAGATAGTTTTTAAAGCAGTACCTACAACATCTTCACTTTGACGAGTAGTAGCAGTAATAGTAGTTAAGGCAGCAGCTGCATTATCAAAACTTAAACCAATTGTATTAGCAACGGCTGCGAATTTTTCAAGACCGCCAGCAATTTCATCAGAGCTAGATGCTGTATCTGCACCTAAACGAACCATTGCATCAGCATAATGTTCTAATGATTGACTTCCATTATAGAAGTTATTCCAAACAGCAGTCATTTGATCTGAAACAATTTCAGCACTCTAACGAGCGACATTAGCCATTTTTATAGTAATATCAGTGCGTTCTTTTACCTATTCATCATCTAAACCCTACTGATAATAAATTAAAGCAGCATCAGTATATTCAGTCGTAGTTGTGCTTAAAGCCTTAGCAGCAATATTTGCCTATTTAGCAAATTTAGCCATCTAATCAACGTCTTGTCCTGTTACAATACGAATATTATTTAAAGACTCATTTAAATCCTAAGCATAATAATAAGCAGACTATACTGCTCCCATAAATCCATGTAAAATACTTGAAGATATTTGCCAACGAGCAGTATTAGCTAAAGTAATTCCGAATTCTTTTAATAAAGCGTTACTTCTTTTTAAAGGTAATTCAGCTGTAGAAATAGATTTTGCTAAATTAGCAAAAGCCTATTCACCTTCTCTGCCTAAAACCTATAGCTAATCTCCATACTCACTAATAGTTCTTCCGCTTTTCTTTAATGATTGATTAAATTTTCCTAAATCAATAGTCCCTGCTTCTGTTCGACAAGTAACTAACATTCCTTGTAATTCACTAACATAGGGCAAAGCTTTTTGAATCTCTTGTGATAAACTTAAATTACCATAGCTGCTAACATTTTTTGTTAAATTATTAAGCTATTCTTGTAAATCTTTTAATTGCTGTTGAGCCTATTTAGAATCAGCAGTAAATTGTAAATTAACCTAATAACTATTTAATTGTTTAGCCATAGAAATCTCCTTTCTCTCCAAGTTTTATCTTTATATAAAAATAAAACGGGGATAAGAGCAATTATACTCTTATCCCCATCACTCTATTATTTTTCAAAAAATAATATTATTAACTAATTTAATTAGCCCAATTTAGTAAGTACATCTTTCAATAAAGCCATATTATCTGGATCATTTAACTTCTTCTGAATATCTGTCGCATCCAAATCTAAATTACTATAATCCGCGGAAATTGCTTCCATAATGCCCATCGCGGAATTGCGATATGACACAATATTATTAGCCATTTCGTGAGCCGTTTTATTTAAATAATAAAATTCTCCATCTGGTACAAGGCCAATAATAAGATTAAGCACTTTAGAAGCATTAAGCATATCATAAAGCTTCATTGGATCTTCCTTCTACTTCTCAGTAAATGAAATATTACTATAAGCATAAACAATCTCTAAACCAAGATTCATATCCAACTTCAAAAGATTGTAATATCCAGTATTTTCATCTACTGAATTATTCAATACACGGGTAATCAATTCACTCTTTTCCGAGATAGGAAGATATTGCTTTACTTCAATAGTCTAATCATTATATTCAACAGTTTGAACTTTATTAAGTTCATCCTTAGTAATTCCTAATTTATTATATGAAATTTTAGCCATAATTAACCTCCTTTTACTCTTTATTATATTATACAAAAAATTTTTTATTTAGTCAAATTCCTAATATGCTTACCAATGGCGGTTTCAACTAAATTATCTATATCTTCTTGAATCAAATCATCAAACTCATTAAAATTTGATATTTCAGTTTTAAACTATTTAAATAAAATTCTTGCCTAAGTATCAGCGTCCTAAGATTTTAAACTATTTATTACAATTCGCAAAGACTAAATTCTTTCTTTAAACAAACTTTTTGTTTTTTTACTAGTAGTTTTTAACTATATATTATAAACCACCTACATAGTTTTAGGGTCAACAATAATAATATCTCCACCAGTATACCAGCTTATATGGTTTTTAGAATCTATTAATAACTGGGGAAAATGACCTTTTATTCCGCCCTCTTGCTCGTAAACAGAAATAGTATCTTTATTTATAGAGTTTAGGTTTATCTATTCCGTTCCACTTGTTTTTAAATAATTATAGATCTCTCTTTCATAATTAGCCATATGATTCATAAAAGCATCATAAGCCTATCCTAAACCTTGTCCTCTATAATATCTACTCAAATTAATTTTTCCAGTTTTTTTAGACGTTGAACCATAAAAAGCCTAAGCCCAAGTTGCTCCAGTTAAATGATGATTTCTTTCTGAGTAATAACTTACTAATTTACTTTTATAATATCTATATAAATAATGGGCTTCTTCTTTACTAATAGACTATCCTAATTGAGTTAAAAAACCGTTTAAGTGTAGATTTAAAAAATTCTAAACTTCTTGAGCCTTTAGCGCAGTTTCCATAGCACTTGATACAGCTTCACCTGCAGTATCAATGCCCCATTCTTTACCTCTTATCTATTCAGCCATATTTTGTTCTAAAATAGTTGAAATTTCAGCAGATTGGTTTTTTGTTCCACGATAAGCAACAATTAATTCTAATGATTTTTTATTTAATAAGACAACTTCTTGAAATTTTTTCCATTTAGACTAAAATTCTAATGCCATCTTAGGAGTAACTGTATCTCCTTTAATTCCATTTAAAACTTTATCTAAATCATTAATGACTGAATTAATTTCTGCCCCATTTTTTTCACAATATTCTTTAAAAATCTATAAGAATAATTTTTCATTATTAACAAATATATCCCCAAATATTACACCTTTTATTTTACCATTAGTATTAATTATCAAATTTAATCCTCCTTTTCCACATAACGAAAAAATGGGAGAGAATATTTCTATTCTCTCCCATTAATTAATCTTTTTTATCTAATTCAGATAAAATCTTACTTACCTCATCTTCCTCTTGAAGAATTACTTCCTCAATAGGCTCGATAAGCTCTTTCTTTACAGCCTTTTCTACTTTTGGCTGCTTTTTAGTAGATTCTTTTTTAGGCTGTTTTGGTGGAGTATATTTTACTGGACCTTTTACAACCATATCAATTAGCCTCCAACAGCAATGGTGCTATTAGCAGCGGTCTTTCTACGAATATCGTTGTCAACAGTTTCGTCTTCTTCAATAATCTGAATAGCAGCCAAAACTTTCTTACTATGATCGAAACGAGTATAATCAGGGAACGCATCCATAGTAAAGGTGAAAGTGGAAGGATCACCAGAAGAAGCCATTGTGAAGTTAAAGTTGGACTGAATCTTACAGTTAGGAATAATAAATTCAGCAGGCATATCTACGCCGTCTTGGTTACGGAATAAAGTAGAAGCTTCAAGATAATAGTTACCACCAAATTTATCAGCAGTAATTTCGATCTGCTTAGCACCAGATTCACGCTCAGTGTAATAATCAACCATTACAGAGTCGCATTTACCATAATCAGCTTCCAAGTCATTAGCGGTATAAGCCGCTCCAGTAGCACGATCAAATCCTTTTACAGTAACACTAAAACCGGCGTCTCCCTCAACAACTCCTTCGTGTGCTAAATAAGGCTCAGAAATAATTTCGCCATCTTTCATAAAGAAAACATAAACATAGTCATCATCTTTATGCTCTTTATCAAGATAAGGTGCATAAGAAACAGGGATGATTAGTCCATCAGTTTTAATTACTTTTTCAGCGTTAGCAGGGACAATATCTTTACTCTTATCAACAGTTTGAGTAACATGTTGCTTAATCTTATTATCAGGAGAAGCCTCAACAAGACCAGCACCGGAAAGAATCATGAAACCTTCAGGAGAAATAAGAGCATCTTCCATTGTGAAGGTAACAGTACGCTCGCCTTCCCATGCGACTAAGTTAGTATTACCACGACCACCCTGTGCGTATACGGTGGTAGCAGCGCCTTCCATACTGGAAGTCTTTAAAGTGTCGAAATAAATAACTGGCTCATTCTTATAAAATTGCTTATTACCAATCTTTTGATTAGCCTTTGCCTTTAAAACGACATCGCAAATTTCGCGTACACCAAATTTCATAGGTTTTTTTCCTCCTTAAAAAATTTAATGGATATTTTTCATCCAGTTATCCGGCTTATTATCAGGCTTCGCGCCTGCTAATCTAGACCGGATATCAATATCCCAATTAATATAAAGTTGATATCTTTCAACAAGGTCATAGAGTTGGAACATTGTTAAATCCATTAAATCCTGTAAAGACATTGAATCAAGACCTATAGTAAGCATTGAAAGATACTAACTAAATATACTAGCATTAGCCGTGCCGTTTAATTCAGCGACACGTTGTCTACCTCGCATTAATTTATCGGCTATCTTTTTCGCAGCCGCATTTCCAGGATTAAATCCCATTTCTTGCGAAGCATTAGATTTAAAACAAAATATTTCTTTAATATATTCCTATAATATATTAAAATTGCTTTCGTCAATCATTATTTGTGGGTCGCCTTGTAAAACAATTGACCTTGGGGTAAATAAAACATTTTGCTTTGGAAACAATAATGTAAGAACCTACATAGATGCTTGTTTTTTATCGGCCATCTCTTTTTCTTTCATCATTGTCATAAATATCTAAAAATTATTTGTTTCTCTTAAAAGACTTTCGCCCGAATTCTCTATTATGTTTTTATCAATACATAAACACTAAATCCCTAAGAAAAGATCTTTTTCACCTATAAAAGAAATTTCTTTTATAGATGGCTAATGAATAGTGACTTCTAATTCAGGTATTGGCAAATCAATACCTGTCATTAACCCAAGTCTAATATCCATTATTCTTCAGTTCTTTTTTTAAAATCTTCTATAAATCTTTCCTCGTCATTAGGATTCGGCATAAATTTTTTATCTTCTTCACCATGGACTGCTTGATACATAAGACACAAACCAGCATATTCATCAGTTAAAATAATTTGATTAGCACCAAGAAACTCTAACTTACCAATACCAGTTAAATGTGTTTTATCTATCATACTATCAATTTCCGCGGCGATGCGATAAGGGCGCAATTGATAATCTTTTAAATGCCATTGATCGAAATGACAAATAATATCGAATTCAATAATATTATCTCTAAACTCAGGATTTCCACTTTGTGTAAAATTATCAAAATTAATAATTAAATAATTTAATACACTTCCATCAACATAAAGTTTAGGAATTAACTTAATATTTTTATTAAATAATTGAATCATTTGTTCATCATTTAAATCTGGCTTATCAATAGCATCTTTTGTTGTATAATACAATAAACGCTTTAATCTCTCATTTTTACAGAGATGCTTTACAATAATTTCTAAATCTTTTTCAACAGAAAGAAAACTTGATTTAGGTAAATTTACACCATTAATTTTCATAACACCTTTTACTCCTTAAAACAATGATTGAACTACAATCGTTTTCTTATAGTCTCCATAACATAAATCAAACTATCCGCTGTATCCAGAAGTCCAACTTATTTCAACTGTTGGCTTTTTTGCTTCTTTAATAACTTTTAAAGAAACCGGCAACTTTTTATTATTCTTTATTTCCCATTCTAAAACAGCTTTACCATCAAAATAATAAGTATAAATTTTCTTTGGAAAAATAAATGTTTCCCCTATAATATCAGTTGTCGTAGGATTTGGATCAATTAGTTCTGTAATTAAAGAACCAACAGTCTTATCATCTAAATTATCTTCCTACTCATTAATATAATATTCAGTCGCATTGACCTCTAAAATGCCAGGCATACTTATGGAGTCTACAGCTTCAACACGCCAACAAATTAAATTATCTCCTTCATCCTAACTATCTAAATAAAATTTAGTATAACGTCTAAAATAACTTAAAGTATCTTTATTTTTAGGCATTAAAATATTTAATGAATAATTAGGATTATCTACACTAATTTCATGTTTCTAAATATAATCAATTTTCGTTTCTACTGGACCGCGAATTGCCGCATAAGTAGATTTTTTCTCTCCATTATCTACCCAATTTATTTTATAAGAGCATTTTCTAATATCCCCTCTAAAATAAGCTAATTCAGTCAAATCCTAAAGATAACAAATCCAATAGGTATTAGTTCCACACCATTCAAAGATATTTCCCGGTTTAAACTAATATTCGTTTCCAACAGACAAAATCTTGTCATCATAATCCTATTTTAATTTATTAGGATTAATCAAACACCTAATAGGTTTTTTATATTCCGCACCCTATTTAATGATTTCCGCGGCTTGGTATGAATTCCATACTGCTCTATCTAAACTTCTGCGCTTAGATAAAATCATACGTTCTTGTTGGCGGTTTCCGCCCATTTGACCGAGCCGAACCGCTGTATAATTAACGCCTTCAACAGGGCTACCTTCAAAGGGTGGTTTATCATAAATCCCTAAGCGACCTTGTTGTAATCTGAAAGGTTGCTTACTACTATAATCAAACCCTGATGCCATAATTTATCTCCTATAAAAGACTAATTGTTTCAAAAACAGTCTTACGATAAAAATTAAAATCAGTATCTTGATTTTGTAATCCCTCAAGTTTGTTTAATAACTATAAATAAAGGGGTTCAGCGTTAAAAATCACACTAAACCCCACAATTTCATTTATAACAGTTTCTAACTATTTATGCCAATCTTCATTGTTTTCACGCATTGGAATTAATTTCCATAATTGGTTGGTTAAGCGCAAACAATTGACTTTTATACTTTCTACTGGAATATCAAAATTATACTTAGTAATCATATCGACTTTTAAATACATCCCAGTTAGATTCATACTCACCTTTGTCGTTTAAACGTCTACGTTTATATAAACGCTACATATGGTGAGATTGTCTTTGGCATTCACCTAACAAATTTAATAACTTTGATAAATGATTTGCCTAAGAAGTAAATTTAAAATCAGAGCCACTATATTTCATTCGAGTATTCTCAATTGAAGTGACTTGTCTTTGCGTCCAACCACACATCATTAAAATAGCTAGAATATTAATTTCTTCTTCAGTTAGATCACAATTAAAACTGGATCTATCAACTAAAACTTGAGGTTCTTCACCCGGTTCTGGAAGCTCTCCCCATACTGTTCCTACAATGAAATCATCAGGTGCAGCATCAGATTCATTAATAGTAGCGACATCTAAATTATAATCTAAAAGATTTTTTCGCGGAAATTCAAATCCAGGGATAGCATCTATTATAAGATTCTATAAATCTCTTAAAGTATCTTCGGGAGTTAATTCCAGATACATATCATCAGTAACCTTGTTTAGAAAGCGATTATAAACAGTTGAGAATAATGTTCCCACTTAATCGCCCTCCTATAAATTATTTCTTGGAGGAAGTTTCCTCGGTTTTATTAATTACTTTATATCCAGAACCGCTTGTGCGACGACCTTGAGTAGTAGGTTCTTCTCTTACTACACGACGCTTAACCGCGGGTTCTTTCTCTACAATAGTATCTTCTTCTTTACTAGCGATATCATTAGCAATAGCTTTATCAACATCAAACCCAGTTTTTTCCTTCAAAGCTCTACGCTTATTAATATCAGTAATAGGAAGGCTAACAGATAAATTCTTGATTAAGTCAATAATTCCAATAGGAGCAAAATCAAGAGCATCTAAGAAAGCATCTAATGAGCCATTAAGAATTAAATCAGCAACTTGTTGCTCTGACATATTATATTCAGGTTCAGTATGAACATTAAGAGTATGAGTTACTTCTGGCTCTAAAATTTGTAAAAAATTAGCAATTAATTCGCGGCCGCCTGCCTGATAAGTTAACTTCTCTAGCTCGCCAAATGGAATACGCTTAGTCTCACCGGGCGCAAATTCACGGCGCAAATTAGTATCAGGAATAGTATAAACAACCACACTAGTACTTCTATTTTTTACATTATAAATATCTTCATTATTAATCATTATTCAATTTCTCCTTTTACTCATAAAACAAAAATATGGGGAGAGGGAGTTTAATCCCTTCTCCCCATGGAATAATTTATATTAAATTAGACAGTACCGTCAAGGCGACCATCATAAGTGATAACCTTACCAGTAACTCCATCATAATTCCAAGTATACATCTGACCAAGAAGTGAAGTATCAACATAAGCACAGATGTTATTAGCAAGCATACAAACTACGCCAACCTTCTTGTAAACCTGAATCTCACGAGAACGATCATAATTATTGAACTCGTCAACAATAGTGCCGCCTTCGAAAGCAATCTTTACAGGCTTACCATCAGCGCCCGTAGGAATAACCCAAGCATAACCAGGATCAATAACCTTACGAGTATTGGTTTCATCTTCAAAACCCTGCTCAAGAATAATAACCTTAGTACCCTTGTAAGTAGCAAGACGACCATTATTCCAAAGCTCGTTCTTCATAGCTTCAGTATATCTCCAAGCCTCATGAGGAATCATCTTAACAGCGAACTCATAAGTACAATAAATAGTAGGAGTACCATAAGCAGAAGCAATAGTGATCAAACGATCCATAGCAGCTTCATCAAATCCGGCAGCCGCAACGCGGTTAGCAGGAGGAAGCTGATTAATAGAAGATCTAAGAGCAGCAGCGACTTCTTTATAAATAAGTTCATCCATACCATCCATGATGATCTTGGTTACTTCACCGAAATCAACACGACCATCAAGGAACTCTTCGAAACCGATCTGAGCAGCTCCGCCGATAGCGCTAGTACGTACCTCGAAGGCTTCATTCTCTTTAGGTCCGAGCTTGAAGACTTCATAAATACCAGCAAGACCAACGCGAGTTACAAACTGCTTAGCACGAGCGCGGTTATTAAGAGGACGACGGAAGATGGGCTTATCACCCTGAGCGAAAGTCTTAACCTCAGCAAACTGATCGTATTGCTGAATAACTTTCTTAGGAAGAACCTCATCAAGAGTTTGCTCGATCATAGAGAAAATAAGATTCTTATTTTCACGATAAAGAGCATAAGTACCAGCCAACTCATTCATTTCATTACGAAGAGTTTCATTTAAGGCTTCATAACTAAGATTTTTTCCCTCATAACTATAAGCAACAGGAGCAGAAGGATCAGCCTTAGCAACTTGCTTCATAAGAGCAATTAAATTATTTTTATCTAACATTATCCTTTTCTCCTTTCTTACTTAATACGCATTACCTTGACGCCCTTTTGACCATCAGGCATAGTATAAACCTTAACAACCTGCCAGGTCATTGAATCGTCGCCAGTTTTGCTAAGAATACCCTTTGTAGCAGCAGAAGGAGAAAGCTTATCTCCAACAGCAAGAGTCTCTTCATTAATCATATTAGTAGTATAAAGATCACCAATCATGGTCTTAAATACACGAGGAACCATAGAAGTGCCAGATTCCATGAACTTCTCATGATAAATACCTAACTTATGATATGGATCATTGGTCCAATTCATTTCATACATATCAGGAACATCAGTAAGAAGCTTATCATAGTAATACTTTACAGGAACATTAGCAACCTGATGATTACTATCAAGAGTATATTCATTACCATCATAAGTAAACTTGCCGGCTTCATCAACATCATAAACACGACCAGCAATAGTAACAGTCTTTAAACCTTGATCTGCGGAAACGGTCTGATTGATTAATTTATAGGTTTGACCCTTTTCATCAACGCCGTTCCAGAAACGACCACCATATTCAACCTCGGTATGCTCCCAATCATAAGGGCTATAAACACGAGCCTGATAGTCATCTTTAAGCATAGCAAATTCGCAATCCCACTGCTTACTGCCATCATAATGATCGCGATAAAGCTTGATCTCGTTATAAACGAGCATCCATTCACCTTCGCCAGTGAAGTTGACTTCGCCAATACCATTATCATTAGCAGCATAGTCATACTTTACAAACTGACCGTTTTCAAGAATCTCAATGTCTTTATTGGCAGGAAGTTGAGCATAAATTTGAGCATTTCTTTGTGCGGAAAGGTGATTAGGCTCGACCTGACCGTAACCAAACTCAACATACTTTGCCTGAGACTTAATAGGAAGATTCTTATTCAAAAAGTCTTTAAACATTTAGTATGTCCTCCTTATTAATTTTTGTTGGCGGTAGCAAAAGCCGCCTTCACCCAAGCGGGCATATCATCATCTTCTGAACCATTATTGTTCAAATTAAAAGTAGTAGCACCATTGGGCTTATTATTTTCGTCAAGGTCGAAACTCACCTTGTTGCGAACACAAATAACAGATAATTTAGCTTCAATATCATCAAGAGAATATTTATCAATATTTTCAACAACATCAGCCTTATCTTCATCAGAAAGCATATAGAATTTAGCAATCATATCTTCTTTATCTTTCTTCTCAGCAGCATTTTTAAATTCAGCAAGTGGAGCAATTTGCTCTTTCAAGCTATTATTTTCAGTTTCAAGAGCCGCGAATTTAGTCTGTAATTCATCATACTGAGCTTTAAGTTCAGTATATTCAACAACGTCCTCAAGAGAATAATTTTTCTTTTTCTTTTTATCATCATCATTCTCGCCATTGTCGCCTTTATCAGACTTATTAGAGGGTTCCCCATTATCAGGGTTCTTTTTATTATCATTGCCCTCTGATTTATTATCAGGGTTTTGGCCGTTAGATTTATTATTTTTGTCCTCTTCCTCAGCCTTTTTCTTTGAAGCATAATCAGTCTCAAAAGCTTCAATATCAGCAAGAGCAAACTGAGGCTCTGTTGCCGGAGTATAAGACTTAGTTACTTCAGTTAAAGCGTCAGAAGGAACAAAGCCTTCTACATCGGTAAGAGAAAAGTCCATGCGATAATATTTTTGGTCTTGTCTATTTTGAAGAATGGCAAACTTTTGTCCAGCATCTTCATAAACGCCTTCAATGCGATAAATAGAACAATAACTACTAGGCTCGCCAGGATATTTAGTCTCAACATAAGACCAGAGAGAATTCCACAAACTATCGCCAATTTCAACAGCATATTGTGTAAACACTTTGGGTCCTCCTTCTTTCATAAATTCTTTAAGTTCATTCATCATGGAGAACAAAGTGTTCTTAAAACCATCATCGAATGAAAAATTCACATTGATTTGGGAACCTTCGAAACAAGGTTCATTTTCTTCTCCCAAAATACAAAGTTTAGAAATAATTGCCTTATTTATAATAAAAAACTAAGGCTTTCCATTACTATCTTTTGCCCACGTAGCATTTAATGTTTTTTCATCAAGCTCCATAGAATGATTATTCCCTTTATCAACTACACGTTTACATTCAGGATACTAACCAGTCCACAAATAACCTTCAGTCATTAAATACTCACGTTCGGCAACACCATCATCCAAAAATTTCTAAAACCAAACTTTAGCTCCAAGATCAACGAAACCATAAGGGCGAGTATTATCTCTCATTCTAAATTCGCCGTTAGATAATTCAATTATCCTATTATGTTCTTCAAAATCTTCAGCATTCTCATTAAAAAAGCCAACAATAGGACTGCCAGGAAGGCTATTAGCCATCTCAGTCGCTACATCTTTAGTAATTACGCTTTTGTTACGATTAGGTTTATCATCTACATAACAAACCTTAATTTGACATTTAGAAATTAAAGGATTTACAGGAGTTATATTTATAAACTCACAAGGTGTATTTAATTTAATACTTGTATGTTTCATAAATCCTCCTTATTTCATTGCTTCTTTATTTTGAATAGTTTTTTCACTTTTCTAATCATCAGGTTTTTCTGGACGTCCTGCCTCGCCATTAGAAGCTTTAGCAGTTCCAGAACCTGAACTTCCTGAATTATTTTGAGTTTTATTATTAGATGATGAACCTTTTAAACCCAAAATATCTTCACTACCCATAGTAGAACTCATAAGAGGAGGAATCATAATTTCACTTAAATGTAAAATCTCATTTTCAAAATGAGCTGCATTAAGAATAAAACTCTACGAATGTCCAAGAGCAATCTAAGATAATAGTTTTGATTGTCCCATTTGCGCTTGTTCTTTATACATTTTAGAAAGTGTTTGATAATTATTTTGAGTAGTTTCTAATAAATAAAATCTAAAATTATATTTTTTATTACTACTCTTTTTTTCAATAATCCTATTAAAGAATATATTAAACTATAAAATTAAACTTCTTATTGTAGATTCATCATTTAATACTGATTTTTCTAAAGCCATATTACCATCAGTATTAAATAAATTCTATGAAATACCTAATGAATTATAAACACTACGTTCAACTTTAGCTAAATCATCTGTCGTTGTAGTAGTATTCTTATCAGACATATCAATAGAATCTACATCAGTAAATGTAGTTAAAACATCTACCCCAATAGCCCTCTATAACATCTAAACGGCATTATTATGGATATCTCTGGCTTCATCAACATCAAATATCAAATCACCATTTTTATCCATTGGGAGCTTTTGGACTAAAATTTTAAGCAACTTCTACATTTGTTTCTTGCGGTCAAGATCTTGTGCTGCATCTAAATCCATAATAGTGGGAATGGAATTTACAAAAATAGGAACATCACTATTATTAATATTAAATTTAATACAATTTTCTGGCTCAAGAACATACCAACTACCAGTATGCTAGCATCCAACCGCTTCTTCTAAAGCAAGTTTTCCTTGCTTGTATAAAACATAACCTTTAGCAAATTCTTCTGGGAATAATTTTAATACTTTTAAGCGGTAATTCATATCTCTAAAAGTATCAAAAAATCGCATATCAAATTCGACAACTGGGGTATTATTTACACTATAACGTGTTCTACAATATCTAACTGGCAATTCTTGTAAAATTAGATTTTTTTCTGAAGGAACTATATATCCATAATAGCATCCATTTTTAACGACTTGTAAAGCAATATCTCCGCAAATCTTTTTAATATAACTATTATCAAAATAATTCAACATTCTATAAAAATCTTTTAAAACTTTTTCTTCTTTTACACTATCATCATAAGTTTCGGCTGCAATATACCAATCATAGCGGTATAAAAAAGCAACATAATTACAAACTCGTTGATATACACCACTTATGTCATAATAAAAATTAGAAATATATCGCAAAGCATTTAAATCTCTTTCCGCGAGCGCGCGAAGCACATCAGGTTTCGTGATAATACGAGTTTGACCTGGGTATCTAATCTTACTATAATCACCAAGTTTTAAAATAGCATCATCTAAAGTTTTTGTGCCAACTTTTATTTTTCTATTGGCATAATCCATAGTGTCATTATAATTATATTCATAACGACCATTATAAATATCAAAACCTTTAGCATGAATCTAATCATTACGATCTTGCGTATCCAAAGTTCCACCTCCTTTAGTAACCTGCTAATTTCATTATATAATCATAAGAAATAAGGTTTTCGTCGGTATATGGAATCTCTATTAATCTAAAATCATGCAAAGCGCAAAAACGTCTTTTTTGATTATCATTATATTGCTACTGGTATAAACCGCGTTTCCCGCCAAATTTAGAACTGGCTTCATAATGCTATTTTCCCTAATACTCAATAATGAAATCAATTTTTCCATCATCATCAAATATAACAAAATCAAAACGAAGCGGACGCCCGCTTGGGCTTTTTAAATCTGGAAAAATATATTCCATTTTAAAAGGCAGTCCTGCTTCTTCTAAGATTTCTTCAATTTTAATTTCTCCTCTTGAAGCACGCATTTTCCACCCTCCTTAATTTAAAAAGCACCAATCAGCCGCATTAAACTTTTTACGTTTTTTCTTTTTATCTTCTTCAAGTTTTAAATAATATAATCCATATTCAAAAGCCGAAAATTTATCTTTACGAATTCCGCGATTCGCCTGTTTTAGGATAATATTAATACCTTCATTTTCTTCGCGTAAATTCATCATTTCTTCTTTTAATATGGAGGTTAAAGTAAATGGTTTTAAATAATCTGCCCTTTGTTCAGGAGTCATTTTTGAACCTTTTTGAGTAGCTAATAATTTTTCTTTAGCTGTTCTCTCATCTATTAAGAATTTTACCTTACCCGCCTGTAATTGAGTCTAAGCATTAGCATGACATTCAGTATTTATTGGAGCATTTGCTTTAATAACATACATAGCATCAAATTGAGTATTTGGTGTGCGATATTTTTTATAATATCCATCATCATCATTTTCAACACCGAAATCAGGTAAAAATTCACCATCTTCATCATTTTGAGATTTTACCATATAATCTAAAAGTCCAATACCTAAACCATTACCATCTATAACCAAAGTTTTAGCTTTATATTTATAAAATAATTTCTTTAATTTAATAGCCTAATCTTCAAAATGGTCATCTGACATAGTATACATATTTACTAATGATTTAATAGCTGGACCTTGAGCTTGTGGTGTTACTTTAAATACACAAACTACTGAATCGCATCCTTTACGACCTACATCTACAGAAAGCACATAATAAGCCTGCGCGCCCGCACGTCCAGAAGCTTCATATTCAGGCTATAATAGTTTTCTATTTCTATCAAAATGCTCTCCATTAAAGAAAGCATCCTCAACAGTTCCTGACCACTTAGACTCATATTCACGTTCAAATGAAGCTTCATTATAAGTTCCTTCATTCTTTTGGTCAGTAATAAATGTTTTACTTTGTAATCCTACTGCAACAGGAGTTCGCCATGTTCCGCCTAATACCATACAGCGGTCAGGCTAAGTTACCATACGAACTAAGAAACCAATAAGTCTATCATAAGGAAATGTGCCTTTATAACCAGCAGTAGTAATATAGATTTGTGATTTGTTTAATGGCTCTTGTTCATTGGTAGTGCCATCTTTAGCTCTACGAGAAATTGCCATAACAGGAATAATAACTTCACGAAGAATGGCATCATCAATACCAACACATTCTTCCATTAGTCCACCATGACGACGCTAACCACGAGTGCTTTCACGAGCTGCAAGGTTATCCAAAACTGAACCATTTTTAAACACATATCTAACTTTATCTTTTCCTTCAAGAGTTTTTCCTCGGCTCCAATCAATTTCTCGATTAAAGCTTGGAATAAGTTCACATATTTCTTGAACTTTATCATGAAGAATGCTAGCACCTTGCTCTTTACCTCCAGAAGTAACGAACAAATGCGCACCAGGATATAAAATACATCTAATCATTAATGCCATAACAGACAAGAATGATTTAGAATAAGCACGAGGGAAAACCGCGTAAACATACTAATAACGCATAACAGAACGGAGAAATACTCTCTAATAAAAATAAAAATTAAATTCTCCATCTTTTATTTCAGTGCGTCTTCCTCGCACCATAAAATCTACAAATAAATCAGGATATTCTCTCCAAAAGGCAACGTATTTGCGGATAGTGGGCATTACCGCTTCTACTCGTTCAGGTGATAGACCTATTTTTCTACGGCTATCACTTAACTACAGTAAATCTTGTAATGCCATTATTTATCCAAACTCTATAAGAACTCATTATCTTGCGCGGACTCCTATTCTTTAAATTCCTCAAAATCCGCGTAATCACTATCTTTAATAGTTTTTTCAAGTTCTTCAATACTTAAATCAGCATCATCAACAATATCGCTTTCCGCGTTCTTTGCTTTCTCTTCATCTTCTTTAGCATTTTCGCGTAAAGCCTTTTCTACCATTGTGCTAATATTAGTTTCATCTTCAATAAGAGTGCGAGTATAACGTTGCATATCTTGAATAGTTAAATCCACTTTATCATGTGGCTATTCAACATAATATCTTTCAATATATCCTTCTTTTTCACATAATTCAATTAATTCGCCAATTGAATCAACAAATTCACCTGATTCTGCTTTATTTTGAGCAGCAGTAAATTTACCAGACTTCATTAAGCTATCGTATACTTTGCTCATCTTTTGGAAACCTTCAATATCACCAATATCGATCAATTGATTTGCCTTTAAAGATGTCTTACATATTAGTTTTAGCGTATCTTTATGTCCGGCACCTTGAATATCATAAGAAGCCATCATTTCTTCATACAACTATTCAAGCTTAACCCACTCTTCAGGTTTATAAGTCTTGCCCCATTTAAGTCTTAAGTAAGTGCGGTCTTCATCAGTTAAGTCTAATTCTTGTTCCACTTCACCACTCTATTGTGCGAAATAATCTTCCGTAGGGGCATTAGGTGGTGGAGCATAAACCGGCTCTTTTAGTTCTCCTTCTGGAATAGCAATAGAACTTTTTTCAATAGCGGTTGCAATCTATTGAGCATCATATCCTTGACGCTTCATAGTTTGCTCTAATTTATTATTCGCCATCTACTATAAAAATTCTGTATCTTTCCAACGATAATCTTTAAACTATTTGAGTTTCATTTTTGACAAATAACGTCCAAGAATTGTCATACCGGTCATAGACTGCGGATCGCGCCCATATTTTTCCATTAATTTATTCCATTCATCTGGAACATAAGGAACATCTGCTTCTTGTAAAATCCATAAATAAGTATCTGGATTCCAATTATCGACGTGCATTGTCATACATTTTTTGCACACAGGAAATTTACCATCATTAGGATATTTTTCTAAATTATTAGATGAATAAAATTCCGTGCCATTCATTGTACGATTACATTTTTCGCAATAATATGTTTCAGCCATAAATAAAATATTCTCCTTTCAACTATTTATTATAAACAAAAGGACAATATTAAGATTTTTTGGCCTTAGAATTTCGACAACTTTTACAAATACTATAAAAGCCATCTTTACTTGTTTTATTTTTACTAAAATATTTATTATGAGCTAATTTTATTTTACCACAACGACTACATTTTTTATATTTACCTTTTTCGACATTTAAATAATAATTATCTAAATATTCATCTTCCGCAGTCGAAGCAATTAATTTTGGAATTTTATTACGCCATAAACTTGAAATATATTCAAGACTATGCTTAATACCAAATTCCATTTGTATTTTCTCTTGAATGTCAATATTTTGTAAACCATCAATTTTATATTCAACGATTCTATCATAAAGAGGATAATTAACTAAAGCTTTATCACAAAGCTTATCAAAATCCTCCATTAAATACCATAAATCTTTATCATATTCGCCCCAACTATCTTGCTTTAATCGGGAATAATTACATAAAACCGCAGAACATATTTCAGGTCTTAGTAAACTAATTCCATCAGGAATGGGAAAACCATCATCATCAAAAATAAATGTTTTATCATCTAATGGAATATAAGACTTTGATCTGGTTAATTTTGTAGGCACTATTGGACGACGATAAGCATTTTTCATAACATACTAATCTTTACGCATTTCAATAAGAGCCTTTTTAATAACAAAAGCATCTTTGCCTTCTGTTACTTTTAATTTAGCCTCCCAAACATTAATGGCTTCTCTTAACTAATTTAAACTTGGTATCTCTTCTAAATCTTTTTTTGTAATTGTAATATGTGGTTGAAATATTGTATTTCTATTATCTGTAATTAAATTATAAATTCCATCTTCGCCATTTTCGAGTTGGGAAACAAGACCTTCAAAAGAAGTCTCACGCTTATTAACTGTAGCCATACGATTATCAGTTAATAATTTTTTCTCCTTTTTTTCTTGTTTCTCCATACAAAGAACCAAATAGTCTGCTAAAATTTCTAAATACTTTTCAGGCGGATCTGGATTATCAGCCAAAATTTGTTCGACTAATTGATTTCTTTCTTCTGGAGTTTGTAAAGAATAATCAAGTTTTATCATTTTTTACCTCCAGTCTATATTTATATTATACTCGAAAAAATTTTTTTTGTCAAGTTTCATTTAAAATTTTTTCTTTTTATATTTAAAAATTTTTTTAACAAAACAAATAACTTTTGCCCAAGCACGCTCTACGACTTGACATTTCTTATTTTTTATTTTATCATTATTATAAGAAAAAAGAAAAGGAGTATTTATGAAAATTATTTTTATTGTATTATTGAGTTGTGCATTAGTAGCATCATTCCTTTTTTTATGGTTATATAGAAAAGCTTTTTGGGTATTATACCAAAAAATGGCAAATTAGCAAAAAGAATTAAATAAATGGCCAATCGCGCAATATGAGTGTATGTTATTGTTAAACATATTTTATAATTATGATTTTGAAGGAAGAGCAGTAGATTTTTCGCGATATGAGACGCAAGGACTAATTGTTTATAATTGTTTTCATGATGCGAAAAATAGTCCAAAAGGAATTGCAAATGATGGAATTGTTTCATCATTTTATAAACAAGCATTTGTGTATGAATTAGATGATGGAACATTTGAATGGGAGGATGTTGAAGATGGGGCGGACCCAGCCTTTTGAAGTAAGAGGGATAGATGCGGTAATATTTAGATTAGAACAAGAATATCTTAACGCAACAAGAGATAAAAACCCTTTTGTAAGAGATTGGAAGTTATTTAAAACAATACGTATTGAGCAAAAAGATAATGGATCGAGAACAATTACTTATAGACCTTTATCAGACGCGGAAAAGGCTCAATTAAGCACCAAAGAAGAACAAGAAGAATATCAATTAAATAAATACAAATATGTATTAGAACATTTAATGGAAAAATATGATATAGATACTATTAATAGATATATTGATAGTTGTAAATATAAAGATAAATTAATCAAATATATGGAGGAAAAATTAAATGCGGAAACCACTCAGTCCCTTGAAGGCAGTTGCTAAAAAGTATCAGCAGAAAGCCACTTATTCTGCTACTTCTGGATTATACACTCTTATGTGGGGTGAGAAGCCTAAAAGAGGTAGAAAAAAGAAATCGTAATTAATTCGTAATTTAAAATTGAAAATTGATTTGTTATTTTTCCCGTATTCTGAAATTGAAAATTGATTTAGATTGCATTTTGTCCACGCAAAAGAAAAAACACAAATCAAAAAAAATTTTTTCCCGAAATACACCCCCCATCCATAAGGTTCTAACTCGTTTATTCTCTGAGAGTATATCAGCCTTACTCTCGCTCTCTCGCGGATCGCGCAACCCCATCCCGCACAAACACCCCGGTAAACGTTGCTCGGCTCGCTGGCGGTAGTGGCGAGCCGAGTTTTATAAAAATCAGCAGTTTGCACAATTTTTTCGCCAAAACTTCGTCATAACGCACAAACGTCAAAATACCCAAAACCACGCCATCACATTTGTGTAAAATGACTATTGACAATCCAGTAGCCATGTGCTATATACTTGTATCATCAAAAAGAAAGAGGTAAATCAAAATGAAGAACATTTCTCGAATCATCACTCTCGCTCTTGGTATCATTCTTTGCGCGTCTCTCTTTGCTCCACTCCACAACAACACAACAGCGGAAGCCTGCGAGGAAGCACCCCAGTCCTACGACCTCTCGGTCATTGAGAATTGGTGCGGTTCAGGCACGGAACGCGGAAGCATTCGTTTTGTCGGCGCAGAGGTCTACGCACGCGAGAGTGATACCCTGACGCTCATTGACGAGCAGGGCAATCTGTGGGACGTGGAGGCGCTCAACATTGATGATAACGACTTCTTGCTCTTGTGGATTAACGACAATGACACTGATACTGTGGAAGATGATACAATCATCAAGGTATGGAGAGAGGCTTATTAAGTCTCTCTCTTTCTTGCGGATCGGCGAAGATTGTTAAAAAATTAACAAGCAAAGAAGAGTAAAAAAATTCTTGACAAATGCGTGGTAATGTGCTACAATGTAGATACAATAAGAAAGGGGAATACTTAAATGACTAATCAAGATTTTTACAACATTCTCAAAGCAGAAAAGGAACGTTTAATGAACGAGAGTAAGTTGGCGTTCAATGACTGTCAGGTTAAGCGTGGGGAAATGGCTAAGACATGGAACATCGTTAACGCGCTCGAAGAGGCAGGCAAGTTTGGCACGCAGGAACTCAGCGACGCGTATGATGCTTACGAGAAAGCCAGCCACGCAAGTATGTTGGCAGACAACTACCTCGATGACATTGATGAAGCCATTGACAAGATAAATGAATTGATAAGTCTTTACGCAGATTAAGGGAGCAGTAATGCTCCCTTCCTAACGGCGTAGATTGTTAAAAAATTAACAAAAATTTTTTGCAAAAAGGTCTTGACAAATCAGTCAGAATGTGGTATTCTATAATCACAAAAGGAAAGGGGAATGAAAAATGATTTACGGCATTGTTTATTACACTAAGGGCGGTCAGGGCTATCTCTTCCAGCAGGCGTTCGAGGAGCAGCGCGCTATGGAGATTGCAGGTAAGATGAACGACTTACTCGCGACAGGCGCTACGATGTATAATGATAAGTCCTATGGCAAGCTCGACTTGCGGGACGTGGATTATTTCACAATTGAACCCAGTAGCGAAATGTATTAAGGGCGGGAGCGGGCTTCCCGCTCTTTCTCTTGCGCCGTGGTGCGCGTGCAGGGCGTCCCAGCCCGAACTTTACCACAGTAAAGCATTAAAGCAAAATTTTTTCCATTTTTTGCCAAAAACCACTTGACATTCCTATCCCGAAATGCTATAATAGTATCATCAAAGGAAAGGGGAATACAACAAATGACTATCGAACAGATTATGGAGACTTACAGTAAGGGCTATGACGTGATGATTGATGACGGATTCAACACTTGGACTCCCAGCGGGAATGATGAATGGGACGCATTAGATGAGTTTGGGTGGACTTGCTCGAACAAGGAAATCAATGAAGCGGGCATTAAGGACATTGAAGTCTTGCCGGAGAAAATCGTAATTGTCAAGGTTGGAAAAGAATTGTAAAAAAAATAAAAAAGGGGCTTGACAAAAGCCCCTTTGTTTGGTATAATGAATACATCAAAAGAAAGAAAGAGGTAAATCAAATGTCTACTCACGATGGTCTTGTTCTTCTCGCTATCTATGTTGGTGTTATCGGCGCGGGCGCGCTCATCGAATACGTGGAGCACCGCGTAAAGAGAGCGATTCATCGCAAAAAGAGAAGTTGAAAAACTTCTCTTTTTTTTATAAAAACCCTTGACAAATCCAGAAGTAAGTGCTATACTATAATTACAGTAAAGAAAGGGGAAAACAAAAGATGAAATACAGAGTTTACACCGAAGATAATTACAGTGCTCGCCTTGGCTACTACTTGCCGACTTACTTCAAGACTAAGAAAGAAGCACAGGCGTATGCAAAGACCCTGACGAAGCCCGCGACCATTGAGCGGAAGTTAGTCAATACGTGGGTCAAGTGCTAAGAATAAGGGCTGAAAAAAGCCCTTATTTTTTTCCAAAAACCTATTGACAAATCCCAAATCTATGGTATAATAAGAGTATAAAAGGAAAGGGGATAAACCAAATGTTATTTAATGTTTCTATCAACTACTACAACTATAAGGCAAGCGATGTATTCTATTATCGCCATGAAATTCCGGTGTTCGGGCGGGAAAACGCTTGTATCCTCGCAAAAAAGTTCATCGATGCGGACAACGTTGTTTCGGTCGATGTTATCGACGCACTGACCGGCGAAGTCATCGAGAGCTTGAATTGAAAAAACTCGGCAGGGTATACAAAATCCTGCCGAGTTTTTTTGTCATTTTACCTATTGACTTTTGTTATAGTTTATACTATACTATAATTGTTCCAAGGGGAACGACATTAAAGATGAAAGAGGTTAATAAAAATGACTTTGGGCATGGTTAAAAATGTGATTGGCCTGGTAAAAGGCGCGCTGATGTTCTATGAGGGGAACGGCATTGAAGTAATAAATGAAAACACTTGCGGTCGCTATCTCAAAGACCGCAAAGGTCGCATGACTTTGAACGGCGATGTTTTGGGCGCAAGTGAAGAATGGGTGCTGGGATTGCCGGTCAGTGGTTTGAAAGCCAAAGATGATGTTCTCATTATTTATGTTGATGGTTAAAATTAAATTTTTTGAATTAAAAATCTCCCCAAAAATGGGGAGATTTTTTTGTTTACTTTGACTATTGACAATTTTAAAACTTTGTGGTATAATCGGCCGGCGCGCGAACGGACCTGGCGCGCCGAGTTTTTTGTCAATAGGCGGATTGCATAAATTTTTGGGGCAAATCTTTGTGCAAAGTGTCAATAGACAAAATCCCGAATCGGTGCTATACTATAATCACAGTAAGGGAAGGAAAACCTACCAAACCGGAAAGGGAAAACATTATGATTAACATTCGTTCTATTCGCAAGCTCGCTGAAAACGACGGCCTGACCCTTAAATATGGCAAGAAAGTCAACTACAAGTCCGGCTGGCAGGTCGCTACCAACGGCGTTGAATGTAAGACCGCCCGCGAAGCTATTAACGCGGTTAAGGACTTCGGCGGAAACTGCGGTGTGTGGCTTGCGAACGGCATCTATTATGTCGACAAGTCCAAGAGGGTGCAGACCAAGAAGCAGGCGCTTGAAATTGGCAAGGCGTGCAATCAAATCAGCGTATATGGCTGGGCGCGCGGGAATCTCGCCTATTGCTAAAAAATTGCATATAGGGCTTGACAAAACAAGCCCTATATGCTATAATAAAAGCATCAAAGGAAAGGGAGAAACAATATGGAAATTAAATATGCTTATGAAATGACGCGCAAAGCCGAAGAAGTCCGCAAAGAAATTCACGCTAAAAATAATGCCCTTGCGCGTGAGTTCATCGGAGACCATATCATGCCAGAAATTGAGCGAGTGGCAGGAACGGGAGAAACACTTTACGAATGTTCTCTTGCTTCAATAAATGATAAGGGCGTCAAGCAGGCTTGCAAAGATATCATGCAGAATTATGGTTATAAAGCCAGCTACATTGACAACGTTCTTTCGATCTATTGGGGATAAATAAAGAGGGAAAATTTTTCCCTCTTTTTCCAAAAAGCCATTGACAAATCCAGAAGCAGATGCTATAATAAAAGCACAATAAAGGAAAGGGAATGTTGACACGATGAACTTTGAAACTTATAGTCTTTTGAAAAAGTTCCTTGATAATGGCACTTTCACCGGAGCAGATGCGTTTTACGCGGAACGTGCTTGCCAGAAATTCGAGGAAGCCCAGGAAGCGCGGAGGCGGAAGCAGGAAATCCGCAACACCATGATGAAAAACATGATGCTCGATGTCCTCTCAAAGGCGGAAAAGCCCCTGCGCCCCACGGAAATTCAGTTTATTCTTTACCGTGAGACTGGCAAGGAATATTCTTGTGCCACCGTTTCGTGGTATTGCAATCAGCTTTGCTGGATTGATAGAAAGCTGATTTATAAGCCCGGAAAAGGAAAAAGGGGCTACTACTCCATTAGAAAAGAAAATTGAAAAAAATAAGAAAAAGGGCTTGACAAAAAGCCCTTTTTCTGTTATACTTAATGTATCAAAGGAAAGGGGAATAAATCAATGGAATGTCCTTATTGCGATGGAAAGTGCGGAACACACGCTCAATGCGTTAAATGCGGAAAGGGGAAATAAAAATGGGAACGGAATTCTTGATTCTTGGTGGAATCCTTAGCGCAGTCCTTGCGTTGTTTGTCTGCCTCGTCTGTTGGTGCAACATGGAAAAGTCTCACCCAATAGTCAGATTGTTAGTCGGTCTTCTCATTTCGTGCGCTCTTGGCTACGGTATGACGGGAGCGGTAGTCGCAGACCACAACGCCGATAAAAAAGCATGGAATGACGGCTATTGCTCCATCTGCGGAAATGAAATGGAATTTGTAAATGCTTCTCACGGTCGGCATGGAACAGTTTTTTACTATTGGTATTGTGATAAATGCGGACATACGTTAGAACTAACTTCTAATTTTGCAAAGGGGGAAACAGATAATGAATGAAAAACCTATCCCGCAGGCTTTGAGAGAACAGGCAGACGCCATTGAAAAGTTGGCTCAAAGAATTGCGAAAGAGAGCAAGGAATTTTCCAACGAGGAAGATTATAGAGACGGTGGAGAACTTGCGGACGCTTTATTTGCGATTCAGTCAAAACTCCGCTATGAATACTTCTGGATAGCGGGAGCTATTTGGGACGAATAATTTTCAGGCGAGATTTAATTATCTCGCCTGAAAATTTTTTTCAAAAAACTATTGACAAACTCGCTCCGTTGTGGTATTATAATCATGTCAAGAGGAAATGGTAAGCCTCTTGAAGTAGTAAACAAATTTTTCATACTATGGTTTGCGCGGTAGCCGATAATTACCGCGCCCTTTCTATTTCATTTTTGTGAAAAATTTAACAATGGTCGTTCGGCCGGGCGCGCACGGCCCACGCGCCCGGAATTTCCATTATATCACAGGGCCAGCAATTTGTCAAGCAAAAAGTTGCGAAAATTTACACAAATTATTTTTCCCAATTTTGTGCGATCCGTCAATAGACAAATGCCTAAGCATTTGCTATACTATAATTGTTCCAAGGGAACAGAAAGATGAGGTAAATAAAATGACTAACTACAACATTCACTCTTTTATCAAGACCCAGCTTCTCTATGCCGAGCAAATGCCCTGCGACGCCGAGTTTTTCAAGCACAACGCTTATGGCGCAGTCTCGTGGGAATTATATCGCACAAATGACCAGACTCTTGAAGAGCAGTGGGAAACCGTATATGCTCCCAAGTTCGACGCCATCATCAGAAATTATCATTTCTGATAAAAAAGGCTTGATAAAAGCCCTTTCGCATGATATAATACAATCAATCCAAGAGGAAAAGAAAGAGGTAAAACAAATGCTTATCAAAATGTCAAAACACGCCACGCAAGACCGCATTGACCGCCTGCTCTTCATCTACGATAATGTAGGAATCGGCGAACCGTATATCGACAGCGTTGAGGACGATGTTCTCTACACTATCACTACAACCGGTATTCTTCTTATCCGTAGCGCCAAGGACGGTACACTCATTACAGCCTATATCGCGGATATTGATAAAATCACCGCGATATGGAGAAACAAGCACGGTGAGCGCCCCATGCCTGACAATCTTTACAAGCGTGTCCTCGCAAATGCGTTCTTTGATAGAATGTGGAATAAACAGGAAAAGGAGAAAAAGAAAAATGTTCAGCAAGAAGAAAGACAAGCCATTCAATCCTTATGAAGACCGCGCGGACGAAATGCTTTATAAGGTTTGGGAAGAGCGCGACCGCCTGCTTGAAAAGACAAGGCAAGCCATTACGCGCGTAGGAGTGATTAACCTCTATCCCGATGGCGCTGACCGCAAGAAAGCTGTTTCTGACGCCGAAAAAGCGAAGCACGCCTTAATTGTGGCTATTGGAGCATACGACACCGCACGCATGGAGTATAATAACTACATCAAAAAGTATGCGGAAAAATTCGATAGCCCCAAAAAGGAATGGACTACCACAAGCCATGAAATTATCGAATGGGCTTACAAATACTATTATAAAGGGTGAACGAAATGAAAATTACTGTTAAGCATAGCAATAAAATGGTTGCATTTGAAGACCTTCCCGAGGGTATGATTTTTCAAGACCCTGCTTCTGGAAATGTCTATTACATCAAAACCGCGTCAGTGGTTGATGAAGATACCGGCGCAGAAGAATGGAACGCGCTCAATTTGGACACTTACAATCTCGACTGCTTTGGCGCACCTTGCATGGTTCGGCCTGTCTATGACGCGGAACTGATTATCCCTTGACAAAACCGAACTTTTGTTCGTGTTTTTCTCCCCCTTTCCTATGGCTTTGGCGGTTGTGCCTAAAACAATCGCCACCCTTTCCAAAAAATAAATTGAATGGAGATAAAAAAAATGAAGAATGAAAAACTGAGCGAGGTTGTTGAAACGGTATGCAGAATGGCTCGATACGGTATTCAGAAGAGATACCCATCGGGCGGCGCAGAGGCAAATGAAATGATTGAGCGTGTCGCGCTTCTTGAAGACAAGCTCGTCCCCATTCTCATTGACCTCGAAGCCGTAGAAAGCTAAATGAAAAATCACCCAATTTGGGTGATTTTTTTTATTTAATTTCACTATTGACAAAGTTCCTTGAATGTGATAAAATTGTCGGCGCGCGGACGATTGTGGCGCGCCGAGTTTTTTGTCAAGAGGTAGATTCAACAAATTTTCGCACGAATTTTTGTGTAAAATGCCAATAGACAAAATTCCCAAAATTTGGTAAGATGTATACAACAAATAAAGGGGGCTAAAATGATGGTTGCATGGTATTGGTTGATTCTCGCGTTTTGCGTGGGTATTGCGTTCGCTACAATTACCGATGAATGGTGTGAATGGGAAAACACTTTAACTGACGTTCTTGCATGGATTGCTCTGATTATCGGCTTCATTCCTTTGGCTTTCTATTCGATGTTCCTCAAATTGACAATTTTTTATCCAGTAGCACAAGAAACATTTGATAGCGTGAAGAAAACAAATGTCCCACCAACGCGAGTGTTCCATTTATTTGGCAATTTTTATTTTTGGGTAGAACCAACAGCAAAGAAACTGTGGAATAAGGCATTTCTTTTACGCATTAAAAATGAAAAAGGGGCTTGACAAAGCCCCTTGTCTATGGTATACTCAATATAGAAATTAGGAAAGAGGTAAATTAAAATGGCTAAGCCGAAAGTTTATACCTATGAAAACCGCACCTTTGAGGTTGAGGTATATGGAGACGAATTTGGTTTACTTTCCATTTACGTTAATGAAGTTATCCGTCAGAACCGCCGATTTTTTGGGCGTACGCGCGTTTTCACTTACGACTACGTTCTGATTGACAGATACCCCACTATTGATGAAGCAGTCAGAAAAGTGATTGCGGACGGAATCAAGCAAGAAGAATATGAAAAGTCCATTAATAAAAAGTGGAAAGAATGGAGTGAATTGTAATGTATGAAGAAGTTGATACTTTGCGCTTGATTGACTGGTTGCGCGCTTGGACGGAAACCTTTAATGACTGCGCTTGTTGTCCTTTGTCCAACGAGTGCGACCGCCGGAACATCAGCTATGAATGTGCTGATGACCTATTAGAAAAATTAAAAGAGTAAATTAAAAACTCTCTATTGACATTTCTATTATAATATGATATTATTATAATAGAAAAAGGAAAGGGTGATAATAATGAATACAATTCTTCTGTTCGCGCTTTGCACGGCGGTGAATGTGATTCTGTCAACTATCAAAAGCATTTTGACTGTCAATGGCGGAAAGTTTAGCGCGTCTTTCATCAACGCTATTACATACGGTTTTTATTCCTATGTGATTGTGCTTACTTCCGCGGACGGTATGCCTATTTGGGTAAAAATGGCTATTACTGCCGTTTGTAATTTCGTGGGCGTTTACCTTGTCAAGTGGATTGAAGAAAAAGCTCGCAAGGATAAACTTTGGAAAGTCGAGTTTGCCGTTCCCGCAGATTACAATGCCGACCTTGTAAAGTTAATGGTAAGTGATTATGACATTCCTTGTAATTACTTCTATGCGGGTAAATGGACGATGTTTAATTGCTATTGTTCCACACAAGAGCAAACAAAAGCAGTCAAGGAAATCGCGCTTAAATGCGATGGAAAAATTTCTGCTTATGAAAGCAAAAATCTTGAATAAAGGGCTTGACAAAAGCCTTTTGTTCTGCTATACTTAACGTATCAAGTGAAAGGGGAAAATTAAAATGAAAGCTACTGGTATTATCCGCAGAATTGATGACCTCGGACGTGTGGTCATTCCGAAAGAGATTCGCCGAACTTTGAAGATTCGTGAGGGCGACCCGCTCGAAATCTTCATTGAAGACAACGACTGCGTTTGCTTCAAGAGATATTCGGTGCTTGGCTCGCTGACCGAAGAAGCTCTGCGAACCGCTATTACAATGGCATCGAATTCCGGTCTGCGCCCTATCGCAATCTATGACACTACCGTGAAACTGCGGGGTATGGAAAACTATCCGGCCTACGTTCCGACCCAGTGGGAATTTGAAAGAAAGCCGTTTGTTTTCAATAACACTTATGGCGTTTACCCGATTTGTGCGGACGGCGACCTTGTGGGTTATGCGGTTTGCGACCAGCAGGACATGGGTTGCGAAATGGACATGATTGTCCGCTACCTCAGCATTGCGTCTGAGTGTTAAAAAATAGCACAAGGGGCTTGATAAAACAAGTCCCTTGTGCTATAATAAAGCCATCAAAGCAAAGGGGTAAATAAAATGGAAATTGAAAAGACATTCAGTGTTAAATACAGTGGCAAGAATCCTTGGGACCAATATTATGACAATCGAGTCAGTTTTGATTCCGAAGAAGAAGCTGATGCTTTTATCCAAAAGTTGATGGAAGATGAAAGCATTTATCAAATTTTCAAAACCATTACTACCAGTTATCACAGATAAAATTTGAGGTGAATTTTCACCTCATTTTTTTGTCTATTTTGCCTATTGACAAAAATCCAATAGTGTGATAAAATGGCCGGCCGTTTGCGCCTGCCACGGCCGGAAATTCCATTATACCACCATCTCAGCAATTTGTCAATAGGAAATTTAGCCAAAAGTCCAACTAATTATTTTCCTGAATTTGGTTATTTTATCAATAGACAAGAATGTAATAATCTGCTATACTATGATTACCGTAAAGGAAAGGGGATACAAACAATGTATTACACTCACGATTTTTCTACTGAAAAGTTCTCTACTCGCGGAGAATGTGTGGAAGAGCTTCTTTCTTCTATGGATTCTCTTGATATTTCGGAATTCCTTGCTCATCGCGTTTCTCTTGCTGATATTATTAATGAACGCATGGCCCGCGACCCCGAGGATTTTTATAACTGGTTAGATATAGAAATTCAGATTGCGACTAATGCCTATCTTGAATGGCATATCAACGAACACTACGGTCATATAGAGGATTTAGAATGATTATTTTAATCGGCATTTTCGGCCTCGTTTTTGGCTTTATTTTTGCTTATTCTTGTGAAAGTCTCGGGTGGGACTCTTTCAATATCGTCTACGCTATTCCTATGCTGATTTTGCTTAATTTCTTATCTTTCGTGTATTGAGAAAGACCGCGAAAATTTTGAAAAAAACACTTGACAAGCAAATCCAATAGTGGTATAATACAGATACAGTAAAGGAAAGGGGTAAACACCAATGAAAATTACTTACATCAAGTCCCACGTTGTAGCCACTCGACGCTCCATCAACTTTGACATGGACGGCACTATCGCTGACCTCTACGGCGTCAAGGATTGGCTCGCGCTTCTCCGTTCGGAAAATCCTAAGCCCTATCGAACTGCCGTTCCTATGTGTGATATGGCTGAACTGAATGAGGTTTGCGAACTTCTCCGCGCCGAGGGTTGGGAAATCAATATCATCACTTGGCTTTCCAAAAATTCGAGCGAGGAATACAAGAACGCCGTTCGTGAAGCAAAGCGTGCGTGGCTTGAAGAACAGGGCTTCCACTATGACCACTTCCACGGCGTCCAGTATGGTGCGACCAAAGCCGACAGCGTGCGCGACCGCTATGACGTATCCATCTTGGTTGACGATAATGAAAAGGTTCGGAATGGTTGGCACTTGGGCGCTACTATTGACCCGACCGCAGTAAACATTATCGAAAAACTTTCGGAACTTTTGGAGAAAAGGGCTTGACAAAGCCCTACTCCAATGGTATAATAAATACATCAAATGAAAAGGGGAAAATAAAATGATTGTTCTTTTGATTCTGCTGTCTCTCGCCGTTTCGTTCCTGCTTACCTCGGGTTTGGTTTGGCTTCTCTGTTGGCTTCTTCCCGCTCTTGGTATCACCGCAATCGGCACTTTCGTCATCGTGTTCTCGTGGAAGTTGGCACTCGCAATTTGGATTATTCTCGTGCTTTTACAGTCCATCTTCTCGGTCGGTTCAAAGGGATGATAAAAATGATGCCTTACTTTTGGCTTACCCTTGGCGTTCTCGCCAAAGTGACCGGACGAACTGCTGGTGGTAATTACCGCTATGAAACGGTTGTCTCTAAGGAAATCGGACTTGTGACCGCAGATTGGGTTCATACTCATCTGCTGTGAGGTAAAAATGCTGTATTTGATGATGGATAATTTAACCAATAGCTATTTGGTTAAAGTTGGCTATTCTGACGGCACTAAAAACCTCGCAAAGCGTCGTAAAAGCTATTATAGCCACAATCCGAAAGCAATAATGCGTAGCACTTGCGCCGGAAGTCGAGACATGGAAAATTCTTGTCATCTGACTTTAAGTGAGTTAGGCAATCGCATTAGTGGCACAGAATGGTTTGAAGTGTCCGCGGATTTGTTTAATTCTCTTTATACTGAGGGAATGGCATTTTTCAGACCAAACCATAAACCAATTCATTTCTTAGAAGAATTCTAAAAGGGGAAATAAAAATGAAAGTAAATTTTGGCACTAAGGGTCAGTTCCAGATTATCAACATTCTCAGCGGTGGCACGTTCACCACTCTGCGCTCCAACGGTAGCGGTATGGGAATGTATCTCAAAATTGACAGCAACAACAACACGCCGTTTGTCCGGTCGAGAGGCCCGCAGTATTGCTACGCGGTGAATCTTGAAACGGGTCAGGTTCGCGAGTTCCCGCGCGACAAGATGGTAACGCCTGTCAAAACCGAGGTCAATGTGATTGGCTAAAAGAAAATCTCCCCAAAAATGGGGAGATTTTTTTGTTTACTTTGACTATTGACAAAGTTCCTTGAATGTGATATAATGGGCCGGCCGTTTCCGCGCGCTACGGCCGGAATTTACCATTATACACCCCGCCAGCATTTTTGTCAAGAGAAATTTCGTACAAATTTCAATTTTATTTTTTCCCGTTATTTAGTTATTTTACCAATAGACAAATCAATACCAATCTGCTATACTACATAATGTCAGGAGGAAAGAGTAAGACCTGCGGAAAGGCAGTTCCCTTGACCATTATACCAAAATCCGACGGAATGTTCCAAGCGTGGCGTGCCGAACAAACTTTCAAAAAAGTTTGAAAAACCCCTTGACAAACCGCTCAACGTAGGGTATAATGAATACATCAAATGAGAGAGGTAAACAAAATGATTTCTGATGCTCGTCCACCGCCTTAAAAACTAATGGCTTAGTAAAATGAATTGGTTTATGATTATAGATAAAGGTAGGTATAAACAAGATGTATAGTAATAAACCTCGCGACCGCCCCTAAAAAAAATTTACAAAAACTATTGACAGCCTGCTCCGCCTATGATATAATAACTACATCAAAGACAAGGACAGTCTTAAAAATCAGAAAGGAATTGATACTATGGCTACTTCTACTACTACGACTAAGAAGCTCACCAAGCGCGACCGTTTCGAGGCTCTGCTCAAAATGAGCGAGGTTCAGGCCAATCCTGATATGGTGACGTTCATCGAGCATGAGATTGAACTTCTCGCCAAGAAGAACGCGGGCGATAAGAAGCCCACGGCCAAGCAGATGGAGAATGACGCCGTGAAGCAGGTCATTCTGGACGAGATGACCGCAAACCCTGACAAGCTGTATACCGTAACCGACCTCATCAAGGGCGTTCCCGAGCTTGCGGAGTATTCCAATCAGCGCGTTTCCGCTCTTCTGCGTCAGATGATTGACGCAGGCACGGTTGTCAAGACGGTTGACAAGCGCAAGTCCTACTTCTCCCTCGCGTAAAGGGAAAAGGGCAGGGGATAAAAAAATCCCCTGCCCTACAAAAAAACTGTTGACAAACCAATAGCAAAGTGCTATACTATTATCAGAGGTTGAGAGAACGATGGTAAACCTCAATCTACTTTTCCAATAGGAGACGATAAAATGGGTATTGATAGGCGCAAAAACTACGGTATTATGCTGGACACGGAAACCGCGAATACCATTCAGGACGGCGATAAGCTGGATATGTCAAATGTACTTCCCTACGACTTCGGCTGGGCGGTCATTGATTCCAAGGGCAATGTTTATGAAACTTATTCCTTTGTGAATCGAGACATTTTCTGCTACGAGCGCGACCTGATGCAGTCCGCATACTACGCCAACAAGATTCCCCGCTATGTCGAGGACATTAAGAACGGTTCGCGCATTATGGCTGACCTTTATGAAATTCGTCAGGCATTTTGTGATTGCGTTGAGCGTTATAACTGTTCTTTTGTGTGCGCTCACAATATGCGGTTCGACCTTAACGCCTGCAACAACGCGCAAAGATGGGACACGAAAAGCAAGTATCGCTATTTCTTCCCCTACGACCTTGAAATATGGGACACGTTGAAAATGGCGCGACAGGTCATCGGCAAAATGCCTACTTACCGCGACTATTGCGAAAAGAACGGCTATAAGACCAAGAACGGACAGCTCCGTTTCACCGCTGAAATTCTCTATCGCTTTATCAGCGGTGAAGATAGCTTTGATGAATCCCACACGGGATTAGAAGATGTTCTCATTGAAGTTGAGATTTTGCGCTATTGCGTCCGACAGCACAAGGAAATGGAAAAGTCTCTTTTCAAAACTCCCACGGTGAAGCGCCCCAAGCCTACCGAGTTTCAGCGCGCGCTCATGCGAAACATTAAGGAAAATCCCGTTGTAAACATGGGCTAAAAAAAATAGGGAATAGGGCTTGACAAGTCCTATTCCCTATGGTATAATCAATGTATCAAATGAAAGAGGTGTTTTCTATGGAAGCTAAGCAAGTGCTTTTTGTAGTCCCTGATGATAATGACCCTCACATGGGCATTTTAATCGACCATGACTATATTATCTGCGCCGAGTGCGGCGGCATCTTTGAAGCCGACGAAGTTTTCATTATTCAGACCTACGACTCTTGGGTAAACTTTGAAGAGGAAATCGCGGACGAGCTTGACCTGCTGACCGCAAAAGACATTGGCAAGAAGTTAGACCGCGAAGAAAAGTTCGGCTGGGACGCGTGGAAAGAAGCCATTAAAGGGGAGTTTTGAAAATGGATTTGGATTTTAATTACATGACTGACGAGGAACTGGACGAACTCATCGCTCAGGCAAAGGAAGCCAAGGAAGCCCGAGCGGAAAGCCGAAAGACTGACCTTTGGAACAATGTTCGGCGGTCGGTTCAGAATTACATCATGGAATGTGGAATGATTGAACTCTTTACCGAGGACTACAATTCCACGCTGGACGCTGATTCTTTCAGAATTCCCGGCGAAATTAACCTGCTGGACTAAAATGAAAAACTGCCCAAAAATGGGCAGTTTTTTTTGTCTATTTTACCTATTGACAAACGTGGATTTTTGTGTTAAAATTGGCCGGCCCGCTAACGTCCAAAGCGGGCCGAATTCACCATTATACCACGCCCCGCCAATTTTGTCAAGAGAAAAGTTGCACAAAAGTAAAGAAAATTTTTTCCCGTAATTTGGTTATTTTGTCAATTGTAATCTACGTGGAATCTGCTATAATAGATAATGTCAAGAGGGAAACCCCTGAGCCACAGGTCGGTGTGGGGCTACGGTTGGAAGTAGCAATAGACCGTTCACCTATTACGTTAAGGTCTCTTCGGAGCGGAACGCACGGGATAAAAGAAAAAATTCATGAGTTTTTTCTTGAAAACCTCTTGACAAATCCCAGCAAGTGTGCTACAATAGAAAATGTCAAGAGGGAGTAGCCCAAGAAATCCGAGGGCGCGCGACCTTGCGAAAGTACAGGAAGTAAACATAATACACCACGTTGTAAAGCCAAACGTTGAACGCGAAAGTGAGTTTGATTGAGCCAACTATACTCGAAGCGATTTTCGCTGACAGATAGATTGAACCAACAAACAATAAATTATCCGTCAGGTCGGGGTAGTAATTCGTGTGAAAAGTTTGCGAAACCTCTTGACAAGCACTCTAAAATGTGGTATACTCAATATATCAAAAGGGTAGCGACCTACCGCCAAAGAAAGGAATTGATACTATGTCTACTTCTACTGTTAAGAAGCTCACCAAGCGCGACCGTTTCGAGGCTCTGCTCAAAATGAGCGAGGTTCAGGCCAATCCTGATATGGTGACGTTCATCGAGCATGAGATTGAACTTCTCGCCAAGAAGAACGCGGGCGATAAGAAGCCCACGGCCAAGCAGATGGAGAATGACGCCGTGAAGCAGGTCATTCTGGACGAGATGACCGCAAACCCTGACAAGCTGTATACCGTAACCGACCTCATCAAGGGCGTTCCCGAGCTTGCGGAGTATTCCAATCAGCGCGTTTCCGCTCTTCTGCGTCAGATGATTGA